AAAGGCCCCGAAGCTGGGGAGCTTCGAGGCCTTGGACCTTCATCGCCGGGTGGGCACCCGGATCTGAAAGCGATTCGCACCTCTTTCTAGCTCCCGCCCTCCCGACCGTCAATGACACCCATCTCGGGTGAACGGTCCCGCTTTGCCTTCTTCGGGAGGGTGAAAGTGGAGAGGGTTCATTCCGGCGGACGGCCGCTTACGCGCGCCGCTCTCGCCGGCCGGAGACGTGCGCTCGATGAGGGCCGCGCGATCTCCAGACGCGAGCTTGCGGGACATGCCCGCGACGCTGCCAAGTCACTGCGCCTGCGCCCTGCCCTACGCCAGGTGCTCGAAGCGCTGACCGCGGTCTGGGGCGAGCAGCCCTGGAGCCGTCTCCTGGTCTGGCCGTCGAACGATCGGCTCTGTGAGAAGACCGGGCTGTCCGAGCGGGCGCTTCGCTATGCACTGCGCGATCTTGTGGCCCTGGAGCTGATCGCGCCGAAGGACTCGGCCAACGGTAAGCGCTATGCGATCCGGGCTCCGGACGGCACGGTCGTCGACGCCTACGGGTTCGATCTGACGCCGCTCGTCGCGCGCGCCGGAGAATGGGCCGAGCGGCTGCGTCTCTTGACAGCCGAGGTTGAGCGCAGACGGCGTTCGTTCGATCTCCTGACCGTGTGTCGCCGCGCCGTCGCCGAAGCGCTCCACGGGCTCGCTACGCATCACCCCGAAATTTCCATCTCCGATCTGGTCGCGGCGCGCGAGGCGTTGGAAAAATCCTCCCCGAAGCGGTCGCGGGCCTCGGAAGACCCAAGCCTGGTGATCGATGGGTGGAGTGAGCTGCGAGAGATGGCCGAGGAACGCTTCTATCAAGCCGGCTGTGCCGGCAATTCCTGCGGCCACATAGAAACAGACAACGAGCCTCCTAGTGACCCTTGTAGCAAGGTCTCTTCGAGGGGTGATGCGGGCGGGACCGTGCTCCATCCCGGTCTCGTCGCTGCCGCCTGCCCTGTCGCCGGCGAATTCGGGTTCGAGATTCTGACGGAGCCCGATCTGATCGACGCCGGCCGCTCGATGCGCGGCTCGATTGGCGCTCACCCGAGCGCCTGGTCCGAGGCCTGCGAGGCCCTGGGTCCGCTTCACGCCGCGGCGCTCGTGGTCATGGTCGCCCAGCTGCACGACGACGAGGCATCGGGTCGGCGCAAGTCCGAGATTCGCAATCCGGGCGGCTACTTCCGGCATCTCGTGCGTTTGTGTGCCGAGGGTCGCTACAGCGTGGCCGCCGAACTCATGACTATGCGTCGAAGGAGAATGACGTGACGGACAAGGAACGCCTGGACGCCCAAGAACGCGCCATTCAGATGATCGCCTACTACACCAACAACGCGGACTCTGGATTCAAAGTCTACGTTCTGGAGCGCATTCAGTCGTGGGGCGATACCACAGATCGAAATGACAACACGAGCGAAGAGGAAAAGGCCAACCATCGCAAGTTCCACGAGGAAATTTTGCGGCTTCTACTGCCTGGAAAGCAGACTGTCGGGTGAATTGGTCGCGGTGACAGGATTTGAACCTGTGACCTGGGCCTTATGAGGGCCACGCTCTACCACTGAGCTACACCGCAGTGAGAGTGGTCGTCAGGGGATGATTTGAACATCCGACCCCAGTCTTATCAGGACTGTGCTCTACCCCTGAGCTACCCGACGAAGCCTCTCATAAAAAGGGCGGCCCACGTCATTCGGGGCCGCCCAGATGCACACACAGAGGTAACACGACGAAGCGTCTGTCTCACCGAGAGAGAATCTAGGCGTGCCCCTTTAGTAAGTCAACGCTGACTGACGTTCTCGGGCGAGAAAATCAGCTGGTGCCGGCCCGAATTGCCTTGAGCGCTTCGATGAACAGCCACACCGTCCGAAGCCCGAACAGGGTCGCGATCGAGGCCAGGATCAGCCCGCCGGCGATGTCGACCTTCGACGCGATGCGGGCCGAGAGCCAATAAAGCCAGCACACGAAGAACGCGCCGTAGAAAACCGTTTCCATTCAACCCTCCGGGTCCATCTGCCGAACCACCCAGAACCAGTAGCCCAGGCGGGTGCGGTCGTTTGCGACGTCTTCCTTCCAGTCCGAGACCGGGTAGGACGGGTGAGCGCCGAGGGCGCCGTAGCAGGCGACGAGCTCGTGGATGGTCATGCGGCGATCCTCAGCTGCTCGTCCTTGTCATCCCGGAACCGCACGAAGCGGGGATGCCGCAGCGAGCCGTCGGGCGTGACCTCGTGATACTCGACTTCCATCAGGCGCCACGGGTCGACGAACAGGGTGCGGGTCTTGTTCTTGACCTGCGTCGGCGCCTGGCTCGGGAGCGTGCGCACGAAGGCGTCCATCTCCTCCATCAGAGCCTGCGTCATGCCGCCGACCGACACATGCACGCCCTCGAAATCCACGATGAAGGTCGCGAACTTGCCCTCGTTACGGGTGCCGGGCTCGCCCGTCTGCCAGCCGACGATGCGCAGGTCGGCCGTCTCCTGGGCCTTCATCTTCATCCAGAGGAAGCCCTTCTTCTTGACGTAGGAGGCGTCGAGCGGCTTCACCATCGCGCCTTCGAGCCCGGCCGCGCGGTGCCGGTTGTAGACGTCGTAGATCTCCTCGACCTTGTGACACATCTCCATCGGCGTCATCTGGATCGGGGCGCCGGCCCGCGCCTTCTTGACGATCCACTGGGCGAAGCCGCGCCGGAGCTTGAACGGGATCTTGATTTCGGGTGTGTCGCTGGCGAGCATCTTGTCCACGGGCAGCGCGTCGAAGACGTTGATGAGGGCGTCGGTTGCCTCCTCGCTCTTGCGCTTCACGTCGCCGCTCGTCTTGTTGAACGAGCCCGTCGTGACCTCGCTGTCGATCGCGCAGGACGGGCCCGCATCGCCGCCCAGGAAGCGGTAGTAGACCTCGGAGATCTTCGACACGTCCTTGTCGCGCTTGGCCTCCTGCCAGGCGTCGGTGACGATCTGCACCATCAGCTCGCCCAGGTGATCGAGGGCGGGGAAGTGGTTGCCGACGCGCGAGAAGAACTTGGCCGTCCCGTCCTTGACGATGCACATGGCGCGCAAGCCATCGAGCTTGGGCTCGACCGCGATCGGCCACGCCTTGACCCGCTTCTCCTCGAACGGCTTGGAGAGCATCACGTCGAAGGTCGGCACGGTGCCGGGCAGGACCGTGTTGATGGTCTTCTCGGTGATGCCGCAGCGCAGGTCCTTCCGGAGGATGCGCCACAGGAGAGCCGCGCTCTCGGCGTCGAGCGCCTTGAACATCGCCTCGACCGCAGCCTTGGCCGCGTTGCCGGTCAACTGGCGCGTCGCCAGATTGTGCAGCATCTGCCAGGGCTGGCCGCTCGAATCCGAGAACGACGCCGGGCCGGCGACCGCGGGCGGCTCGGGCGGGGTCAGGCCAAATGTGATGAAGGGGTCGTAGGCGTGCCGGACGACCCGCTGCACGAGCGGGTCCTCGATCTGGGCGCGCAGGAGATCCTCCTTCGCGGTGCGGGAAGATGTGCTGCCGATCTGGATCAGCAGCTTGAGGACGTCGCGGGAGTTCACGATTGGTTCCTTAGATGAGGATGAAAGCGATAAAGAGGAGCCAGCCCCAGCCGTCGTGACCGGTCAGCATGACGATGGCAGCCAGGACGAGGCAGATGAGGACCAGGAACGAGCGATCCGCGCGGCTCATCACGCGGCCTTCTGCGCAGCCATCAGGCGAGCGCGTTCGAGGAGGGAGAGACCCTTGGGCGCGTCGGCCGCGGGAGCGGGCGCCGGCTTCGGGGCGGACTTGAACTTCGGAGCCTCGACCTTCGCCGGCTCGGGCTTGGGTTCGGGCGCGATCGGCGGGCCCGACGGGCGGACGTCGGAGAGATCGAGCATGACGGGCTTGCCGACGGCCGCCTTGGTGATCGCCGCGCTCATGTCGCCCGACAGGGCGGCCTGGGTGACATCATCGCTCTCAGCAGCGGGCGCCGCGCGCGGGACGCTGCGCTCCTCGGCCTTCACGCGCCCGAGCGACACGGCCGGCGCCTTCTTCGCGCGCTTGGCGCCCGACGACGTGGTGTCGTTGGCAGCCACGATCGCATCGAGCTCCACGCCGGAGACGCCGAGCTCGTTGATGTGGCGCTCCTGGACGACGATCGGCGCGATGGCGTCGAGGATGCCGGGCTTGAGCGAGAGCACCTTCGGCTCGCCGGCATGGTAGTGATCCTCGCCGGTGCGCTGGATCTCGCGGTTGATCCAGTAGACCGGGCACTTGGACGACCGCATGCAGGCTTGGCAGCCGCGTCGCTCCTCCTGCACCTGGCCGCGGGCGAGCTGCTGCTCCAGCGTGAAGCAGTCGGCGATCTTGGTCTCGGCGTTGAAGATCGGGCAGACGATCTTCGCCTCGTTCTTGGGCGAGTAGGACTTGATGAGGGTCATCAGAACATTCCCCAGGTTTCGTTCTCGCCGATTTTCTCCTGTAGAGCAGCCTGTTCGGCTTCCTCTTGAGCGAGAACGGCGGATCGGTTGCGAAGGAGGGTGACGATCTGCTGCGCGGGCTCGCGCAGGCAGGTGGTGACTTCGGCCTTTGCCAAACGAGAGGCGAAGGCGAACTCGGCGAAGGGCACCTTGGCCGGCGTTCTACCGGCAGCCTTGAGAACCTGATTTGCCTCGCCGATCGCGACGTAGGCGCCGATGATCGCGCGGGCGGCGCTCACCAGGAGCCCCAGAGTTCATTCTCGGCGACCTTCTCCTCGACCGTCGGCTCGGGCTCCACATACTTGTGCTTGGGCTGGTAGCCCTTGTGGACGATCCCACCGTTCCCATCGGGCTCCCAGGTCGGGAGATCGGGGTCCTTCATGCCGTCGGTGGGGATGTTGGGCACGAGGAAGACCAGATCGGACTTCATCTCGAACCAGTAGAGAGTGCCGACGGCCTTCTTGAACTCGGCCTCGTCGTTGCACTGGACGAGGTTGTCCTTGGACCGATCGTGGACGTAGCCGCCCTTCTGCTTGTCGCGATTCTTGGATTCGAGCGCGGCCGTCGCTTCCTTGATCGTGCCGAAGCGCTTGATCTCCATCTGACCCTTGGCGCCACGCTTGCCCCAACGGTTGATGACGACCGAACGACCTTCGTTCGTGCAGATCAGGACCTGGTGGTAGTCCTTCTCATGCGTCCGATGCTGCATCGTCAGCTTGCGGACCGCGATCGGATAGACCGGGATCATGCTCTCCTCGCTCGTGTGTGTGCTGTGTCGTGAGTTCAGTTATAGCGACGACTGATCGGCAGTTCAGTCAGTGCTGACTGGCGTCGTCAGGCAGCGAGCTGGGTGCGCTCTGCCTGAGCGTTCTGGCGCCGCTGGAGCGCGTAGGGGTTCCGCAGGCGCCACTGGACCGCGAGCTGCGCGGAATAGGGCGTCGCGGCGTAGACGGCCTTCCGGACGGTCTCGCCGGGGACCTCGTTGGGGTCCTTGTCGAGCGGCAGGAGCGCGATCTTCACCCGCAGCCCGATCTTGCGGAGCTGCTCGGCCGCGGCGAGCGCCGCTGCCAGGGCGTCGGGCGTTCCGTCCCAGACGATGATGACCTCTTCCAGCCCGTGCGATTTCAGCACGAGGAAGGCGCCGAGCTGGTCGTTACCCTCGGCGTCGCCGGTGGACAGGTGCTTGCCGAAGGAGCCGATCGGCACGATGTCGCGCAGCGCCGGGTCCTCGTCGAGGGCGAGCTTGAGCCCGTAGACGTCGAAGGCGCCCTCGCCCATCGCGACGCGCTTGGCCCGGATCGCGTTCTGCCCGTTGTAGAGGAAGCGACCGGTGCCCGGCAGGCCCTTGGGGAACAGGTATTTGTCGTCCTTGGTGCCGGTGATGTCGCGGCCCTGGAACGTCACGAGGTTCCCGTCGAGGTCGAACACGGGGATGATGACCCGCTCGTCGAACTTCTGGCCGCCCTGCTTGCCGTCGTCGCGGGTGTAGTTCCACCAGCCCATGTCGCAGTAGCGCAGGTGGAAGTAGCCGGCGAGCTCGCCCGTGATGCCGCGATCCTCCAGGTAGCGGAGATTCTGGCCCTCGGGCGTCGGCAGCGCGAAGCTCGTCGGCAGCTTCACGGTCTCGACGTTGACCGCGGCCGTCGTCTTGCGCTTGGGGCGCCAGCCCTGGTCGGCCAGGTGCTGCTTCACATGCCGGAAGGTCTCGCCCCACTTCGACGCCTCGGGGTCGCCGTGCAGGTAGGTGTGAATGAACGAGAGCTTGCGGAACTTCGTGTTGCACACGAAGCAGTTGCCGACGCCCGTGTCCGCGTTCAGGTAGACGCGGTAGCGGGAATCGCCGCAGGTCGAGACCGGGCATTCCTGGGCGTTGATCTGCATGCCCGATCGGCCGCGTCCCATCTTGTAGGACACGCCCTCGGAATCGAACCACTGCTCTAGGTCGAGCTCCTCGGAGAGCTCCGCGAAATTGTCGCTCATCGCGCGTATCCCGCGGCGAGCGCCTCGATGCTCTCGAAGCGGTTCTCCATGCGCTCGATCTTGGCCTCGGCGATCTCCAGGGCGACCTGTCGCTTGCGCTGGAGCTCCTGATATTCGGCGAGATCGCGCGCGGTCGCCTCGCGCCAAACGAGCCCGCGTGAGCCCTGCGCATCCAAGGGCTCGTCGTGCTCGACCATGAGCACGACTACGGACCGCGACCGGAACAGCCAGCCGATGCGCGCCTGACGGTTCTCGAAGCTATAGCGTCCAGTCTTCATCAGAACCCCACCTTGACGACCGCCTTGATGAACTTCATCCGCGAGCGGTCCTGCTTGATCCGAATAACAAGTCCTTCTTCACCGTTACGATGAGCGACGAACTCGATGCGAGCCTCGTTGACTGACTTCTCATCAGTCGTTGCAGAGATTGCGATAACAACGTCGGCAATACGAATTTTATTGTAGTCTTCCGCCACGTCCGTTGCTTTTACGGACGTAGACTTCGCGCCGTCGCGATTGGTCTGCGTCGCGGTCAGCATCGCAGCGTTCTCCTCGAACGCGATGGCGCGCAGGTCGAGCCAGATGTTCTTGGAGTTCTCGATCGGGCTGTCCGAGCGGTGCTCGGGAGCCATGATGTCGGCATAGTCCACGACGATCAGGTCGAAGATGATGCCCTGGGCGCGGTAGCGCTCCAGCACGCGCCGGATCTGGGACGGCTTCAGGGTGCCCGAGGGATACTCGTGGACCTTGAAGTGGCCGGACTTGGCGTGCGCCGCCTTGATGAGGCCCTCGACCTTGAACGGGTCGTCGTTCAGGCCCTTCATCAGGGTGTCGGAGATGTTGGCGTCGAGACGATCCGCGATGATCTGCGCGCGGACCTCAAGCGTGAAGTAGATCACGTTGAAGCCGGCGAAGCTGGCGTATTTGCCGAACTCCGCGATCGACATCGACTTGCCGCCCTTCGCGGGCGCCATCATCGCGGCCAGTTCCTTGCGGCCCCATCCACCGTGGTAGAGGAGCTTGTCGAGCTCCGGGATGCCGGTGGTGATGCCGTCCTTCTTGATCGTGCCGGTCTTGACCGCGACGCGATGCTTGGTGCGGTTCTCGATCTCGGCCCAGTAGTCGTAGGCGCCGCTGTCCTCGTTGGCGCCGACGAGCTTCGCCAGCTCGATGCGCTTGGCCGCCTTGTCGTAGTCCCCGTTCTGGACGTCGAGCGCGGCCTGCAGGATCGCGTCTTCGAGCGCCCGGTGACGCGCGAAGGTCGCGACCTCATCGACCACGTAGTCGCGGTCGGAGATGTCGGTCGTCAGGAGTTCCTTGATCCGCTCCTTGACGTCATCGACCATATCCTTGCGGATCTGCTTCTTGGCGATGGCGTTCTTGGTCAGCGAGATCAGCGTGACCCGATCCGGAGCCTTCTTGTAGGTCCGGTAATACTCGTTCGCGAGCTGGACGAGCCGGGCCGTTGCTTCCTCGGTGAAGAAGGACGGCTGGATCAGACCATCGGTGCGGCCGGCAAACATCGTGTCGCGCACGGCGAGCGCGGCGATCTTCGTCTGGAAGTCGAGGTCGAATTCGTAGGTGGGCTTGCCCGACGCGACCGCAGTCGCGCCGTCTTCCGCCTCATCGGGATCGACGTGCGCGGTCACGAGATCAGGCCTCCTCGCTCAGGATGTAGCCGCAGACGTCGTGCTTGAAATAAGTCACTGATGACTGACTTCCGGCGACAATCGAACGCACCTTGATCGTGAACTGATCCGCCTCCTCAAGGGTGCCCGACGTGCGCAGGCCGTCGACGTGGACGAGCGTGATCTCCTTGCCGCGATGCGCCTTCAGCTCGTGCTGATGGTTCCAGGACGGCGGCTTCACGGTGAGCTTCGGGCGCTGGCCGGGGCTGCGCTGCTCGAAGGCGACAGGACGCGAGGGCTGCTTCATGGGTGCCACTGGTGTGCTCTCTGATTGCTGACTGTGATTATAGCGAGACGCGCGCGGCGCTTCTCAGTGGAGATCGTCGACCCGCTGCATGACCTCTGGGTCGATGCGGCCGCGGGCCTTGGCCTCGGGCAGGAGCTGCTCGTCGTGGATCATCGCGTAGATCAGCCGGGCGGGGTTCGAGCGAAGCCCGATCTGCTCGAAGATCCACTCGTGATGCGCGTCCTGGATCGGCGAGCCCGCATAGGCCTCGTTCTTGAAGCGCGCGTCCTTGGCGACGTAGAGGATGCCCTTCTGACGGTCGCCCCAGGTCTCGGAGACGGCCGTCAGAAGGTCGAAGTTGTAGAGATGGGTCGGCCGGGGCAGGTAGTCCTTCTTGCACTTGCGCAGCGACCAATGCATCGCGATGGCGATGAACAGGTCGTAGGGCATGCCCAGGCCGTCCGCGAACTGCCGGGCCTTCCACAGACCCATGCGGTCGGAGTTCTTCACGCTCATGTCGAAGGGGTCTTGAGCCTTGATCCCCTTCACATATTCGCCGCGGGCCGAATCCATCGTCTCGCGGAAGACGCGCTTGTAGACATTGCGGTAGTGGTCCGCGAACAGGTAGGTGGCGTGGACGGGGTTCATGAAGCGGTAGTCGAACCACTTCGAGTTCATCAGCCAGCGCTCGGGCTCGATCGCCTTGGTGCCCAGCGCCAGCATGATGTCGTGGCACTTGTCGAGCGGCGTATCGAGCCCGAAGATCTCCTCACCTACCTGTTCCGCACTCATCACCTAGCCTTGAGAAAGCGCTCGACGCCCTCCCGAGCCCCGGCGTCGTTATCGTTGACGCTCTCGTTATAGCGCTCTGCGCTCGGCGTTTCGTTCAGACGAGCGGTCCAACCTTTGTGATGGGACCGCTTGCCCTTCGAGACCGCGACCATGTGGCCCTGCTGGAGCCCATGATCGGCGCAGAAAGCCCGCAAGTTCGTCACAGAGCGCTCCAGGCCGTCCGGATCGGTCACGAGGTAGGTCTTTGCCGTCCGCGCGCCGATTGCCGTCTGGTGAGCGTCTGTGCGAGCCAGCGCGCCCTTCCTGATCCGCTCGATGACCTCTGCCGGCCGCGAACGCCCTACCAGAGCCTCGCGACGCCGCTGCTTCTCCTCGTCGGTCTGCTCACGGCCCACGGCAGCGGAGCGCTGCGCGTCGCGACAGGCCTCGGAAGGCACCCTCCCCTTCGCGATCTCCCGCATCTTGGCGCGCGAAGCCTCGGAGTGCCGGACGCCCAGATTCGAGCGAGCGTCGCGGCGCCGGTTGTAGAGGCCCTTGTGCCAGTAGCGGTCGATCCACTCCTGCTCGACCTCGATCAGGCGATCGGGATCGGCGAGCTCCAGGATGAAGAAGCCGAAGGCCTCGGGCCCGTGCTTCGTCCATGCTCGCTGGAGATAGGAGTTCTGGTGCGCGCCGCGAGCCAGATAGGCTCGATGCACGCTCCAGCGACGAGTGATGTGGACGGCACTGCCAATATAGTGCCGTCCAGATGCAAGATGAATGATGGCGTAAACGCCACTAAGCCGCTGCGTCAACCTTCAGGACCCTCATGAGGCCCGAATCGTAGCTCGCCTGATCGTCGTTGTCGGCAGAAATTCCTTCGTCCTCGGGAGTTTCATACGCGGATACGACCATCTGAGCGAAGCCCGAGCGCACGATGTCCTCGCGCTTGAACCGCATCACGCCGACGCCGGGCTTGCCGGAGAGCTTGTCGAGGGCATCCGCGAGACCCGAGGGGCCGGGAATGTCCTTCTGCCGCAGGTCGCCGTTGACGACGACGCGGCAGTCCTGGCCGATGCGGGTCAGGAACAGCTTCATCTGGCCGGGCGTGGTGTTCTGCGCCTCGTCGAGCAGCACGTCGGCATGCTTGAAGGTCGAACCGCGCAGCAGCGCCAGCGGCCGGGCCTCGATCGTGCCGTTCTTGATGAGATACTCGACGTGACCCTTGCCCAGGACGTCCTCGAACGCCTCGCGCACGGGCCGGAAGTAGGGCTCGAACTTCTCGTCCAGCTCGCCCGGCAGAAAGCCGAGGGATTCGCCGGCCTCGACCGCGGGGCGGGTGATGATAACCTGCTGGATCTCACCGTCGCGCAGGCGCTCGGCCATGCGGGCGGCAGCGAACCAGGTCTTGCCCGTTCCTGCGGGCCCCAGGGCGATCGTGAGCGTGTTCTCGTGCATCAGAGCGTCGAACTCCCGCTGCGCAGCGTTCAGGGGCGCTACGGGCGTCTGACGGGGCTTCTGGGGCACACGGGGACGCTGCGTTTCGAGCTCCTGGGTGAGACGAAGCAGTGACCCGTGGTTCCCGCGCTTGGCGTGCTTCTGCTGGCGACGGGCGTTACGGGCGATGGCCTTCTCGGCGCTGGTCATGATGGTCCTCGCTCTGGGGACGTGTTGTGCAAAGTCAGTAAGCACTGACTGACTGCGGGGCGCAAGTGTGTTTCTGATGCGCGAAAGGCCGCCCTGGGCAGGAGCGGCCTTCGAGAGACACGTCAGATGTCGGTTGCAGCCCCGGATGGGCCGCGAGCAGATGCCTGGTTCACTGTCGAGGTTGAGGGCATGTCGGGCTCATCCGGGGCTTGCAGAGGGAATCTTAGATCAGTCAGTCATGACTTACCATTCTTGACAATGATCTGATCCGCACGCAGCAGGATCTCCTCGCCGGACATGAAGACCAGGGTTTCCGGGAAGCCGTGGATGACCAACCGCCCGGTCGCCGGGTTGCGCGCCCAGTTCCGGGCCATCAGCCAGCGCGGCCACTCCTCGGTGGCCTGATTGGCCCAGGCGTAGCGGTCGGCGATCCTCACAGCTTGGACGCCTGGTCGAAGAGAGCCTGGAGCTGCGTCGGGTTGAGATTGAGCTCCTCGGCGATCGCCTGGACGTAGGGGTTGGAGATCTCCCAGAAAGTCGCCGAGTCCCAGTAGATCTCCACCGGCGGGTAGGGATGGCCCTTCACCGCGGCGAACGCGTGCCCGATCAGACCGGCGTTGAACAGAGCCGTCTTCGCCTGTGCGGCCGAGACCTGCCGCACCTTGGGCGCGGGACGCTCGCGAAAGGTGCCGGTGCCGATGTCGCAGAGCTTCTGCTCGAAGGGCTTGTGCGGCCGGTCCTCGTCGCCCTCGTAACCGAGAATCTCGATCAGGGTGTGCCCCGCCTGCGGGAACAGGAGGCTCGGGTCGCGCACGATGGACTGAACGAGCAGCCCGTCTTCGGTCGGCATCAGCACGCCCTTGAGGCTGCCCTCGGTCCAGCTCTTGGAATTGCGGGCGAAGACATACCAGTCGAGGCTGTCGGAGACGCGCCGCGCGAACATGGCCGAGGGCGGGGCGCCGGCCGGAGGTTCGTCCGGCACGTAGCGCTCCCAGATGCCGTGGTCGATGATCGTGTAGCTCATGTGATCCTCTGCTCTCGTAAAAACGGGCGGTCCGCAGGGGCCGCCCGTAAGTCAGTGATGACTTATGCAGCGGCTCAGACGTAGCCGCAAGTATACCAGTTGCCCCAGGCGTCGCTCATCTGGAGATAGCGCCAGCGGCCACCCTTCCACGAATCCACGATGAACTGGTTCGACACCACGTAGCGCGAGGTCAGCACACCACCGCCATAGGGCTCGGCATAGCTCTGATCCTTGTTCCAGTCGTTCGAGAGGTCGCCCGCGTAGGCCAGACGGATCGACTTGTTGTTGACGACGGCGCGGATGAACTGCTCCACGTCGCCCATCTGTGCCGAATACAGCGAGCCGTTCGGGCGCACCGCGAACTTGATCGAGTCGGTGTCCGGGTTCATGACCTGGAACTCGGCACTGTTCGCCGTGCGCAGAGCCCAGCGGTAGACGCCGCCCCAGAGGAGCGTAAGGGTCGGCCACTCCCTGGCGATGGTGAGATCGCCCGTCATCGTGTCGCCGGTCTTGGCGACGCGGTAGGACGCCCGATCCGCAGCCCACGCATACGCGCGATCCTCGATCCGGGTGTTCAGGTCGCCCAACTGGTTGGTCCAGATCGAGCCGTCGGCGCCGAAGCTGGCGACGTTGTTCTGGAAGGCCCAGCCCGCCTCCTTCTGAATATAGAGGCGGTTGTCCGAGTGAATGAGGAACGAGAACCCGCCGACACCACTGCGGTCGATCTTGATGCGCGGGTCGCCCGTCTGAAGGCGCAGATCTCCCGACATCGTGTCGCCGGTCCGAGCAACGCGGCCGTTGGCGTTGTTGGTGATGTCGCCCATGGCCACCGAGAGCCACCTGTTGCCCCACGCGGAGCCCCAGATGTCGCCGTTGGTCGCCAGGCTCGCGGAGCCGTTGCCGGTATAGATCGAGCCGCGCGCGATGATGGCGCCGCTCGTATCGACGCGCATCTGCCAGGTGTTACCGCTCCAGTCCCACAGATACATGCAGGCATCCTCACGGAGCTGCCAACCCATGTCCCGCACGCCGCTGTAGAAGAACCGATAGGTCGGGTAGGCCTTGCTGACCGTCAGGTCGCCCGTCATCGTGTCGCCGGTCTTGGCGACGCGCTCGTTGGCGCGAGCCACGGACTCCTGACGCGCCCACGCGGCCGACCGGTCCTCGATCCGGGTGCTGAGATCGCCGAGCTGCGCCGTCCAAAGGGCACCGGCGTCATTGACGCGCATCGCCCAGCCGGCCGAGCTGTTAAGGAAGCCGATATTGCCACCGTTGTTGTGGATGTAGCGCGTGCCCTCGTCGGTGTCGCGCATCTCAATGTAGGAGTTCGTCTGCCCCACGCCCGCGATGAGGCGACCCGTGGAGCTGACGCTCCCCGAGAAGTCCGCGCCCGTGAGGTTGGCCTTGGTCGCCGGGTTGAAGTTGCCCGGATACCAGACGTTCTGCCCGTTGACACGCGGCACACCCTTGGTGTCCCAGACGCCGGCGCGGCTGTCGTAGAAGCCGTTGACCGTGCCGTCGTAGGACTCCATGCCGAGGCCCCAGTGGGTCCGCAGGCGCGTGTTCGTGGTCGCGTAAGTCGCGTTGTCACCGTTGCCGATCGCGAACCAGTTGTTGCCCGTGCCCGGCAGGGTGAACTGCGGGGCCGAGATCGTGCCCGTGAAGGCCTGGCCCGCGACGTTCGCCTTAGTGTCGGGGTTGAACGAACCCGCGTGCCAGATCTGGTTGCCCGCGATGAAGGGCTCGTTGCCGGTGAAGTTGAAGCGCCCAACCTCGGCGGCGATGTTGATGGTGCTGCCGTTCGAGAAGCCGATGTAGCCGTGACGCACACCCGTGCCAGCCGGCCAGAACTCGATGTAGCCGGTGTTACTGGCGCCGCCCGCGACAACGCTCAGACCACCGGCCGCAGCCGTGCGCGGGACCGCGACGCCCGGCGCCGTGATGCTGCCCGTGAAGGCCTGGCCCGCGACGTTGGCCTTGGTCGCCGGGTTGAAGTTGCCCGAGTGCCAGAGGCTCGACTGCGAACCGGCACCGGCGAAATCGAGTGCCACACCACGGAAGGGCGAGGCAGCCTCGTAGATCCGCAGCGACGTGCCAGTCGTGTCGAACGCGACCCTGCCGCCGTTCAAGCCTGCGGCGGGAATGTAGAAAATGCCAGCCTGCACCGTGCTGAACGCGACTTCCGTGTTGACCGTCGCCTTGGTGTTCGGGTCAAAATTGCCCGTGTCCCACGGCGTCAGACCCGCCCAGGTCGGGCGCGCGGAGACGGTCAGCGCCGAGAAACTGACGCTGGCGTTGAGCGAGGCCTTGGTATCGGGGTTGAAGTTGAGGCTCGTCCAAACGCGATACCAGGGCTGCCAGGTGGCACTCGACTGGTTGCGCACGTAGACCTCGGGCGACCCGTTGAGGCGCGTGGCGCGCTGCTGGACGTGGCCGTTGTCGCTCGTGTGCCGCTGGACCTCGACATACCACCAGCTCGTAGCATCCGGCGCGTTCACCAGAGCCGAGCCGTCGTAGAAGCCAGCGACCTTGATCGTGTTGAGGTCGGTGCCGGTCGCGAGGCTCGTCGCGCGGGTGTAGGTGAGCCGGTCCGAGCGCAGCATGCCCGTCGCCGTCACGTCACCCGAGACCGTGCCGCCCGACTTGTCGAACTTGGTCGAGAGCGCAGCGTTCACGTCCGCGCGCAGGCCGTCGAGAGCCGCCTGGAGCCCGGCCACGTCGCCGATGGCGATGCCAAGCGCTGCCTTCAGGCCGGCAGCCGTGATCGCGCCCGTGAGGCCCGCGACCGAGAGAACGGCGTCGGTGGGCGTGAGCAGTTCCTTCCAGTTGGCGAGCGTCGTCGCCGGCTCGACCTGGAGGATGTAGCAGCGATTCAGGTCGGTGCGGATCGCGATGTCACCGCGCTCGGCGCCGGACGCGAGCATCGCAGCCTGCGTGGCGACCGGGAAGGTGTCGGTGATCGCGACAGCCGGGATCGTCGAGGCATCGAGCTTGCCGTCGGCGCCGAGCACCGGGAGCTGGCCCGCGGCGTTGCCGGCGTTGCGCGCCGAAGCGGTCCCGAGACCGTTGATGACGGCCTGGAGATCGGCCTTCACCTTGGCGTCAGCCGCGGCGAAGTCGGTGCGGACCTTGGCGTCCTTGGCCGCAACGTCGGCCGTCAGCGTGTCGAGCTTGGTCTTCACGGAACCGTCGAGGCCGCCCAGCGCCGTCGTCAGCTCCTGCTTGGTCGCGCGAGTGTCCACGTCGGCCTGGAGCGCGTCGAGGCTGTCAGAGACGGAGCCGCCCAGCGTCCCTAGAGCATCCTGGAGCTCCTGGTGTGCGGTCGCGCCGATGGCGTCGAGCGCCGCCTGGAGCTCGTTCACGTCCTCGATCTGAAGGACCGTGCGCAGCCACACCAGGATGTCGCCGACGCTGATGCGCACGTCGCCGCCGTTCTGGACCGCGGCCCAGAAGTCCTCCGACCCGAGCGCAACGACCGGGTTCTCTTCACTCGCCTTGCGATATGCCACCGCTTTTGTTCCTTCGTGTCGGGGTTCAGTTGACGTCGCGTTCGGTCTGCCGGACGTCACCGCTCTGGGTCTCGCGGATGTCCTCGGACTGGGTGCGCCGGTAGGTGACGGGCGGCTCCATGGTCGCGACCATGATGGCTGCACCCGAGGTTGAGGCCTCAAGCCGCTTCCAGATGCGCTCGCGACCCGTCATCGCGCCCGTGCCCGCAGCGGTCTGCGCGCCCAGGATCTTCTTGACGGTCAGCGCGCCCGTGGGAGCGCTCAGGCCGGTCGCAGAGCCCGAAAGCTGCTTGCGAGTGAGCAGGGTCGCGACAACACCCGCGGACCCGTCAGAGAGCGCTCCCAGCTGCTTCTCGATGCGAGCCGTCGCAGCAGCATCAGCATGACCCTCGACAGCAGTCGTGAGCACCTTCTCGATCAGGGGCAGCGCGGAAGCGGACGACGTGCCGATCACGGGCTGCGCGCCGAGGATCTTCTCGACCTGGAGCCGGATGTCGAAGCTCGGGGCGCCGGAAGCCGACGCGCCCAGGATCTTCTCGACGAGCGGGAGCGCGGCGACCTCGGCCTGACCAGCCGGCCAGGTGCGCAGGTTCTTGCGCACAAGCAGAGCGGACTGAGCCGACGCCTCGCCGCGGACGATCGCGCCGAGCTGCTTGCGGACTTCGAGGTAGACCTCGAACGAGGGAGCGCCGAAGGCTGCGGCTGCGAGCTGCTTCTCGATACGGGCGGTCGCCTTGCCGCTCGCGACGGCCGATGCCGCGGCACGAAGAACCTTCTCGACCCGCAGCGCACCGGTGACGGTCGACTTGCCGATCATCACGCCGTCGAAGACGCGCGGGCTCATCTCGGCCTGGACGCGGGCAACGCCGGCTGCCGGCTCGACCTTCAGGATCTTGTCGACGCGCAGGCGGATGTTGAAGCGGGTCTCACCGCCTGCGCGGGCTTCGAGCATGTCGAAGCGCTTCTCGATGGAGATGCGCCCCTTCATCTCGCCGTAGCCCAGGCACGCGCCCGCGACGGCGAAACGGTCCTGGCGAAACACGCGCCGGACCGCGCCCGTCGGAGCGCTGTAGCCTGGGGTCAGCATGACGGCTTAGTCTTCCGTCACCGAGACGGAACCGACCGGGAAGCTCACCGGGTTCGTGGTGTTGATGGTCTGCGTGCCGCCCGTCAGGGGAGCGGTGTAGAGCAGATTCCCGCCCGCCTGCGCAGAGAACAGGGCGAAGTGGGTGATGTTGGTCGTGCCGCCCGAGTTGCCGAAATCGACGATATTGGTGTTCGAGATCGTGCGGTTGGCGACGGCGCCGAAGGCGGCCTCGACGCGGCCAGCGGCGCGAACGGTCGTCGTGACCTCGGTGCCGCCGGCGCCGGAATCGGTCGGGTCGCCGTTGAAGAGGCCCACATAGACCTTTGCGGGCGCGGCCGGGAAGGCCGTGCCCTTGATGTAGTTCAGGATCGCGTTTTCAAGGAAGGTGCTCTTGCCCGGCATGTCTGCTCCGCTCAGGTAAGTCAGTGATGACTGACGCCGAGCGATGCAGCTCCAGCTGTCAGCAGTGCCTTATTATGGGCCTTCGGCTCGCATAAGTCACCACTGACTGACAATCAAGGCTCAGAGCCAGGGCAGCTTCGACAGGTAGAACTGACCCCAGAGAAGCGCGGCGCCGAGGGCGGTTCCGGCCGGCACGAGCCACTGGATCACGTTCGAGCGGGACCAGAGGAACAGGAAGGTTGCCCCGAGCCAGGCCCGCAAGCCGTGAACGCCGGAGCGCTTGAGATCGTGTTCGCGCTGGCCGGCTTCGCGGCCGTAGAAGAAGGTCGAGACGAGCGCTGCCGCGACGAGCAGTCCGTGCATCCCGTAGGCGAACCAGAGCGGAACGCCGATCGCCGCGGTGTAGAGCGCTGCGAGGAGGAAATGGGTCAGAAGGGGAAGGCTGAGAAGAAGGTCCAAGATAGTCTCCGGAGTGATTTCCAAGTCCGCACTCCTGTAAAGAATATTATCTAATATACTACTAGATACACTCTTACTTACAGGAATGCGGACGTTTCTAAGCTACCGGGCGAAGTCACGCCGCACCCGGCTGATCCACTCGACGGCACGAAGCCCGCACTGGGTCTTCGCCCGGTCGAGAACGACCGCTTCCGCCGTGATCCGCATGACGTCGGCCTTGGTGAGGGCCTTCTCCGGGATCTCGGGGAATTCCTTGCGCAGGCAGGCCTCGACGCCCTCGGGCGGCTGGGGCAGCGTCACGCGATGCTGAACGGGACCGGTGAGGCTCAGCTCAACGGTCGCCGGACCGGAGCTCACGCAGCCGGCGAGCGTCATCGACAGTAAGGCAGCGGCGATCCCGCTCAGGGTCCGTGGCGAGCGCATCATTGATCCTCTTGAGTTCGGCGTTGTCGGCGCGCGCCTGGGCGAGCTCCGCTTCGAGCTTCTTGGCGTCCTCGGCCGCGTCCTCGGCAGCGAGCTGCGCGCGGATCTTCTCGGCTTCCGATGCCTGGTGATTGGCGAGGTCGACGGTCTCGCTGACGCCGGCCGAACGACCCTGCTGGTAGAGGGCCGCGGCCGAGAGGATCAGCATGCCGAGCGCGACGAGCCAGACCTTCAGCCGGCCGGGAGCCAGCCAGGCGCCGACGACCATGAGGGCGATCCCGCTCGCCCCGACGGCTGTCGAGGCGAACGAGTAGGCGGTCCAGGCCTTCAGGAACCAGTCCATCAGCCGATGTCCGCGAGGCACATCTTGCGCTCGCGCTCGCGCCGGTTGGTCAGGCCCTTCACGACGCGCCCGCCCGCCTTGTTCCACATGAGCATCGCGTCGCACGCGCCCTTGTGGTCCCCGGCGTTGTAGCGGCGCACGACGGTCGAGCCGCAGAAGCCACCCGAGCCGACGTTGTAGGCAAGGCTCGTGAAGGCGACCATGGTCCGGTCCTTCATCGGGCGCTTGACGCAGGTCTCGACCTTGGTGCCGAACTCGTCGAGGCGCTTGAGAAGCATCTCGTCGCACTGAGCCTTGGTGAAGCTCATGCCCATCTTGATGTTCTTGGTCTCGCCGTAGCAGGCGGTCGGGACACCCACGATGTCCTTGTAGGCCTTGAGGCGCAGACCCTCTTCCTGGCCGGTGTGGGTGATTGCCATCAGGCCGGCTGCGGTCGCGACGAGCGCTCCCAGCACCGACCTCTTCACGAGGCGGCTCATTCGTCATCTCCAAGCTTGGACTGGGCGAAAAGGCGGGCGACGGCCGCGGCGACCGTCACGAGGCCGGAGATCGCCGCGAAGGTCGTGCGGTCGATCGGCGGGTCGTTGGTGAAGATGCCGAGCACGACCTCGGCGCCGGAGAGCAGCGCGGCCAGCAGGGCGAGCCGGACGCTCCACGAGTGGCGAAGGATGCGGCGCCAGTCCCGGTAGAGGCGCAGGCGGCGCTTCCAGTAAGTCAGCACTGACATACTACTTCACCCAAAACTTGAGGAGCGTGATCGCCGTGGCAGCGGTCGAGAGCGCACCGGAGATCAGGGCGGCCAGCGTGGCGACGGTCGCGGCGCTGGTGCGATACTTGGCGACGAGCTCCTTGAGCTCGGTGATCTCGGACTTGGCCGTGGTCAGCTCGGTCTTGGTGAGTGCCAGCTCGGCCTTGGTCTGCTGAAGGTCGAAGGAGGTCGCCTGGAGCTGCTCCTTCACCTTGACCATCTCGCGGCTCGTTTCCTTGAGCTCGTCGCGAGCCTCGGTCACGGTGGCGACCATGAATTCCATGCGTGCCATCAGGGCAGCAACGTGAGCGTCAGTCGTGGACATCGCGGCCCTCTTCGGTGAATCAGTCAGCACTGACTTATTATCGCACCGACGGGTCCGCGATGGAACCTTTTGGAAACCTACTTCGGCCAATCAATGCCCGCGGCATCGAGAACCTGCCGGATTTCGGCGTGCGTTTTGGCCCGGTCGATCGCCACGTTGACGGCCTGCCGGCCGAGTTCGAGCACGAGCGCCTGGTCGTCGGACGCCTTCTGGATCGCCTTTGCCATCGCCAGGGCGTCGAGACCCTTCAGCTCGGCTTCCGCCTCGATGTAGGTCGAGCTCTCGCCGGCCAGCACGCGCTTGGCCTCGGCAAGCTTCAGGGCGTCGGTGCGTGCGAGGGCGCCGGGCCGCTGCTGCTCCTGGAGCTCGGCATAGTGCTCGATCGCCTTGGCGCGGGCGGCCGTCTTGAGAGCCGCGAGGGAGCGTCCGAGGATCATGCCGTCACCGTGAGCGTGAAGGTTGCGGGGAGATAGGGGAAGGGCTCGCAGGTGATCGTGTAGACGCCGGGCGAGGTGAACCCGACGACGAGATCCCCACCCTCGTGCGCGTGGGAGCCCGTCTCAGGGCCCGTGAATCTGATCGAGCAAGCAGGGAGCCCCGCGAGCACGCTTTCGGTCTCTACGGGCACGCTGGGCGGGTTGAAGGCCCCGTCGAAGCTGGGGCGCTTCTTCACGGTGGGCTCGCCGGTGAGATCCACGTAGTCGAGCATGCGGTCGGCATCGACGAAGAGGACGGACTGCCCCTTGGGGCAGTTCTCCTCGCTCGCCTTCCAACCCTGAATGCCGGTGCCGTGGATGCGACCCTCCGCGTCGTAGAACGCGAAGGGCCGGAGTTCGAGGTAGCCGGGGTGGATGTCGATGGTGCTCATTCAGTGGTGACTTACTTCGTAAGCTCAATAATGGAAAGGTTCATGCCCTCGGCCTGCCCGGTCGAGGATTCGATCGTGTAGGAGTGGTAGCCCGCTCCCGGCTGGTGGACGACCTCGATCGGCGTGGTGCCCCAGTAGTAGTTCAGGAACCGATCCATCCAGAAGTTCTGAGCGACCGTGGCGATAATCCAGCGCCGGCTGCCGTCGTTGTTCGGGTTGAAGTAGATGTGCAGGTAGCCGGCAGCCGTTCCACCCCAGTTGGTGTTCGGGTTGTTGTTGCTGATGCCCCGGATCTGGAGCTTGGCTTCGTTCGTGCGCACGGCGACGCCGAGCACCTGCGCGCCACCCGCGCCCCAAGAGCCGGCGAGAGCCTGGGAGACCGCGCCGTTCTTGATGTTGGCCGTGTCGACTTCGAGGTAGCCGATCTTGGCCGACGTGATGGCGCCGTTCTCGATCTTGGCGTTGTTGATGATCGCGTCGTCGATCATCGCGCGGCTCACCCGCAGGTTACGGATGAAGGCCGCGTCGATGTAGGCCTCGTTCTGGTCGACCTGGAAGACGTGCCGGCCGTCATTGGCGCGCACGATGATGCCGTGGCGACCGTTGTCGTCCTCGCCCCAGAAGCGACCGGTGTTGCCGATCGAGATGACCTCGACCCCGTTCGGGTTGAAAACGCGCATCATGCGGGTCGGCACGTCGAGCGAGAACCGCGACGAGCCGATGTAGATCGCGCTCGACGCCGTGATCGTGCCCGCACCGAGCTTGTCGGCCGTCACCTGGTTGGCGCCGATGTGGCCCGCGGTGATCTGGCCCGCGGCGATGTGGCCCGCCTGGATCTGACCGGCCGCGATCTGGGCGGCGAGAATGGTGCCGGTCCGGATCGTGGTGCCGTCGATCTGGGTCGCCCCGTAGATCGAGTTCAGATTGGCGTAGCCGTCATAGGTCGCCATCAGCACGCGGTTGCCGGCGAAGGCCGTGCCGAAGTCGCTCGTGACGTTCAGGTAGCCCGCGAAGGGCTCCCAGTAGAGGTAGAGGTAGGCGCCGTGGACGTAGGAGCCGCCCGCGACGTAGGTCGAGGCCGGGTTGCCGTTGTCGTCGGTGTAGCCGATCCAGCCGGCTTCCCAGTTGACCCGCGCGGCCTCCTTGTCACACCACATCCGCAGGCCGGAGATCTTCAGCCCGCGCGCGCCGATCGACAGCTTGTTGGCCGCGATGGTGTTCGCGGAAATCTTCCCGCCGTTGATCTCGGCGTTGTTCGGGCCCGAGAGCCAAGACGTGAGCGAGGCCCCGCCGCCGATCTGGATGCGGTCGGCATAGATCGAGTTGGCCGCGATCTCGTTACCGGTCAGCGTCCCGTAGGCGATGTAGTCGGCCGTGATCGAGCGCGCGATCAGGCGGTCAGCCGAGATCGTGCCCGCGATGATCTTCTCGGCATGCAGCGAGTTCGTCGCCACGATGCCGCCGTCGATCACGGTGGACGAGTTCGGAGACCAGACCGAGTAGGCGGACTGGTTCGGCTGCGCGTTGCCGAGATAGAGGCCGGTCCAGAACGTGTAGGGGTCCGTGCCGCCGGTCCAGGAGGTCCGGCAGATCGGCACCATCATGACGGCCGTGGACGGCGCCACGCCGAACGTGCCGGTGCGCGGCCACGCGCTGAGCGGGCCGTTCGCCTGGTTGTTCGTGATCGCGTTGCCCCAGGCGATGCCGACTTCCTGGCCGGCAGCGTTGAGGAACTGGAGACCGACGACGGCCGAGCAGCGGTGAACCGAGACGTAGGCCGTGAACTCGTAGCGCTTGTTCGGCTCGCACGGGTAGCGGTTGTCCCAGCCCGTCTGGGTGCGACGGCGCAGCACGTAGTCCGCGACCGAGCCGTAGCTCGGCACGCCCGGACGATGCACCATCGCCGAGCCCATCGTGGACGGAGCCCAGTCGGTGTTGCGCGCGATCGTCGCGGCAACGCCGTCGCTCCACCAGTTCGCGACCCAGGCGGCGATGTTGTTGGTGAAGTCCGAGCCGAACAACAGATTGCCGGCGCCCAGGCCCACGCCGATCTTGTCGGCCGTCACCGCGCCCGCATCGAGCTGCGCCGTCTTGATGGCGCCAGCCGCGATCTGAGCAGCCGTGATGGAGTTGGCGATGAGCCGGTCGGCGTGGATCGAGTTCGCGCGGATCTCGTTACCGGTCAGCGAGCCAGCCACGATGTTCTCGGCGCCAATGGTGCGCGCCGCGATCTGCCCCGCGGTGATCGAGTAGGCGACGATGTGTCGAGCCTCGATCGAGCCCGCGGAGATGGCCGCAGCCGTCACCGAGTTGGCAGCCAGCTGCCCGGCCGTGATCGAGTTCGCGACGAGACGATCGGCGTGGACGCCGCCTGCCTGGAGCTGCTGCGTCGTGATCGTGCCGGCAACGATGTGCCAGGCCGCGATCTGGTTGGCCGCGATGTTCGTCGCCGTGATCGAGTAGGCGGCGATCTCGTAGGCCGTGATGGCGCCGGCCGCGATGTTGCCGGCCTCGATCGAGCGGAAGGCGAGCTTGTCACCGGTGATCGTGCGAGCCGCGATGACGTCGGCCGTCAGCGTCCCCACGGCGATCTCGTTGGCCGTGATGGTGCGGGCGGCGATCTCGCGCGCGGTGATGGTGTCGACGACCAGACGGTCGCCGTAGATCGAGCCGGCCTGGATCTGCGGCGACGCGATGGCGCCGTCCGTGATCTGGACGCGCGTGATCTGACCGGCGAGCTTGCCCGCGCCGACGGATGCGATCTGCGCATCGACCACCTGGCCGATCAGCTTCGAGGCTTCGATCGCCTTGAGCTGCGCAGCCGACAGCTGGCCGATCAGCTTCGTCGCCTCGATGGCTTCGAGCTGGGAGGCCTTGAGCTGACCGATGAGCTGGTTGACGCCCAGGCTCTCGATCTGGGCCGCGACGATCTTGCCGATGAGCTTGTTGGCTGAGATCGCCTTCAGCTGATCGTCCGTGAGCTGACCGGCGAGCTTGGCCGCGTCGATCCGCTCGATCATCTCGTCGGTGATGAGACCGCGGATGTCGTCGACGTTGACCTCGGCGACGACGAGCTCCCACTTGCCGTTGCGCAGCTGGTAGAGCTTGCCGTCCCGTTCGTTGGCGATGATCGACGGGCCGTCGTAGCCAGCCGGGTCGGGCAGGCCGTCGTAGGTGCCGATCAGCGAGAGGCCGCGGGCGAACTTCGTCTGGTCGAGAATGCCGTTGGCGATCTCTTCCTTCTGAAGCTGGGGCGAAACGGCCGAGATTGGACCCACGAAGTCGGAGCGAAGCCCCGACGTGTTGACCGTGCGCGCCCAGTAGAGGCGCTTGATGCCGACGGACAGGTTCTTGTCGAAGGTGAAATCCTGCGGCGCGGCCACGCGGCCGAGCAGCGTGCTCGATACGGCCTGATCGTCCGAGCTCCAGATTTCGGTGAAGGCGAGATCCTTGTCGGCCGGCAGGGTCCAGGTCAGACCCGCGGTCTGAAAGTTGGTCGTGACCTCGAAATTCGTGACGGGACCGGGCGCGACCTCGTTGAGGGGCGTCGTGATCTCAGCCTCAAGCGACCAGGCGCTCTCGATCGCCGAGCCGTTGAGGGCGCGGACGCGAACGCGGTAGCGGGTGGCCGGCTTCAGGCCGTGACGCTCCCAGGAGGGCGTCTCGGTGCCGCCGTCGCGCAGGAACTCGGTGTCGGCCTCGGCGATCTCGACCTGGTAGGTCTTGAAGTTCTCGGCGATGGCCGGGTCCCAGACCGCCTTGATGAAGGCCTGGAGCGTGCCGTCGGCCGTGAGCTCGGAGCCCGTCTCCAGCTTGAGGCCGGTCGGGATCTCGGGCGCCACCGTGTCGATGATGCGGTCGATGACGATGACCTTGTAGGCCGGCGAGATGTTGAGGTCGGTCTTGCCGAAGGCGTCGAAGCCCGCGATCCGGATGTAGTAGGCGGTGTTCTTGGCCGCCTTGAGCGCGACGAGGCTGTTGTCGCCCTCGTAGACCGGCTTCGTCGTCAGCGGATCGAAGTCCGGATCGAGCTCCTGCCAGATCTGGACGCCGCGGAAGTCGAAGTCGGCCGGACGGTCGTAGCCGGCGTAGATGGTCTCGGTCGTGGTCTGCAGGTCCGGGACGATGAGGTCCGGAGCCGGGTTCGAGACGACGAGCGCAGCCGGGTTGCCCTCGCGACCGTTCATGTCGCGGGCGCGGATCTGCACCCAGAAGCGGCGCCGCGGCCCGCCGTCGGCGAGATTCTCTGCGAAGGTGTAGGTGAAGGTCTGGGTCGGCGCGACCCACTCGGACAGGACCTCGCGGGTGTCGAGGTCGAACACGCGCACGAGGAAGTCGACCTCGTAGGGGACGGTCCCCTCGGGCCAGGACACGCCCCATTCGAGCGTCGCGTCGGGGCCGGAGAACTCCGATCCGCCGCCCTTCACCTGAAGGTCGACGATCTCGGGCCCGGCCATGCCGTCCCAGCCCTTGGCCTCGAAGGTCAGGGTGGCCGGCACCGACAGCTTGTTGTTGATGCCGATCGCGGTGAGCGAGAAGGTGTAGGTGCCGGCGCGGATGTCGTCGATGTCGATCGAGGTCGACGAGACCTGCCCGTATTCCCGCTCGCCTTCGGGCGTCGTGGCGTTGACCGCGTAGCGCGCCGACATGAAGTCGTCGCCGGGCGTCCACGACAGCGAGATGCGCGAGCGCGGGTTGCCGTCCTTGAAGTAGAGGCTCTCGGTCGCCTTCAGGTTCGTCGGCGGCTTCACCGTCGCCTTGGGGCGGGTGTAGCGGATCGGTTCGAGGATGATCTCTTCCTCGACACGGGCATACTTGAGCGGATCGTGGAACAGCGCTGCGATCTTGAAGGTGTTCTTCTTCTCCTCGCGCACCGACAGGACGCGATACTGGCGCGGCGCGACGTCGGTGCCCGTGATCGCCCAGTTGGCGAAGGGAAGGATCTGCTCGGGCGGCTGATGCGCGAGCACCGCGACCAGATTGTCCTGCTCCCAGCCCTGGATCTCGTCGGTCCAGAGGTCGCCAGACGGCAGCATCACGGAGATGCGGTAGCTCTCGCCCGCGACCGGCTCGAAGGCCTTGTCGAGCGTCAGGCGCAGACCGGCATTGGCAGCCACGCGGCCACCCAGGCGCACCTGCGCCTTGCGCGGATCGGCGATGGCGACGATGTGGCCGGGCTTGATCGGGTCCTTGGCGAGGGCGTCGATCGAGCACTCGAAGTCGACCGTCTCGGTCGCGGTGTGCTCGGTGTCGAGCGTCCACTTGCCATAGCGGTAGGCCTGGCCGCGGCTGGTGCAGCCGATGGCCTGGATGTCCGTCTGGCGCCAGCCGAACCGGTCGAGCGCGTCATCGTGCTGCACCAGCTCGATCGCGGTCCGGTAGAAGTCGTTCGGGTCGTTCCAGGTGACGGCCGCGACCGAGTGCCGGGCCTTCTTCGCGGTGCCGGAATAGTTGAACTGGCCGCCGATGACATTGGCCGGCGAGAAGATCTTGTCCACGTCGCGCGGCGAATCGGCCACGGCGAAGACCTGGCCGAGCGACCAGAACGCCATGCCGCGAAAGATCGTGCAGACGTTCTGGAGGACCTTGAAGGCCTCGTCGCGCGAGTTGATGACGCTATTAAAGGTGAAGCGCGGCTCGCGCCCGCCGAACCCATCGGGCACCAGCTGGTCGCAATACTGCGCGATCTCGTAGAGACCCCACTTGTCGATCTTCGAGGCGTCGACGAACTCGCCCAGGCCGTAGCGGTTGGCCGTGAGCAGGTCGTAGAGCACCCAGGCCGGGTTGTTGGTCCAGGCGCGCTTGAAGTTACCTTCCCAGAAGCCGTTGTAGGTCCGGGTCTCGGGGTCGTAGTTGTCCGGGACCTGAACGATGAGGCCCTTGACGTCGTAGTAGCGGGCCGGGATCGACGAGCCGAAGTTCTCAGCATCGAGTTCCAGGGCCACGAGCGCCGAATTCGGATAGGTAAAGCGGCCGGCGACGATGACCGAGTAGCTCTCCCAGACGGTCGAGGACTGCTCGTATTCGTTGGGCGCGTCGGCGTTGATGCGGCGCACGCGGATGTCCCAGGGGAACCCGTCCTGCGGCAGCTCGACGACGTGGGACTTCTGGTAGGGAGAGGTCGTCTTCTGGTTGAAGATCAGCCCGCGGACGATCGAATCCCACTGGCTAGAATTGTGCTTGCGGATCTCGATGACGTAATCGACCGAGGCCGGCTGCAGGTTTCCCGTGCTCTGATTTTGATAGAGCAGGCTTGGAATGTTCATGATGACGCGGAAAGCGGTCGCGTTACGATCCGCAATCGTGCGAATCGGCGGCTCCTGCTTCTGCTTGACCTCGACGTTGACCTGGTAGGGCGTCTCGGTCTGCGGGAAGCCGCTCAGAGCCTCCTGATCCGGGAGACCCACGCGCTGCTGCCAGGTGACGCCGGTGAAGTTGGCCGAGCCGTCCGTGTTCAGGAGCGGGGTCGCGTCGAAGTAGATCGACTTGGCGCCGTCTACGAGGCCGACGATTTCACCCTCGCCGAGGAGCTCGACCACGCGAGCCTTCGCGTTCGAGCGCAGCGTGTTGGCCGCGTCCGATCCCTTCTTGGAGCCGCCCTTGCCGCCGCCTCCCATGAGGCCGCCCGAGCCGTGAATGTCAGTGCTGACTGATGTCAGCGCGCGCACGTCGTCCGTCATCGCGCTCTCCTCAGCCTTCCTGAACCGTGCCGGAGCGGACAGCCCCGATCGGGATGTCCTCGACGTCGATGCCGAAGGAGATCGGCAGCGAGCCGGTCATCACGCGGCCGTAGATCAGTGGGACCGGGTTGCCCTGCTCGGTGTTGTTGCCGGGACCCGAGAAGGAGAAGCTCTCCTCCTTCTTGGTCTCGTCCTTCGACTGCTCCTTCTTGGCGAGCATCTGCGAGACACCGGTGAGCGCCATCGAGACGCCCAGCATCGCAACGGTGCCCCACATCGAGCCCGCCGTAAGACCGGCAAGCGGAGCAGCCAGAGTGCCGCCCGAGGCAAAGATCGCCACACCAATGAGTGCGACTCCGAGAATGGTCTTCAGGATGCCGCCCGACTTCTTCGAGCCGGCCGTCACGGGGACGATGTGCAGATCGCCTGAGCCCAGGCGGAACTCGTTGATGTGCTCCTCGACGAGACGCATGCCGGTCGAGCGCTTGCCGCGGATGACCTCGTAGGAGCCCTCGGACAGAGCTTCGAGGAAGCGCTGCGGGAAGTTGGCCGCGAGCGCGCGCACGGCTTCGCCGGCCGTGGCGACGTTGAGATTGAAGGGGCCGCCGAACAGCTTCTTGAGCCGGCCGTGGAGAACGATCTTACGCATGGTTAGTCACCGATGACTTATCTTCCAGGGCGGCAAGACGCCGGTCGTTTGCTTCGTGGCGCAGCCAGGTGTGGACGGCTCGCGCCCAGATCCCGATCGGCTCGCGGCGTGACGCGCGCGTCGGCAGGTGATGCAGGATCAGGTGGCCTTCGAGCAGGACCCCGCAGTGGTTCGGGGTAGGGCTCTGGATGTTCACGAGGAAGGCATCGCCCGGCCGGGCTTCGTTGGCCGGGATGATGCGGAAGCCGTTGGCCCGGTAGTGGTCGAGCAGCATGTTCTGCGCGGCGAGCTCGCCCTCCTTGGCCCACCAGCCGTCACGCCGGGGCCAGTCAGGGAAGCTCACAGGGTCGAGCGGCCAGCCCGAGACACCCTGAGCAGCAAGCGCGTCCCGACCCAGCCGGTAGACGTCCCTGCCCAGGCAAAAGCAGTCCGCGACCCCGTGAACGAACGAGCGCCCAATCACCGGGGCGGGTTCGCCCTCGCTATCCCAGATGATCGGCGGGGCGATGTCCTTGTCGTCGAGGGCAACGATGACCCACGGCACAGCCGTCTGCTGCTGACCCTGCATATCCTGCGCGCTCGGGTAGAGCGGGCCGTTCGGGTGGCTGTGGACGACGGCCTGAACCTCCCTCCCCTCCTCCGCGAGCCTGGCCCAGATCTCGCCCGCGATGACGAAATCCGTCTCGGGGTCGAGCGCGTAGTTGAAGCAGGGCAGGTAGGCACCGTCGACCACGAGGCCGCAGGCTTCCTTGGGGAATTCGCGACGCGCATGCGCCTCGGCGGCCTGACGGGCGGCGACGGGGAGTTCGTAGCGCATCACTGCCTCACGCGGGCCATGCCGGGAAAGCCCCAGAAGGGGAGCGGATTTTCCTTGCCGAACCGGAGCTCGCAGTCGGACAGGCGCCGGCCGCAGGCGTCCTTGTCCGGGCTCGTGGGTTCACCCTTGCGGTTGAAGCAGGCCTCGCCCGTGTAGGGACAGGTCGCCTTCGAGTAGTCGAAGGTGCCGTCCCGATTGCGCCGGTAGCGGGCAACGCAGGTGTCGCGCAGCGCCTGCCGGCCAGGGATGAGTCGACCCTGCTGGTCGATCGAGGCCGAGAGCTTCCACTCGATGAAGATCGGGTTCTCGGAGACCTTCTGCTCGATCTCGAAAGTGTCGGGGCCGAAATAGGCGCCGGGGTCCGCGTCGGGCATGCCGTCGAGGAAGCGCGCGTAGGTGCGCACGCGCTGCATCTTGCAGCCGATCAGGTCGTCGCCATAGGTGTTCACGAGGCCCTGGATGACCTCGTTGGTGTTCGACAGCTTCACGGTCGGCGTGGGCAGCGCGCCCTGGCCGTTCAGCTCGTAGCCGGAGAAGTCGAGATCGACGGCCGTGTAGGTGACGCCGCCGAACTTGACAGCGCCGTCGGCATGCGCCGACTGCGTGAAGAAGTAGACCTGCCCGCCGATCGGAGTGCAATCGAGGCGGAACAGGAACACCTGATCGCCGGGCGACCGGCTCTGAACGGCGGAATGGATCGACATGAGGGCCCTGTGGGAAGGTCCTCATGATAAGTCAGTGGTGACTGACGTTCAACCTCAACCGAGGTTGAAGCTCTGGCGAAATACGCACTCGATCTTGTTGGGCGTGCCGCGCGTGCGGGTGATCTCCTTGCAGGTCCACTTGAGCTGCTCGGCCGTGTCCGAGAGCGTGTAATAGAAGTGGTCCGCACCCTTGTGCTTGCGGATGAACCCCTCGATCTGGTCGGCCTGCTCGACGTTGAGCCAGTCCCAGGACAGGCTCACGACGCGCCGGACGCTGTTCATGCCGTCGCCCATCGTCTGGGTGTAGCCGTCGCCGAAGTCGGCTTCGAGAAGCTTGAACTCCGGCTTGTCCTGGGACGTCGTGGGCGGAAGGGGCGGGTCGAAGGTTTCCATTTCTGTCCTTATCCGTTGAGCATGTTGCCGGGCCGGCGCTGAGCCATGATCTCGTCGACCACGATGGAGCGGATCGCACCCTCGGCCGCCTTTGCGGTCTGGGCTGCGAGGTCGGCGTTCTGCTGGGGCGTCCCGCCGTTCGCGTTGACCTGGATGGTCGGGGCGATGGTGACGATCTGCGAGCCCGAGGCCCCGCCCATCGCCTTCATCTGCTCCTTGGTGAACACGCCCTCGCCGCGCTGGGCGATGATCGGAACCTCGTCGGCACCGATGACGCCGCCCGTGTGGAAGCGGGGCGCGCCGGCGAACATGCCGGGCGAGACCATCCGGGACATCGAGAAGCCGGCGCCGACGATGCCGCCCGTGTGCATGGCGCCGAACATCTTCAGCCCGCCGCCCGCGGCACCGCCCGCCTTGGCTCCACCACCCTTGGCCGCTCCACCGCCCTTCAGGAGCGACTTCAGGCCACCGCCCTGCCCTCCTCCTCCTCCGAACATGCCGGACAGCGCCCACTTGAGCGCCATCTTGGTGATGTCCTTGGCGATCGACTGGAACAGCGAGGCGAAGTCGGCCTTGCCCGTCGTGACGAACTCGGCCAGGGCGTCGACGCCGCTGTCGAGCCAGCCCGTCATCGCCTTTTCCATGTTCTCGCCGAGCGAGGACCACTCCTTCATCTGCTTGCCGAGCGGGCTGCTCTGCGAGACCGACTGCCGGGCCAGGATCTGACGCTTGGCGAGCGCCTCCTCGGCCTGAGCACGCGCCTCGGTGCCCTCCTTGGTCTCGTTCACGAGCGCCTGAAGCCGCGCGATCTCCTCGTCGTGCATCGCCTGACGACGCTGGTCAGCCGTCATCAGCTCGCGCTCAAGGTCGCGGTTCTTCTTCTGCTCGGCGATCAGGCTCGTCTGGACCTCGATGTCCTTCGAGCGCGTGAAGGATTCGAGGTTCGAGGCGACCAGCTGGTCCTGCTGCGCCTTGCTCCAGTTGCTGTCGCCGCGCTTGATGAGCTCCTCGCCGGCCTTCTCGTCGCGCATCTGGTTGAAGCGCATCCGGTAGAGGCTCTCGGAGAGCTTGAGCGGGTTCTCGGCCTTGAGACGATCGGCGATGTCCTGCTGCTTGAAGTCGAGGTCGTCGCCGAGCGTCTTGTTGCGCTCGACAGCCGAGTTCAGCCGGGAGCGCAGGCGCCGGTTCTCGGCGAGCGTCTTCTCGGCCGCGTCGACCTTCATGGCCTCCTCGCGGATCTCCTTGTAGCGGTCGGCCATCGGGTTCGTCTGACCCTCGGCCTTGCCGAACACGCCGTCGCGGATCGCCTGGTCGATCTTGGAGAGCTTCGAGCCGGTGCCGGTCGCCTCCTCGTTGGTCTTCCGGAGCTCCAGACCGAGCTCCTTCACCTTGTCGGCAAGCGCGTTGTCGACCTTGAGGGCGTTCAGCTTCTGCTCCAGCTGGGTCAGACGCTCGACGGTCGCGCCCTGCTCGGCGTTGAGGCCGGTCGGGGTCGGCAGCCGGCTGTCATTGGCCTGCTGGGGCGCGTAGGTGCTCGACACACCCATCTTGTTGTTGGCCCAGTTCTTGAGCCAGCCGATGTCCTTGCCGCGCAGGAAGGCGTTCGCCGATACGGCGTCGGGCAGCACGGAGGAGACGCTCGCGCCGTCGTTGGCACGCAGCGCCTTGACCGCGCCCTGCGGCCCGAGGAAGTGGGCGAGATAGACCGTGGCGTCGTTGACCGTGACGCCGGCCTTCTTCAGGTAGGCCGCGTTCTCGCGGGCATACCAGACGATCGCCTCCTTCATCATGTCGGAGTTGGTGCGCAGCGCGAGCGCCTGCGCCTTCGTCATGTTCCGGAATTCGTCCGGGTGCATGTCGCGCAGGAAGTTCATCCAGGTGGTCTCGATGAACTGGCCGAGCCCGACGGCCGAAGACGTCGCCGCCTTCGCGTTCGGGTTTCCGCCGCTCTCCTGCTTGATGAGGCGCGAGAGGTAGCCGCTCGTGAGGCCGTCGCCCGAGGGCATGATGGTGCCACCGTTCGCCGAGCTCGACGTGGTGCCGCCGATGTTGACCTCGACGCCCGAGAGCGCGCCCACGCCGTCGCGCATGCGCTGGATCTGCTCGACGGCCTGCTTGAGGATGCCGACGAAGGTGTTGCCGCTGTTGATCGTCTCGGAGCCGAACAGCTGCTGCTGGACCGAGCGCGCGAGCGCGCCGGCCTGGTTCGTCGCGACCGTGAAGCCCTCATTGATCGAGACGAGCGAGCGCTCCAGCGGAGACGAGCCGGGGCCGACGCCGCTGTAGAAGCCCGAGTTGATCTTGGCCTTCCACTTGTCGACCTCGGACATGCCGCGGGTCTGCTCCTCGAAGATCTCCTGCCGGAGCTTCAGTTCGAGGGAGGCGGCATCGTTGTCGAACTTGGTCTTGCCTTCGAGCAGGTCGTCGAGGGCCTTCTTCTCCTCCTGGGCGGCGACGAGATCCTTGATGAGCTCCTGCACGCGACCGGAGTCGATCGGGCCATACTTGCCGGCAGCCAGGGCAGACTGAAGCTCGGCGACCTCCTTCGAGGCACCGGTCATCTCGGCGCGCACGCCCGCGATGGAATCCTTCAGGCCCTGGAGTGCGTTCTGGCCCTTCTTGTAGAGCTTGTCCTCGTCGAGGGGCTTGGAGAGCTGCGGGACCTCGATCTGCGACTTGGCGAGCTGCTCGCGCAGCTGCTTGGCCGTGTTGATGGCCTTCAGCTGACCGTCGAGCTCGCGCTCGGTCGCCTCACGCTGGAGACCGGACTGCCGGTCGAGCTGGGCCCGCAGGTCCTCGTAGCTGTCCTCGCGCTGGGCGATCTCCAGGTCGTAGATCGAAAGCTGGCGCTCGCGCTCGCGGCGCGCGTAGTCGGCCCGGATCTTCTCGGTCGACAGACCCTTCGCGGCCGCGTCGGCGAGGGCCTCGTCCTGGGCCTTCGCCATGTCGGTGCCCCAGATGTCGATCTGGCGACGCTGGCTCTGGATCATCTCGTCGAAGATCTTGAGCTTCTTGTCCGCCTCGCGCTGGGCGAGGTTGGTCGAGAACTCGGCGCCCGCAGCCTCGATCAGGCGCTGACCGTCAGCGAGCGTCTTGCGCTTGCCGGCGAGCTCCTCGTCGATCTCCTGGAGACGCTTGGCACGCGCGTTCGGGCCGATGCCGGCCGAGCCCGCATAGACGCCCTGGGTGCGCACGCTCTCGCGGCGCTTCTCCAGAGCGTCGATCTCCTTCTGCTGGTCCTGCAGGTCCTTGATGAACAGCTTGAGCGAGGCCTTGGCCGCGGCGCCGCCCAGCTCCTGAACCTCCTTCTTGGCGTCCTTCACCTTGGTGCCGAACAGGTCGAAGTAGGAGACGGCGAACGAGATGCCCGCGCCGACGGCGACCAGCACCGGGGCCAGCGCGGCGAGCGCGACCGCGGTGGCGAGAATCGCGGTGCGGGTCGCGGCGAGGCCGGCGCGCACGACGTTGAGCGCGTTGACGTAGGTGCCGAGGCTGTTGGCGCCCGTGACGAAGCCCGTGCCGAGCTGCACGATCGCGGCGTAGGTGTTGGTCAGCACCGTCCGGGCGGTCTGGAGCGGCGAGAACATGCCGTTCAGGATCACCTGGGCGAAGTTGGCCGCCGCACCCGCGGCCGAGCCGATGATGTTGACGCCACCGTTGAGCACGCCGATGAAGCCCGCCCACGCGGTCTGCATCAGCCCGACGTTGCCGACGAACCGGGTCTGGGCCGCGAGCGCGTTGTTGTAGACGCTCGGGATCGTGCCGATCGCGATCTGGTAGGCCGTCCACTGGGCGCGCGCGTTGCCCAGCGCCGTCATGACCGTGGTCAGGCCGCTCGTGACGACGGACAGCCCGAGGCCCGCGGCCAGCGTGTAGCCGACCGAGATGATCTCGTCCTTGAACTGGACGACCTTCTGGATCACCCGGTCGAAGACGCCGATCGCCGTGGTGAGGCCGGAGCCCAGCGCGTCCGCGAAATTGCCGGCCGACTTCGAGGTCAGGAAGTCGTTGAGCTCGACGGCCTTGTCCTTGACCGCCTGGAAGAAGCCGGTCTCGTTGCCGCCCACCCGGAGCTGCAGGTTCTGGAAGGAGTTGGCGATCGTGGCTGCGATACCGTTCCAGGACTGCATCTGAGCCTGGGCGGCGCCGCCGAAGGTGCGCTCCAGCTCGCCCTGGAGCAGGTTGATGCCGCGGCGCGCCTCGACGGTGCCGGTCGAGAGCTTCTGGACGAGCTCGCCGACGGTGACGCCCATGGAGCGGGCCATCAGCTCCGTGGCGCGCGGGACCGCCTCGCCGAGCTGCTGGCGCAGTTCTTCCATCTGGATGACGCCCTTGCCCGACATCTGCTGGATGGCGAGCGCGGCGCGCTTCATGACCTCTTCGGACCCTCCGAACGCCGCGACGGCGTTGACCAGGCCCTGCATCGAGCCCTTCATGGGATCGAGGCCGCCCGAGCGCAGCTTCACGAAGACGTCGGAGAGAGCCTGGAGCGAGTAGGGCGTCTGGCGCGCGAAGTCCCGGAGCTCCTGGACCTGCTGCTTGGCCTCCTTCAGCGGGTCGGCCGCCGAGGACATGCCCTTCATGAGGGTGGTGAGGCGCTCGAACTCGGCGTTGACCTTCACGATGTCGCCGGCCCAGCCGGTCGTCACGGTGCGGATGGCGCCAATCGCGGCGGATGCCATGCCCAGCGTGACGGTGACGTCGCGCAGGGTGCCGAGGAAGTTGGAGCTCGTGGACTGGAGCGCGTTGACCGACGTGATCGTCCGGCCGACGTTCTGCTGAAACTGCTGGACGCTCTCACCCGCGCGGATCATCCGCGTGGTGAACGAGCCATCGTCCAGTTCGATCTCTACGCGGATTGCCATCCCACTCGCCTCAGAAAGACATTGCCTTCAGTTCGGCGAGACCTGCGCGGTCGAGCTCCTCTTCGTGTGCTGCCTTACCGGAGCCCGTCATCTTCACGACGGTGCCCATCTGCTGCTGAAGCTTGTCGAAGGTCTTGCTGTAAGCTTCGGGGCTCTGTGCAGCTGCCATCACCTGCAACAGCCGAAGATCGCGTTCGGCTGAGAGACGATCAATGTTCTTGGAGTAGAGCCAGAAGGTCCGAAGCGGGAGCTTCAAGACCTTCTGGTGCTCCATGCCGTAGAAGGCGGATACGCGGGTGACGAGGAAGCCGAAGTCGATCGCTTCTACTCGGCCGCTGCCGGAGGGTTTGCGGGAGCTTCCTTCGCCACGGCGTTCTGCACCGCCTTGGTGCCGTCGTCGTTCTGGGCCGCGGCCATCAGCTTGTTCAGGTTGGCGAGCGGCATGGCGCGCAGCATCTTGTCGGTCATGGTCGGGAAGGCCCGAAGGATGACCTCGATCACGGTGTTGACCTCGGCTTCGAGGTCGCCGTCCTGGGCGCCGAGCTTCTGCAGGAGCTTGGTGTTGGCGACGAAGCTCTCGACGGTCACGGGGACCAGTTCGTGCTCCTTGCCGCCGAGCTTGACCACGAGCTTGCGCGGGAGATCCACGGCGTCGAGGTCGATGAAGGTGGTGTTGGTGTCGGCCATGTTGCCCTTCTGGCGTGCGAAAACTGACCGTAGCGGGTCTGCCACGGTCAGTCAGTAGTGACTTATCCTTCTGCCGAAGGCAAGGCTCAGCCGGAGACTTCGTTGTCGCCGACGACGAAGAGGGTCTTCGTGGTCGGGTCCGGGTAGCCCTTGAAGGTCGTGTTGTAGATCCGCTCGTCTTCGAGCTTGTAGGCGAACTGGAGCGCGCCCGAGGTCGCGGCCAGCGGGATCGTGAAGTCGTCGGAGCGGTCGTCCTCGGCGTTCGCCTGCGGGTGGAACCGGAGCTCCTTGGCGATCTTGAGGAGCGACGTGCCGACGGCGTTGGTCACGACGACCTTCTTGTCGGAGCCGGTGCCGACGAGCTTCGCGCCCGGCATGACCTTCACGAGGTTCTCCAGGGTCGTCTCGGCGAGCGGCACCTTGGCCGTCACGGTGCGACCCATGACCACTTCGTCGATCGGCGACTTGCCGAACTGGTCGACCTGGACCTCGTGGGTCTCGGTCTGCACTTCGACCTCGACGCCGCCCTTGGTGTAGCCGAGATCCTCGTCGCCGAAATACACCAGGCAGACGCCCAGCTTCACGTTCTTGGTGTCAGAAGCCATTTTCCCTACTCCTTGGTCTGGGCGTCAATCAGCCCTGACTGACCACATCAGACATGCGATGTCAGTCAGTGATGACTGACAATTCTAAAGCAGCACATAGGAGGCGTCCAGATTGATAGACCACTCCTTTCCATTTCCGTCCGAGCGCCGGTAGGTAATCGGCAGGGTCTGGGGCAGCAGATGGTTGATCCGCATCACCAGCCGCCCCTCGCTGTCCTTGAACTCGCGCTTGTAGAGCGTGAGCGCCTTGGAGAGCCGGCCGGCGAGCGGCCAGCCCGTCTCGTCCTTCTGGGCCCGGACGATCGCCTGGAGCGCCCGGCCGCGGTAGTAGCCCGGCAGCTCGTGGCAGATCTTGATGCCTTCGAGCGGCGTGCGCAGCAGGATGCCGACCTTGGTGTTGGCCGGCATCTCGTGCTCGAACAGGTCCTTGCCGACGGTGCCCAGCCCTTCCGCGGCCAGGTAGTCGGTGATGCAGTCGATCCTCATCCCTTGCTCCCAATCACGACGGCCTGAATGACGGCCTTCTCCAGCTTGGCCTTCTGATCCTCGACGGCGCGCGTCAGGTAGTGGCTCCCGATCTGCCGGCCGGGGTTGGCGTCGCGCTTGGCCGCGGTGCCGGGGCCGGGCCGGGCATCGTCGTAGTTCTCGTGGACTTCCATGGCGTATTCATCGACGTCCACGCCGTTGACCTGCCCGCCCGCGACGATCGAGATCGAGAGCCGGCGCCGCAGACCCGTGTAGTTGACCTCCTTGCGGATCGACTCCTCCAGATTGTGCTTGTCGACCGGGGCGTTCAGCTTGGCCTCGCGCACGATGGTGTCGGCGCCGCGGTGCATGGTCTTGCGGGCGTTCTCCGGCACCTTCTCGGCGACGTTGCGCAGCATCGCCATCACGCCCTCGAAGCCCGAGGTCTTGAGCTTAAACATCTTCGCCCTCCCACAGGACGAGCAGGGCCTCGTAGTGGTCGAGGCTGCCGAACACGTCGAGGCGCGGCTCCAGGCTCTCGACGCGCAGCGTCTGGCCCATGATGACGAAGCGGTCGCCCAGCCGCGGTGCGGTGTCGACCTCGAACAGGATCTTGGCGCTCGCCGTGTTCTCCTCGGCCGCGCCGCGGGACGCGGAGCCGTCGGTGCGCACGGACGTGATCGCCACGTTGCGCAGCAGGTGGATGACGCCGACGCGCGCGGGCGCCGGCGCGCCGTAGATCGGCTCACCGGTGCGATTGTGGCCGGTCAGGCGCGAGAGCATGCCTTCCGCGGTGCCGGTGAACCTCATGGGACGCTCCGATGGATGCCCGGCACGACGAGGATCGCCTCGGCGTTCGGGTGGAAGATGTCGTTGCGGACCTCGCCGTAGGCGGGCAGCGACGAATTCGAGGACAGGGCGAGCTCCATCCCGTGGACGCCGGCCTTGCCGTGAGCGTGCGCGACCTCGGCCGTCTCGATCCCGTGCTCGGCCAGCATGCAGAGCGTGACCTCGTTGAAGGCCGAGAGCAGCGACTGGCGCCAGGTCGAGCGCACGAACAGGCGCGAGGGCCACTTGCCGTTGCGCCGGTCCCGGAAATGGAAGGCCGGGGTCTCGTTCGAGCCGATCCGGTGCTGAATGAGCGCGGCCCGCTCGCTGATGCCCTGGGCGGCCGCGGCGATCTTCACCTGCAGGGCCGTCTGCCGCAGCGACTGCTGAAGCTGGGCGATGTCGCGCTCAATCTGAATCGTGATCTCGCGCACGAGATAGCCCTGCGTCGCGCTCAGGGTCTCGCTGGCGTGCGCCGGCAGATCGTCAGCATCATCGACGCCCAGATCGCGCGACGCTGCCCTAAGAGCTTCGTGCGCGATCGTGGCGATCTTCTCGGCGACGATGCCCGTCTCGGTGTCGAGGAAGGCACGGGCGAGGTTGTAGGCCTCCTCCCCTGCCCGCTCGATCATCCGCGGCGTGCCGAAGTCGAGGGCGCCGAGCGCGTCGGCGTAGATCAGGGACCAGGCGTCCACCAGGCCCTGGTAGCGGGCACCCGCGGCGTCGGCCGCGGGCGTCATCAGGTCGGTCGTAATCATGCGCGGGTCGTGACCATCCGGAGCTCGACGTAGCCGTTGAGCTGGTCAAGGGTCTCGCGGGCGATGCCGAGATCGAGCGGCGCGCCCGAGCGGAACATCGCCGAGCTCTCGCCGACGGTGCGCGACAGCAGGCCCTGGCGCCGGAAGTCGCTGGGCTGGCCGGGCATCAGGATCGCGTTGGCCTCGACCACCTGCGCGCGCCGCAGCGCCTTCTTGAACCGGTCCGGGAACTCGGCCCAGCGCTCCTCCGTCATCACGGGGAACTCGCGCGGGGTGACGCGCCAGGAGCAGCCGACGATGCGGTCGCGCCAGCCCTCCTCCTCGGCGTCCTCGCGCACGAAGTAGCCGAGCCGCGTCAGCCGCTGGTAGGCTTCGAGCAGCGCGGACTGCTTGGTCTCCTTGGTCGCGCGGGCGAAGGCGTCGAGCTTCACCATCTGGGCGGCCGTCAGCTCGGCGCCGGCTAGGCTCTGGAAGGAGTTCTTGAGCGGCTGGAGCTGGAGCGCCGCGCGCACCAGCCAGGTCTCGTCCTTACGCACGGTGCCGCGGGCCGTGTCGAACTCGATCTCCAGGGTCCGGGCGGCCATGGCGAGCCCGGCCGGGAGCGTGTTGGCCGCGGCCGGGATCTCGATTGCGATCTCGTTCTCGGGGATCTCGCTCACGAACACGGGATCGAGGACCACGCGGCCCTCGTCGTCGACGACCGTGTAGGTGATCCCGGTCGGCGAGATCTTCTCGCCGCTGCCGTTCTCCAGCGGCACGAGCACGATGTAGGCCTCGCCGGCCGGGATGTTGCGCATTACTCCGGCGCCTTCTCGTTCTCGTCGGACTGCTCGGTGCCCTTGGCAGCGTCGGCCTCGGGCTGCTCGGTCGGGGTCTCGTCGGCATCGCCCTCGGCGACGACATCGGGCTCCTCGGGAGCGGGCGTCTCGGGCTCGCGCGTGGTCTCGGAGCTGGCAGCCAGCGCGTCGGCCTGGGCCTTGAGCTTGGATTCGGCCTTCAGGATCTCCTTGACCAGCTCGTTGATCGAGCGGCCCTTGACCTTCAGCACGTCGCCGATCTCGCGCAGCCCGCCGATGCCCTTCTTCTCGGCGATCGCTTCGAGCTCCTCCTTGGAGTGGAACGTGAGCGCGAGCGGGTCGAGCTTGGGCTCCTTGGCCTTCTTGGCGTCGGCCTTGGCCTCGGCCTTCACGTCCTCGTCGCTGGCGCGCGCGAGCGGGGTCAGGACCGGGGCCGGGACGATGGCCGCGCCGTCCATGTTGTCCTGCAGGCCGGGCTTGCCGAGGCTGTTGCCGTCCTCGTCGACCTCCTCGACCGCGATCGTCGCCGCGATCACGACGAGCTGGCGCTTGGACACCAGGTCGACGGACACGCCGTCCGCGAACTCGACCATACCGAAATCGCCGTTGAAGCCTTCCCAGCCGGGCTGGGTGATCTTGATCCGCTTCGCCATTGTCAGGCGCCTCCAATCATCTGCTGGAGCTCGCCGCGCTTGTCGGCCGTCGCGAGCTGGGTGAAGCCGCCGACATGGGTCTCGCCCACGAAGATCTGCGGCAGGGTGTCGAACTGGCCCATGCGGGCGATCAGCTCGTCGCGGGCGGCCGGGCTCTCGTTCACGTCGGAATAGGCGAAGGTGAGCTTGCGGGCTTCGGCGAGCTGGACGGCGCGAGAACACCAGATGCAGTTCTTGCGGCCGTAGATGCGGATGGTCTGCATCGTGGTCCTCTGTCAGGGGGTTGATACGAAGAAGGGCGGGGATCTCTCCCCGCCCCTCTTTGGTAAGTCAGTGGTGACTGACCGTCCAGATTAAACGTTGGTGATACCCTTGAGACGGGCGACCGAGTGCGTGGCGCGCAGGACGGTGCCGGCATACCACTTCAGACGCCAGCGCTGGGCGTCCTTGCCTTCGAGCTTGCCGATCTCCTCGACACGCAGGCCGGCAGAGGCGCCGCCGTAGATGCCGTGGAAGCCGTCGGCCTCGTTGAGGCGCAGAGCGTAGATCGAGCAGGTGTTCTCGGCCGTGCCCTGGGTCTCGTCGGCGTTCATGTAGTCGTTGATGATGACCGGCGTGCCATCGAACGCCGGAATCGGGCGGCCGAAGTTCGGGATCATGATCGTGGTGGCGTCGTTGCCGCCCATGGCGCGAAGCAGCTGCTTGATGGCGCGCCAGGTGCCCTTGCGCATCATCAGGACGTCGCAGCCGTTCTTCACCGCGTCGCGGAGCTCGTCGAGCATGGTGAAGGTGACGGCCGAGCCGTTGAGGCCGGCGACGAGGGTCTGCTTGGCCGGCACGAGCTTCTTGATGCCGTCGAACTCCTTGCGGTTCACCGCGGAGTCGCCGTTCACCAGGGTGCGACGGAACTGACGGCCGAGGGCCTTCGCCTTGGCGGCCAGCTGGATCGCCAGCTGCGGGTTGGTCTCGCTCTGGGTCTCCAGGATGAAGTTGTCCAGATCGACGTGGCCCGCGAGGATGCGGAGCTTGGCCTGGACCTCATCGAAGGTCGCGGCGCCCTCGGGGATATCCTCGTAGGGGTCGAGGAACGCGCCCTCGGAGAGCTCCTTCTCGCGCACGTAGTCGTAGGCCTTGCCGTTCACGAACATGAACGGAACCAGGGCGAACATCTCGTCCTGGTCGATGATCTCTTCGATGACGCCGCGCTCCAGGTAGTCCTGGGACAGCTTTTCCGCCTCTTCACGAAGCAGGGGCATTTCACGTTCTCCTTACTTGATCCGAGGCTCGTCGGGATCAGTCAGTGGTGACTGACAAATTCTAACCCGACGAGCCAAGCCACTCCAAGCGGAAAAAGTCAGTAGTGACTTATTTTTCCGCGCTTAAGCGGACTTCTTTCCGTTCCGGGCCGCGAGAATGGCCGCGATACGGGCAGAGCCCTTCAGTTCACCATCGCCGATCTTGTCGGAGACCTTGGTGTTGTCGGTGGTATTGGACCGTCCGCCCGGAGCCAGCTTGCCCTTGAGCAGGCGCTCCTTGTCCGGATGGGCCTCGACCAGCTTCGCGATCGCCGTCTCGAACGGGACCGCCTTGCCCTGGGCGTCGACCAGCTGCGTGCGCTCGGAAGCGCCCTTGGGCTTGTCGTAGGCCACGGGCACGCCGTTGACCGTCTCGAAGTGGGCGCCGAACTCACGACGGGCGACCGAGGGCGGCAGCACGAGGTTGTCGGCGATGAACTTCGAGTTCAGGAACGAGGCGCCGACCGTCAGCTCCTCGATCGTCGCCAGCGCGGCAGCCAGCGCGGTGTCCTTCTGGCCGAGGAGGTCGTCCTTGGCCTTCAGGTCCTTCGTGTGCTGCTCGCCCATGGCCGCCTTCACCCGGTCGAAGTCGCCGCGCTGCTCGGCGAGCGCGAGCTCGTCCGCCTTGCGCTTGTCCTCGGCAGCGGCCGCATCCGTCACGAGCTTGCGCACCGCTTCGGGATCGAGCCCTTCCCAGGCCTTCAGCTGGCCTGTGAGCGTCTCGATCTGGGTCTTCTGCTTCATGTTCTCCTTGAGCAGCTTGGCGTCAGCATCGCTGGTGCCGGGCTTGGGCTCGGGAGCGGGCGGGTCCTGGGGCTTCGGCTCCGGCTTGGGCTCGGGAGCGCCGCCCTCGTTGGGCTTGTCGAAGACGGGCCGGGAGTGGCCGAAGGGATGGGTGAAGATCGAGTGCAGCGGGAAGCTGCGGGCGGTCTTGGTCACGTTCATGGTTCGCTCTCCTCTCGGCACAGTCTCTCGGCCGGTCGGGTTGAAGGGGCGCCGCAGTCTCTCGGGCGCCGATGGTGCGGCTTACGCCGCGGTCTTCTTCTGGTCCTTGTCCGTCACCTGACCCTGCTGGTTGGCCTTCCCAGCGTTCTTGGGCGGTGACTTCGAGGAGCCGGAAGCGTTGGACCCGCCTGGGGCGGGGAAACCGGTCGGAGGCGAGGTCGCCTCGAACATCTGCTTGGCGCGCTCGACGGGATCGACCGGCCAGGACTTCAGCTCGGCGAGCATCTTGGCCTTGATCTCCTCGGCGACGCCGGGGAACAGCTTGTCCACGATCTGCTTCATCTGCTCGGAGCGGATGGTCTTGGGCGCCTCGATCAGGCCGAGGTTCTGCGCGACCGTGAATTCATCGAACAGCGAGCGAACATCGAAGGTCTCGGGATACTTGACCACGCGCTCCTTGAGCGGCGTAGCCTTGTGCCAGAGCAGCACGAGTTCGTTCAGCTGGTGCTCGACCTGCTCCAGGCTCTGGGCCTTGGTCGTCAGGAGCGAGTTCAGCTTGTCGAAGTCGTAGGCCTTGGCGACGCCCGAGGAGTTGTCGATGCCGACGGCGTTGTCCTGCTTGGTCCGCTCGCCCGAGGCGCCGGCCGTGTTGTAGATCTCGGCGACGATCTTGTTGATCGCCGTGATGATGAGCTGGGCCTGGCGCGGGTCCGGGGACAGGTATTCGGGCGCGGCGCCGCCCTCCCCGTCGTAGAGGAAGATGCGCTTCGTCCCCATGTCCACGAGGGCGTTGTGGGCCTCGGTGCCGGGCAGGACGTTCTGGGCCGGCATGGCGAGCTGCGAGAACGCCTGATCCTGGATGATGGCATCCAGGTTCGACAGGTAGTTCGCGCTCGCCCGGTCCAGGTAGGCGATGTCGTCGATGAGGCCGGACGCCGAGTAGAGGTTCTCGCCGAGGATGTGGTCGGCGAAGAAGCACGGGACCCGGCCGATCGCGACGGGGCCCTGGTCGAGCAGGTCGACGCGCTGGGAGCCGCGCACGTCCTTGATCTCGAACAGCATCCACTCGTTGCGCGTCCAGAGCCGGTAGCGCACCTTGACCTTACCCGAGGCGTAGATCGGGTCCTTGTCGTCCCGGTAGGTCTCCTGCACGAAGACCCACAGCAGCTCGCCATCGTCGTCATGGAAGCCCATGTCGAGGATGTTCTGGGGACGGACGAAGTAGGTGTAGACGCGCGCGCCCTGCTCCTTCTCGTCGGCCTGACTCACCGCGTCGTCGGTCTTGGTGGAATCGACGAACACCAGCACGCGGCCGAGGATCGAGGTCGCGGTCGAGATGATGCGGATATACTGGTCGATCGTCAGCCCGGAGCGGGTGCAGTTCGCCCAGAAGTCCTTGAGCTCCTTCGGCGCGTCGTCCTTGCGGATGATGCTGCCCTTGAAGAGATACTTCTGGACGAGCTCCACGATCTCGCGCGTGTGGTTGAACCGATACGCGCGTTCGAGGCGATCCTTGTATTCCTTGTCGCCTTCCTTGATGTAGCGGAACACGTTGTCCTTGAACCACTCGCGGCCACCCTCGTAGGTGGCCTGGAGGAAGTTCCAGTGCGGCAGCTTGCCCTCATAGTCAGGGTGACGCCGCTTGAGCATCTCCTGAAGGACCTTCTGGGCAATCGCCACGACGCCGGCTCCTTACGCCAGGGCCGTGAAGGCGACGCGCGCGCCGGCCTTGTTCGGGGCACGCACGAACAGGGTCAGGCTCGGGTAGTTCAGCGGCAGCGGGCCGGACGCGCCGCGCAGCTGGTGCGCGGGCGCATCGAGCCCGGGCTCGGCGTCGGAGAGGACGAACAGCACATCGGCCGCGACCGGCAGCGCAGGCGAGGGAATGGTCTGCAGGAGACCCTGCGCCGGCCCGAGATCGAGCCAGTTCTCCTCGGTGATGTCGGTCTGGGTCGTTGCCATGGGTCTGTTCGTCCTTCGGAAGAGCTAGATGATAAGTCAGTGCTGACTGATCCACAAGATCACAGCGAAACGCCGAGGATCTTGATCTGACGCACCGGGAATTCGAGATCGAGGCAGTAGCCCAGCGCGTCGGCCGGGTGCTCGACGCCCGCGCTCTTGTCCACGTCGCGCGAGCCCGGCTTGTAGATCGTCTGCTCGAAGGCGTTGATGACGTGCTTGCAGTTCCGGTCCACCTTGAGCCGGATCGTGCCGTCGGCCGCCTTGAGCATCCGATTGACCGAGTTCACGCGGTCGGCCACCTTCGGGTGCTTCTTGCGATACTTGAGATTCTTGAACTCGGCGTCGCGCAGGATGTCGAGGTCGCTCTCGCCGCGGCCGTGGCCGCGCTGGGCGCCGGCCGGGTCCGGGTAGAGAATGATCCGCTTCTTGTGCTTGAAGAACTTGCGGTCGAGCTCCTGCGCGACCTCTTCGGTCGAGGAACCGGGCAGGATGATCTCGCCCACGATCCAGACCTCGCCGTTGTCCTGCAGCTGCATGATGACCGACGACATCGGGTCGATGTTGAAGTCCTGCCCGATCCAGATCGGCAGCTGCGGGTTGAAGGCGTAGTCGCCGACGTGGATGTTGCGGTCGAACGCATGGTAGACGCGGCCGCTCATCGTCTCGAAGCTCGCCTCGAACTCCTGACGGAACGACTTGTCGTCCATGTTCTGGCGCGCGTTCTCGATCTCCTCCAGCGGGATGAACGGCGACGTGATGGTCGGGAACTGCCAGGACTTGTGCGTGTTGCGGCGCAGCTTGCCCTTCGCGTCGCGATACGTGTCGCCGCGCTGGCCCTTCATGTAGACGTCGTAGAGCCAGTTGTAGGCCTTGGGCGTCCCGATGATGATGGCGCTGCCGCGGGTCGAGGCGAGCGTCGGCATCAGGACCTTGAACCAGGTGTCCGGCTCGATGTCCTGGGCCTCGTCGACCACGACCAGGTGCAGCGCGACGCCGCGCAGGCTGTCCGGCTTGTCCGCGCCCTTGCACTCGATCAGCGAGCCGTTGCGCAGCCGGATCGCCATCCGGGTCTCGTTGATCCGCTTGACCCACTTGGCCGGGATCGAATCCTTTAGCTCGTCCCACAGGATCGAGCGCGCCATCCCGTAGGTGGGCGCGACATACCAGACCTTCTGCTTGGACTTGGCCGCGGCAGCGGTGACGATCGAGATCCGCGCGAACTGGGTCTTGCCCCAGCGCCGGCCGGCAACGACCACCTTGACCCGGCGCGGATCGTTGAAGACCGTCGCCTGGCCGTGGTGGAGCTTATACTCAAGCGTCGCCATCGTCGCCTTCCTCGACGACGATCGCCTCGTCTTCGTCGACCACGATCGCGGCGTCCTCGTCCTCCACGAGGTCGCCGTCGTCCTCCTCCTGCTTCTCGCGCAGGGCCTTGATCTGCTCGTCGGTCAGGTTGCGGATCGAGAGCTCCGGCAGCTCGTTCTCGTCGACCTCATCGTGCGCGTTCAGGAGGTCGAAGATCTCCAGGCGGCCCATCCGGACGATCTTCATCGCCCGCTCGATCGTCTTCAGGTTGCCGTCCTCGGTCGAGAAGGCGCGCCCGTGGCGCTGCGCATCCGCGAGCCGGCCCATGGCCGCGCGCACGAGGTTGTTGGCGTAGCCGGTGTGTTCCTTCCGGACCTTCTCGATCAGGTGCTTGCGCTCGGCAGAGAGCTGCTCGGCCGTCTTGGCTGCGGGCACGGGTGCTGCGGCCGTCGCGGTCGTCTTGGCAGCCGCGGCCGTCGCCGTGGCGAGCTCATGGGCGCGCGAGCCCTTCTTCACGCCGTAGCGGAGGAAGCGCTTGCGCAGCGAGGCCGGCTTCACGCCGTAGCGGCTGCAGATCTCGTTGACCTCTGCGGTGCCGAGTTCCCACAGCTCCTTGATCTGAGCCCACTCAGCCGGGGTCAGTCGCTTCTCGCCGGAAGCTTCGATGTCCTTTTCCAGGCCCTCGTCGAGCTCCGGAGCCTCTGTCTCATTAGTCACTGCTGACTGACCTTTCCAAGCGCGCGTCCGGAGCCGCGTCCCTGTAATAGTAGTATATATAGTTACTTAGTATCTAGTCTTTATCAGGAGCGCGGACTTGGATCTTCCAAGACAGGCTCTCCGGCTGTGGGCCGGATCAGCTGATAAGCCAGAAGCGTCGGAGCGAGAGATAGCCTGCGTCCGGCTCCATACTTCCGGACGAGGAGCCCGTGCTGCTCCAGATACCGGATGGAATACTGGAGCGCCTGCGGGGTCGCCTCGTAGGAGAGATCGGCGTGCAGATCGACGAAGCTGAGGTCCCGGCCCGCATCTGCGGAGCCGAGCACCAGATCCATGATCTCACGCTGCTTTGCTGTGGCTGCGAAGCGCTTGCTCATGTCAGCACCAGGGGTTCGGTCGGCTTCTGCCGGTCGAATGCGGACAGAGGAAGGCTCTCGGGCAGGACCCGACCCTTGTCCGGGTTCTTCCAGACGCCATACATCGGCGAGGCCAACGTGATCTGTTGCAGGCTCCGGATCACGCGCCGCGCGTCCATCTCGTCGACCCGGCCCTGGCCCTTGTCGCGGTTGTTGCCGGTCTTCTCCAGCGCCGAGTGCCGGTAGTAGAAGTCGCGGGCGGCCTGGACGAGCTTCTCCTGCTCGGCCGGCGACTTGCCCGCGATCTCAGCCAGGATGGCCTCGTAGTCGGCCGGGTTCGCCTCGAAATGGCTGCGGAAGAACTTGAGCCCGGCCTCGAACTTGTTGGCGTTCATCGGCTTGACGAACTTGAACCCGGCCTTCTGCCCGAACAGGTTGAACTTCGACATGGACGACTGGATCTCCATGAAGGTGTTCCCCTCCATGCGCGAGACCAGGTTCATCATCCGGTAGCCGCAGCCGATCCCGCGATACATCGTGTCCACGACGAAGCGCGCGATCACCCGGAAGTTGGCGTTCAGGTAGACGTAGCGGTTGGTGTTGGTGAGCTTGGTCTCGTCTCCACCCGGCTTGAGGCGCGGGAAGGCGACGTGGCGCTCCTTGAGCAGCCCCTTGGGGTTCGAGGTCACGAGGACGCCGATCGTCTCGCCGTGGAGCGCCAGCTTCCAGAACCGGGGCCCGATCGGCAGGCTCTCGGCCTTGTAGTGCAGGTCGTGCAGCAGCTCCCAGTCGTCCTTGGTGCCCCGCTCGACGACCATCTCGTCGATCAGCGAAAATCGCGCAGGGGCGCTTTCACGCGCGATCAGCGTGTCGGGGCCGTCAAACACGACGGTCGCGCTGTGCGACGAACCTCGCGCAACGCTGGGGCATCCAATTTCGAGCGACATCTCAGATCGGGGCGTAGAAGAAAGCTCGAACGAGCAGGGCGGCCCCGCCCAGGCATCCAACGATGCGGGCGAGGTCAATGAAGGTGTCGAGGCTCACGGCTGCGGGCCGAGCGCGACGAGCACGACGAGGGAGAAAGCTCCGGCGAGGAGCACGCCCCAGAAGGCTTCCCGGATCGTCCTCACAGCGTCTCTCCGGCACTCGGATTGGTCCAGCGGGTGACGACCGGGCAGGAAACGCCTTCCCGGATGCCGGCCGAGATCGCGCGCCAGGCCATCGCCGGGATGTCCTCGCGGCGCAGGTCTTCGAGGATGACGGCGCCGTAGGTCTCCGCGGAGACGGCCGCGCGCTCCGAAGCGACCAGGCAGAGGCAATCCACCGTGGTTTCGCGCACCCGGTAGCCCATCAGCGGGGCCGAGGAGCGCCAGCCGGAGCGCCGGACGATGAGGATGGTGACGTTCTCGCTCACGACACGATCTCCCAGTCCTGGGCCAGCAGATCGGACTGCGAGCACAGCCACGGCACCCGGTTCTTACAGGCCGTGAACATGAACACGTAGGGAAGGCTCATCTTCGAGTGAGCGTCCGGCACCTGAAGCTCCAGATACATACCCTTGCCGTTCCAGCCGGCGCGGGCCACGCGCTTGCCGGCCTGCATCGCCTCGACGACCTCGCCGATCCGCAGACCCGTGGTCCGGGGCGCCTCGGCAGCCGGCGTGGTCAGGATCTTGGCCGCGGTGATGTTGAGGCGATCGGGCGCGCCGCCGAAGGTGATGTTGCCGATCACCAGATCGCCGTTCGTCTTGGCCTGGATGTCGACCTGCGAGCGCGGCTGTGAGGTCACGACGAGGCCCTCGGGCTCCCGGCTCGTGATGGTCACATCGTGATCGCCGATGACGATCTTGGTGTGAATGTCGGATTCGGTGCTCATACTGCTGCCTTCTCGACTTCCACCTTCTCGCGGAAGCGCTTGGTGATGGTGAGGGAGGGACCGAGCTCGTCCTTGAGGTCGGTGTGGGTGGTCGCGACCATCAGCGTCCGGCCGGCAGCGCGGGCCGCCTTCTGGACGTTGAAGGCGATGACCTTCGCGGTGACGCGATCGAGGACGGCGCCGAACTCGTCGGCGACCCACACATCGGCGTTCGAGCCGATGATCTTGGCGAGCTTCACCCGGTAGCGCTGACCGTCGGAGAGCTCGAACGGGCGCCGGATGAAGATCCAGGCGTCCGAAATGCCGGCCAGACCCAGCAGCCGCAGCCCCTCGGTCATGGAGCCACCCACCTGCTCGATGACGGGCTCGTCCGTGAGCTCGACCTCGTTGAGATCGGCCACGACCTTGCCGTCGGCGCGCAGCTTGCCCGTCAGGTCGCGCAGGAGCAGCGACTTGCCGGACCCGGACTGGCCGGTGATGTAGACGACATCGCCCTGGTTCAGCTCGACCAGCAGGTCGTCGTAGACGACGAAGCGCTTGTCGGAGAGGCCCAGACCGAAGGCCTCGGCGACTTCGAGCACGCGCGGCGTGCGCTCGACCGACGACGAGAAGGCGCGCGAGATCCGGTAGGTGCTCATGCGCCGAGCTCCGGATCGTCATCGCCGTCGTCGAGGATGATGACCTCATCGTCGGTCGGCTCGCCATATTCGGCCAGCTCCACGAGGTCGCCGCGCATCAGCTCCATCGCGCCGATCCAGCGCAGCGCCTCCTGCTCAACCCGCTTGCCGGCCGGCGTGCGCAGCGCGAGATCGAAGAAGCCCTCGCGCTCGCCCTTGCACGAGACGATCACCAGCGCGCCCTCGACCTCGCCGGCCTTGAGCCGGGCCAGGATGCGCTCGACCATCTCGACGGCCTCCTGATCGACCTTGGGCCGACGGACGCGCTTCTTCTTCTCGACCTTCTCCGGCACCCAGGCCGAGCGGGTCTTGATCGAGATGATCTTCGGCTCCGCGGCGCGCGCCTCCTCGGCCGCCTTCCGCTTGGCGTCGATCTCCTTGATGAGCGGGTTGTTCTCGAAATCAGGCATGGGAAGTCACCACTGACTGACAGGTGCGGACAAGCCGATCCTGGCTCGGCAGGCGCTTGATCGACCCGAGATAGAGAGCGTTGGCGAGGTAGCCCCGGCGCGCGCGGTCGCGGGCCGTGAAGTTCCAGGCGAGCCCGTCGCGGGTGCGCCAGAAGGCGTGGTAGCGCCCGAAGCGGTTGCGCTGGAAGCGCATCCGGGTCCCGCCGCAGACGAGCGCGACGAGGATGCAGTTGGCCGGGAAGCGCATCAGGCAGCGACCCCGAAGGCGTCGAGGAAGCCCATGAGGGCGTCCGCGCCGGTCTCGCCGGTCTCACCCTCGATCTTGGCGATGAAGGCCTTCACGCGCCGGCCCTGCTCGACCGTGAGCTTGCCGAAGCCGAGCGCATCCGCGACCCGCATGGTCGACGTGTCGACGGCCGCGGCCTTCTTGGTGTTCTCGACCTGCTGCTCCTCGACGGCCTCGGAGATGTCCTCGACGAAGGCGCTCTCGTCGAACTCGGCCGGGTCCTCGGTGAGGAAGCTGAGCTCCTTGGCCTCGTAGCCGAGCAGGTTGACGTCCACGTCGTCCTCGCCGGCGAGCCAGGTCAGGCTCTCGCGGATCTGGGCGGTGTCGTAGTCCTGGGTGGACGCCTTGTTGTCGGCCAGGCGCATCGCCTCGGCCTGGGCGTCGGAGAGACCCTTCACCACGACGGCCGGGACGGACTTGAGGCCCATCTCGATCGCAGCCAGGCGCCGGCCGTGGCCCGCGATGATCTCGCCGTTCTCGCGCAGGATCAGCGGCTGGGTCCAGACGCCCGCGCCGCGGATGACGCCGACGAGCTTCTTCGTCGTCTCCGGCGTGTGCTTCTTGGCGTTCTTCGCGTAGGGCTTGAGCTTGCCGATCGGCCAGTGCTCGATGGGCAGGTCAGTCAGCGTCGTCATCGGCCCAGTCCTTGATGATGTCGTAGAGGTCGCGCTCGGTGGGCTCGTTGTCCCGGATGCGAGGCTCGAAGTTCTCCCCGCAGCCGCAGGTGCGGCAGGCGGGATTGCGGTTCACCCGCCCGGTCGAGAAGAAGAGGCAGCTCCGGCAATCCTCGAACCGGGGCTCGATGCGCTCGTGAACCCGAATGCCGCGATCACGCATCGAGGGCGTCCGGGAAGTCGACGGTTGCGGGAGCGGTCTTGCCGAGCAGCAGGTGGACCAGCGCGTCGCCGGCATTCTGGAGCTCGGAGCCGGCCGTGAAGCCCTGGCGCTTCTGGGTCCGGGCGATCAGCTCGGCGAGCTTGTCGGCGTCGCCCTCGGGCACCTGGAAGCGCATGACCCGGTGGGTCTTCGGGGCGGCCGGGAGCTTGGGCTCCTCGGGATCGCTCGTGGCATCCGATTCGGACTCGCCAGCGTCGAGATCGAGCTTGTCGAGCGCTATATCGACCGACGAGAAGATCTGCGTAATGTCGTCGTTGCTCCAGGGGAGAATTTCCTGAAAGTCGAAGCCGTCACCAAAGCCCTTGAGCAGTTCCGCCAGCTCGATGGCGTCGTCACTGCCGTAGCGCTCGTTCAGGACCAGGCCGATCTGCTTGGCCTCGTCTTCGGAGATCGGTCCCAGGTTCAGCACCGGGATCAGCGGCACCTTGAGCTGAACGCAAATCTGAACGCGATGCTCGCCGCTCAGAATTTCGAGGTCCTTGCCGTTTTCGCGAACGACAATGGATTCGATCAGACCAAGCCGACGGATCGACGCCGTAAGCTTCGCCTCGTTCTCGGGTGAAACGTGGTTGGTGTTCCACGAGTTCGGCACCAGCCGGTCCGGTGGAAGCGAGAGGGCCTTGGGATACATGGGAGCCTGTGATAAGTCAGTGGTTACTTACCATAGGCGAAGCGGAAGGCAAGGTAAATCAGTGGTGACTGATCGCGTCACGATGGCCCGCGGGGTCGTCAACGCGCAGCTCGTCGGGGCCTCGAAGGAGGTCAAGGCGATGGCGCACGAGGTTCTCAGCTACGCCGTCGAGGGCGCTGAGTTTTCAGCGGCCTTCGGGCCGGGCAAGTGGGACGGTCGATCCTCCTTCTTCGCGAACGCGACCTGCCGGTTCCCGGCCGGCTTCGCCCACATGCTCCACGCGGAGCTCACGCGCCGCGGCGTGAAGGTCCAGATCGCAGCCAACCCGCTGCCGAAGCCCAAGGGCTCTCCGGACGTCCTGAGCGACGAGGAGCGCGACGGAGATCCCCGCTACGCCTATCAGCCCCGCACGATCCGGCAGCTGCTGAAGCACGGCCGCGGCATCGCCCAGATCGCCACGGGCGGCGGCAAGTCGCGGATCGCCCGGCTCGGCGCGCGGGCGCTGCGCATGCCCACCCTCTTCATCACGACGCGCGGCGTGCTGATGCACCAGATGAAGGAGGGCTTCGAGGAGGACGGCTGGCGCGTCGGCGTGATCGGTGACGGCGAGTGGTCCCCGGTGCGCGGCATCAACGTCGCGATGGTGCAGACCCTGATGGCCCGGCTCGCCGAGGGCTCGGTCGAGAAGGAGCTCACCGCGATCATCGAGCGCCGGGCGCGCGCCGAGGAGCAGGAGAAGCTCGACCTCAAGAAGTCCATGAAGGCCTCGAACGCCAAGCCCGGCGACATCCACAAGATGCTCGACCGGCTGGAGAAGCGCCAGGAGAGCGAGCGGCTCTCGGACGAGGCCCTGGCGAAGGAAGCGACCGCGAAGGCCGATCGCCAGAACAAGCTGCGCGCGACCACGATCAAGTTCCTGGAGATGATCGAGTTCGTGATCGGCGAGGAGGCGCACGAGGCGGGCGGCAACAGCTACTTCGAGATCCTGCGCCACTGCAAGAACGCCCACTACCGGCTGGCGCTGACCGCGACGCCCTTCATGCGGGACGACGCCGAGGACAACATGCGCCTCATGGCCGCGTTCGGCCCGATCCTGATCCAGGTCACGGAGAAGGAGCTGATCGACAAGGGCATCCTGGCGACGCCCTATTTCAAGTATGTGGACACGAGCCCGCCCAAGGCCCTGTTCAAGACCACGCCCTACCAGCGCGCCTACAAGGTCGGGATCTCCGAGAACTCGATCCGGAACGCGGTGATCGTCAACGAGGCGATGAAGGGCGTGCGCGCCGGCCTGCCGGTGATGATCCTGGTTCAGCACAAGGCGCACGGGGTCAACGTGCAGACCGCGCTGGAGACGGCCGGCGCCAAGGTCCGCTTCATCCAGGGCGAGGACAACCAGAAGGCCCGCAAGGCGGCGCTGGCCGGGCTGAAGACCGGCTCGATCGAGGTCCTGATCGGCACGACGATTCTGGACGTCGGCGTCGACGTTCCGGCCGTCGGTATGGTCATCCTGGCCGGCGCCGGCAAGGCAGAGGTCGCGCTCCGGCAGCGGATCGGTCGCGGGCTGCGCGCCAAGAAGGGTGTCCCGAATATCGCCTTCATTCTCGACTTCGTGGACAAGCAGAACACCCATCTGCGCGACCACGCCCGGCAGCGCCGCGGCATCGTCGAGGCCACGCCTGGATTCGCCGAGCGCATCCTGCTCCCGAACCAGGACTTCCCCTGGCACCTGCTCGTTTCGGCAGCGCAGGCCGCGTAGATCCAGCTATAGAGAGCAGCATGAGCAACGCACGCAAGCCGGTCGATCCGGTCCACTTCTTCGATGCGCGGGGCAATCACGTCTCGCGTCTCGATCGCCTGGAGCAGGAGAACGCCCGGCTCCGGGCCCGCAACGAACGGCTCGTGGCGATGCTGCGGGCCCTGAAGCGCAAGGCCGCTCTCGCGGGCGACCAGGCTCCCGACGTCACCACCCTTCACTAACCCCTCCCCTGCCAAATTCTGTAGCCCGAACAAGGGCTTAGTGCGGCTTCCATCATCAGTCAGCAGTGACTTAGCATCCCATGAGCACCACCCTTCCCCGCTACATCGCCCTCTGCGGCAACCCGAAGGCCGGCAAGACGCTGGTCCAGACGATCCTGCAGCAGGACTACGGCGTCCAGCCGATCGACGACGGGCTCCCCTTGCGCGAGATCGCCGTCCAGCAGTTCGGGCTGACCTGGGATCAGGTCTCGACCCAGGCCGGCAAGACCGAGTTCGTCGACGTCAACGGCCAGCCCTGGCAGATCCGCAAGATCCTCGGCGAGATCGGCAACGCGCTGGAAGACAAGTTCGGCCGCAACATCCTGCCGGCGCTCGCCATCCCGCGCGCCGAGCGTGAGCACCCGGACGCGAAGGCCTTCTCCTTCGGCTCGGTGCGCCGCGATCAGGGCCTCGTCTACCGGGACCGGCTCGGGATGGTGATCGGCGTCCGGAACCCGCTGGCGCCGCCCACGGGCAACGAGTTCGACACCTTCGACGAGACCATCGTCGATTTCTGGATCGAGAACGACGGCGTGAGCATCGACAACCTCAAGCGCGAGGTCGCCGCGGCGCTCAAGCACTGGGACGCGCTGATGCACTGCGCCCAGACGATCGCTCGGAGGGCTGCGTGATGGCCTGGTTCCGCTTTTGGGTGAACGCCGCCCTGACCGCCCAGGGTCTCTCCATCGCCTACTGGACGGCTGTCTCGAATGAGGCGGCCGACCTGATCGAGAAGGATCTCCAGCCATGACCTGGGGAGGCCTCACCGCGACCAACGGGCACGCGGAGCTCGACACCAGCCGCGTCCGGCAGGGCCTCGACTTCTTCGAGGTCCGATCCGACGGCTCCGGCGAGCTGCTGGGCTGGGTCCAGGGCATCGACGGCGTTCAGGTCGAGCGCGAGAAGTCCGAGCGGATCACCTTCAACACGGTCGATGTCGACGACGAGGACATGAGCTTCGTGGTCGAGAGCGACGAGTTCGGTGCGGTCGAGATCCGCGACCAGCCGATCCTGTCGTTCCGGGTGCGCGAGCGCAAGATCACCTACCGCGGCGCCGATCTCGACCAGAGCCCGAAGCCCTACGAGAACGAGACGCCGCGCTACGCCACCCGCACGCACGGGACCGCCTGGGGCAGCATCAACTACACCTGGCGCGCGCTCGCGGTCTCAGCCGAGGAAGCCGAGCTCCTGTTCGACTATCCCGAATTCGTGCCCCACACGCCCAAGCCCAACATGCACGAGGTCGCCGGCCTGCTCGAAGAGGAGCTGTTCCACGGCAAGCTCCCGAGGGCGCCGCAGCTCGAAGGCGTGAACTACGCAGAAACGGATGCTCACGAGCTTGCTCGACAGATCACGAGAGCCGTGACGAAGGAGCACGAGCGGAGCAATCTCGGTGGATCGTGGACGCCCTCCTATCCCGGCCGCGCCGGCTCGGGGTTCCAGTCATGAGCGGCTTCCGCAAGCAGAACTTCTGCGACCTGCTCGATCCGTTCCAGGAGGAGTTCAACCGGTTCATGCTGGGCGAGCTTCTCGGCAGCGGGGAGAGCCGCGTCGTCTACGCCCAGCCCGACGGCAAGAATCTGGTCTTCAAGGTCGAGGCCGGCTGGAACAAGGGCGAGTTCCACAACGTCCGTGAGTGGAACCTCTGGAAGGAGCTTGAGGACTATCCCGACGCCCGCGCCTGGCTGGCGCCCTGTCGCGCGATCTCCGAGGGCGGGAAGATCCTCGCCCAGGCCCGCGTGCGCCCGCTCAAGGGGATCGAGGAGCTCAAGGGCATCAAGATCCCCGACTTCCTCGGTGACTGCCACTGGGGCAACCTCGGGCACTACAAGGGCCGGATCGTCTGCCACGACTACGCCTACAACCGGGTCAGCGAGAAGGCGGCCCGCAGCTTCCGGCTCATCAAGAACCGGCGCGAGGACGGGTAGCGTTCCGGGTCCGTTCCCTACCCGTTAACCGGGCCTTAACGTAAGCATGGGCGAATCCGCTTGTCAGCGACTTCGCGAAACGGAAATCCGCCCATGCTCACCATAGCTTGCCTCTCCCAGAAGGGTGGCGTCGGTAAAAGCACCCTCACCCGACTGATCGCCCGCAGCTACGCGGCTGCCGGCTGGCGCGTGAAGATCGCCGACCTCAACACCAAGCAGAAGACGTCCGTGGACTGGGCCTCGCTCCGGATGGAAGCGAACCTGGAGCCGTCCGTCTCGGCCGAGCCCTTCGCCAACGTGCGCCAGGCGCTCCTGCAGTCGATGAACTACGACCTCATGGTGTTCGACGGCCGCCCCGATTCCGAGACCGCGGGCCGTGACGTCGCCAAGGAGGCAGACCTCATCATCGTGCCGACCTCGGTCGCGCTCGACGACCTCGCCCCGCAGGTGAAGTTCGCCCACGAGCTGATCTCCAACGGCATCGAGCGCAAGCGCATCCTCTTCGTCATCAACCAGACGGGCGAGAGCCAGGTCGAGGTCAACGACGCGCGCGAGTATGTCCGGGTCGCCGGCTACGGCGTCTGCGAGACCCACATCTCGGCCAAGCCCAGCTACCGGACCGCGCAGAACACCGGCCGCGCCCTGAACGAGACCACCTTCCCCTCGCTCAATGAGCGCGCCGACGCCCTGATGCAGGAGGTCGTGGATAAGGTCGCCGAGCTCGATCCCCGCGCCTCCCAGCGTGCCTCCCTGATCGCCAAGGTGCCCGCATGAGCCGTCTGAAGATCGCCCCGCCTCCCATGCCGGCCGAGCCGGCGCCCGAAGTCGTTCCAGAGCCCGTAGAGGCGCCCTCCCCTGCTCCGGCTCCCAAGGTCGACGCGCGTCCCTCGCGGCTGTCTGCGGCCCCGCCCAAGCTCGCGCAGGCCCCGATCAACCTGCACCTGCCCAGCGAAGGCTTCGTCGACCTCAATTTCAAGGTCGAGCCCGAGCTGCGCCAGCGCTTCAAGCTCGAAGCCGTCCGCCGCGGCATGTCGAACAAGGAGCTGCTCGAAGCCTGCTTCACCGTCTACCTGGAGACGTTCCCCTCGGACGAGCCCATGCCGACCATCAAGCGTCCGACAGCAGAGACGCTCGCCCGGCGTCGGGAGAAGCGGCTGGAGCGCGAGAAGCGTCTCGAACGCATCCGGTCGCGCCAATGAGCGCCGGCCCCGAGGAGATCGACCTGCTGGAGCTGGCCCGCGAGCTCATGCGGCAGTTCACGCCCGAGGAGAGAACCGAAGTGGTCCGCGAAGCGGACCGTCTCGGGATCTCCGAGGAATACGTCGTCCTCGAAGCCATCCTGCAGCTCGATCTGTCCGAGTTCGCGCACGGGGAATTGGGGAGTGGGGAGCCTGGGACCCAAGGATGATCGCCGGGGATCTGGTGCCTCTCCCAAGGACCGGCCGGAGATGCTGGTGGACACCCGAGGCATAGCCCAGAGCGCGTGAGTGTGGCTCTAGGACATCACTGTGTCTCAAAAACTACAGTGACAAACGTGCAACGTGATGCGCGCGTGCATCAGTGTGTCACGCGCGCATCAGTGTGTCATGCTTGCTCGTCAAGCACTAATTCGACGCAATGCATAAGAAAACGCTTGAAGTCTGCGAAGTTGTCGAAGCGAAAACATTGCTTCTGCAATGTAATGTTTTCGTCAAAGTTAAGATCAGAGCATGCATAATGCGCATCGTTAAGCGTGCGCACAACGACGTGATGAAAGCTGTCGTGCTTGCGTTCGATGCGCACAGCGTCGATGTAGTGAAACTGCATCACAAGCATTTCAACGCGCTCGCTGTAAGCGTCAAAATCGTCGCGCGCGCTCATGTCAGTGCGATAGTCTGCGAAGCTGTCGAACGCGCTCATCAGCGCTTGCTCTTGCGCGAGCTTGCGTGTCTCAGCGTTCATCTCAGCGATATCTTGAAGCGTCATGACGAAAACTCTCTGTGTTGCTGACAAATGCTTGTCGCATGCGTTCGCATTGCAAGTCAATCACTGCTGACTGACTTTTTCGAGCTTTTTGCGCGCGCGATGCTTCGCGACACGCAAGCGCGCATCTTCGTCTCTGTGCGACGCGACAAGCGCTAGATAAGCTTCGCGTGCGCGTTGCTTCTCTGTGCGAAGCTCGCTCAGACGCGCTTCGATTGACGCGATTTCAGCGCGCAGAGCGTCAGACTTGCACATAGCGTTTGCTTCTCATGAGAGCGTCGCACAGCGCGTTCGCGCGCTCTGAGCTAGTGAGAGCGCTAGAGACGCGCGAAGCGTCTCTAGCGTGCGTCTGAGCGCTTAGAGCGCGACGTTCAGCGCTTTCGCGAGACGCTTCGTCGTCGTCGCGCTCAGATTGAGCTTGTAAGCGACTTTGTTCATGTCGTCGCGCGTCTCTGTCAGCACGTCGAACATTTGCAGCGCATTGATGCTAGAGCTTGACTGAGTGTCAGCAGTGCTTGCAGCGATGCTGCGAGCGTAGCGCGAAATCAGTTGCTCTTTCGTCGCGTCGCACTTGAGCGCGTCGCACAGCGACGCTTGAGCGTCAGCGTGCGTCATGCTCTTGTCAGCTTTCGTCAGATTGAGAGCAGTCAAGAAAACGTGCTTGCTGTAGACGTTCAGCGCTTCAGCTTTGACAGCAGCGCGCGCGACGTTGAACACTTTCTCAGCGCTGTAGACGTTGAAACGCTTGTTGCGACGCTCTTGACGATTGATGAAGTCAGCAGCGACGTTCGCAGTGTGCATGACTTCGCAAACGACGTCTGACGCGAAGTCAGCGCGAAGCGACTTGAACGTCTTGAAAATGTTTTCGTTAGCGTTGTTCTCGCGCTCATAAGCTTCGCGAGCGTCGAAAGCAGAAGTGAGAGCGAGCTTGTAAGCAGTGACAGCTTCGTTCTTCGCGACGTTGTTGCTCATGTCTGTGTCTCTCTGTGTTTGTGTGCTGACAAGAGACAATTTAGTCAGTTCGCATTGAGAGTCAATCAGCACTGAGTGACTTTTTGCAGAAAATAGGAATTTTCTTCTGAGACGCATTCTTGCTCTTGACAGTAGCAAGCGAGCAACACGAGCGTGTGCGCAATCTACATGCGCACAATTCAATGATGCACGATGTATTGCGCACGATTTAAGAGCGCTTGATCGAGTGATGCGCGAGCGATCGAGCCCGCGCCGCGCCATGGGTCTCTACCGAAGCCCGCCCCAAGCCGTTCCTAATTTCCGGAACCGGATGGGTCAACGGCGTCCGCCCATGGCAGCCCGATCCCTCCCATGGCACTCCATGGGGCACCAATGCGAAAATATCGTCTCAGGAGGCCCGTGGAAGCCCGCGGCAGGCTCCGGAGCTGTCCACGGTGCTCCGGACCCTCCCATGGGGCTCCTGCGCGCCCCTGTGCGATCCCATGGGCTGATCGAGCGCAACGATATGGGGCGCCCCTCGCGAGACGCCCCTCTGTGTGTCGCGCGTGCTGCGCTACCCCTTACGCGAACGCTTCCTCGCGCAGCTCCAGTGCTTCGGCGCGCTCGCGGGCCTTGCGGTCGATCATGCGCTTGCGCTCGGTGCGGCGTCGCGCGATCTCACGCTCCGCATCCTCGACGTAGAAGCTGTCGAGCTCTCCCTCGACGAACTCACGGTAGGGCACGCCCAGGGCCCGAGCGACACGCATTTCCATTTTCTCCTCTTGGTCGATGATCTTGCTGAGATGCTGCTTCTGGACGTTCGGAGCAGCGGCGAGGGCGGCATTCGTGAACTCGATCGCGTCGGCGAGGGCGTTGACGACAGAAGAAACGAGATGGCGCATTGGTTGATCTCTTGTCTTGTGAAGCGCTGCGCTTCGTTGCTGACAAGAATGACTATGCACTACGAAATGTATGGATAGAACTGGTGCGTTGTGGTGCAGTATGGGGCGACATGGATATTAGGATACGTCTCCGGCACGGGACGCGGCCCCACCCCACGGCCTCCCATGGGACCCCGCGGCAGGCCGTGGATCACCGGACCGTGCCCATGGGAAGCCGAGGAAAGCCGGACCGTGGAGGACCGTGGCCTGCCATGGACCATACCAGGGCCCGCCCCTAGCCGTTCCTAATTCCCAGAACCGGAAGCGCGGGCTCCCATGGGGCGGACCGAGGCAAGAGAAAGGGGCGCACAGGGCGCCCCAGTCTCGTCTCGGGTCTTAGGCGGCCTTCTGGATCTTCTCCTTGAGCGCCGCGGTGATCGGGGCGTCGGTCAGGGTGAAGGTGGGGTTGCGGCTCGATCCCTCGCGCTTGACAACCCCGAGGGTCTCCAGGGCCTGCATGGTCGAGGACGCTTGGGTCGGCGCGGTGCTCGCGGAGACCGTGTGGCGCGTCAGGTGCTTCCGGACCGCGATCTCGACCCCATACTTGTCCGAGGCGCACGCCTTGGCGAGTTCGAGGCTGAAGGCGTGCCCCGCGGCTTGCAGCGCGAAGATCGACTTGAGGCAGGCGCGGTTGATGGCGTTCTTGACCTCACCCGCGTCGCTGCCGAGGGCGCGCAGGATGTCGACCACTTTGTCGATGGCGTAGACGTTGTAGCGCGACCCGTCGTGCTGCGTGCGGTTCACGAAGGCGGTGTCGACAGCGGCTGCGATCAGCACGCGGGCCGGAGCCTTGGAGACGCCCATGCCCTCCCGCGCCTTCTTCAGGGTGCGCTGGATGTTGTGGCCGTCGCCTTTCTTCTGGAGCTCGAACTGGGCGCGCTCGTCGATCGCGGCGTTGATGGTGCGCTGGGCCATCTCGATGTCCGTGTCGTCGAGCAGGTCCATCAGCTCCCGGAAGCTCGGGCCGGTCGGGGTAGCGGGCGCTTGGAGCTCGTCGCGCATCTCCTCGGCAGCGATCTCCTGAGCCACGAGATCGAGGACCGCATCGGACGCCTCGGCCTCTTGGACCGGCAGGTCTGCGAAGGTCTCTTCGAGGCTCAGTTGGATCGCGGCGAGGCGCTCGCTCTCGGCAGCGGCGTCGCGGGTGGCGATCATGGCGTCGTGCTGGAGTTCTCCGAAGTTGACGTTGATCTTCGGGGCGTCGTTCTTGAAGGACTTGCGGGTGCGAGCGGTCTTAGCGGTCATCTGTCTGTCTTTCGTCTGTGAAGCGCTGCGCTTCGTTGCTGACGAAGACTAGAAACGATATTTAGGCTAGGGATGCTACTGGCACGTTATGGAAGCTCTAAGCTTCTGGATACACGCTCGCGTGCTCTATATACGTGAGAGCCGATCTCCGGGCGCGCCATGGGAGGCCGAGGAGCCCCTTGGGTCGCCGGTGCCTGCCATGAAATCCCATGGGAGCCCGTGGGTCGCCGGACGCTTGGAAATCCAAGAGCTCCAAGTCCGCGTTCCTGTAAATAGGTATATACAGGTAGATAGTAGGTAATAGGTTTTTACAGGAACGCGGACTTGGAGATTTCCATGGGATCTCCGGCGACCCGAGGCGTTCCGTGGATCGTTCCAGGGCCCGCCCCTGGCCGTTCCTAAATTCCGGATCAGGAAGACAGACCGCTGCCGGTGCCCCTCAAGCGGTCCGGACGAGACCTCGGGGCACCGGTCAGCAGCGTCAGCAACAAGCAGGCACAGAGAGAGCCCAGAGGCAGCTGCGCGTCCGGCGCGCTGCGCTTGCAGTGATAGAGATACAGCAGCGATCGTGGCGAGGCTACCGGATGCGTGTGGGCGTCCAAGGTGTTCGGGGATCGGTGGACGTAGAGGGAAACGGGCGCCGCGCGGCCGTGTCTATCTGATCCCTCTCCCAGCTATTCCCCACTCCCCGGCTCTCTATGGGCTCACACACGCTGGCGTCTCTCTAGGGGCTGTCTCTCCCCTCCCCTACGCGCTCCCCACAGACGCTCTCTCGCTCGTGTCTCTCTGATGCTGATGCGCTCTATTCGTTGGATGCGTCGCTCGCTTCGCTCAGAGCATCACACAGCGCGTTTCGTTCGTTCTGTGTCTCTCTGACGCTCTCACATGCTTCCCGACGCTCTATGAGCTTCTCATGCGATTTGCCCCTAAGACGCTCTCGATCGGGTCCATGTCTCTCTAGAGCTGATTGATGGTTTTGGGCTGCGAAATCGGGCTGCTCGGGCTCATGTCCCCTGATGAGACATTTTCCGCAAAATCGCGTTCGCATTGGATTTTGATGGGACATCCATAGGACATCCAGGTGACATCCATGGGACATCGGTGAGACATTCGCGGCCCTCGCCCGATAGTTCGCATTGAGGTTCGAGGGGACATGCAGGTGACGTCCATGGGACATCCATGAGACAGGCCTGGCCTCTCCGGACCGTGGCCTGTGTGAGCCTGGACCAGGCTTCCATGGACCGGGTGCTCTACGAAGAAGGGGCGCCCGTGGTGCGCCCCTGTGTGGTCCTAGTCCTCGCTCTCCTTCCGGAGCTGCTCACGGTCGTCGAGATCATCCACGATGTCCCAGACCTTCCCCTCCCAGTCGTCGTTGTCGTCGGGGAACTCGTTCTCGCCGAGCCTGCGGAACTCTTCGACATGCGCGTTCACGGGATAGTGGAGCTTCCGGAAGGCTCTCTTGAGCTCCAGCAGCTCCTCCTCGGTGGGTGGCGTGTCTCGATCGAAGTCGATGTCCCTGGTGTCGCCTCCCGAGCCCGAGCCGCCCCGTTCGTAGCCGAAGCGCGCCGCGATCTCCTCGATGTCGCCGTCGCTGCCCTCGCTGCGCTCGTAGGTGACTTCGAGGCTGTAGTTGATGCTGGTCATGACGCTCTCGCTCTGTCGATAGATGCACTATGCGCGAGAGACGTCGGCATGTCGGTTGGGAGCTCGCGGCTCAATACCAATACCAGTCCGCGGTCTGTGCGGGTCCGGAGAGCGGCGCCGTGGTCACGCTCTTGGTGTAGATGCAGGTCCGCTCGTAGTAGGCGGGTGGCTGGCCCTTGTAGCGCACGCAGTCGTAGACGCCGGTCCGCTTCTGCACCGTGACCACGGTCCCCTTGGGGATGACGACGCAGCGGCGCCCGGCCGTGGCTGGGATGGTCGGTCCTTCCGCGAGCTCGGCGAAGGCACGCCGGCCGCGCGCCTGCTCCAATGGGTTCTTCTTGTCGAGCACCATCAGCATGATGCGGTCAAAATCCGCGACGCTCTGGCAGGCAGGAAGATCCCGCTTGACCGTGTAGGGGCCAGGAGCCTCGGTCTCGGCATGGGCAGCCGTGGTGAGGAGCAGGGACGCGAGGATGAGGGCATGTGTCTTCATGCCTTCGCATGTAGCTCGCGATCGTAGGGCCTGTCAGGTGGCGTCGGCGCTTTCGGCGCCCTGCTCCTTCAGCATCACCTGAATGCGCTCCCAGGTGGCCGCGTAGGTCTGTGGCAGCCGGTTCTGGTATTGGTAGTGGGCGGCGCGCTTGTAGAGCGGGTGAGCGCGGATCATGGCGTTCCTAGCCATGCTCTCGGTCGTTCGCTTCTCGTAGATGCGGGTCGCGCTTGGGTCGGTCTGCGGCTTCACGCGACGGATGGCCGGGTAGTGGACGCCCTTCTCCTGGCGTTCGATGTGGAGCGCGCGCCTGGCAGCCGAACGGGCCTCTTTGCGCTGCCATGGCGTCGGCAGATGGCAGACGCGGAGCTCGACCTCTAGGAGCGTTCGCTGGCGAGCCGAGAGACCGGTGTAGGTGAGCCTCTGCTCGATCTCCTTGCGTCGCGCCTCGATCTGCTCGGGCGTGTCGATGTAGGACGCATCGGCGTGGATGCGAGCCGCTTCTTCAGGGGTGAGACTGCGTGTGAGCGTGCGGCCGTCGGCGCGCGATTGACGCTTGATGGTCATGGCTGGTTCGCGGTATAGGGTCCGAATCCCTACATCGCGAACCAGCGCGCAGGCGAAATCAGTGCTTGAGACCGCCCAGACCGCGGGCGTGGTCGATCACCTGGTCGACGACGTAGGGGACGTGGCGCGCGTTCAGGGTGAGCAGGCGCTGGGCCTTGCGCAGCTTCTCCAGCCGGTCCTGGGGCTGCTGGAAGAAGGTCGAGGGCTCGTTGTCCAGGATCTCCTGGGCCGCGGCCTCGGCTAGGTCCGCGACCAGTTGCAGCGGGTCCAGCTCGTTCTGCGGCCGCAGGCCCTGATTGATGCCGAGCTCCTTGAGGATCTCCTCGCCTTTCATCACGGTGTTCCTTCTCGTCGTCGTCTCGTGGACGTCGCTGTCGAGAGTGAGGTAGCGGCCCGATGCCATCAACCCCTCCCCTTCAGCGCCTTGGCCTTCCGGCGCGCATGACGGTTGCCGGTCTGGGTTAAGGGGCGATTGAAGTTCAGGTAGTCGTCCACGATCGTTTGGGTCATCATGGTCTTCCCCTGCCGGCGCCCGTGCTCCAACGTGAGCTTCTCGATCTGCATGCGGGTGTTGGCGTCGACCCGGTAGGCGTTCGAGGCGATGTCGTGGGCCACCTGGTCCAGGTGGGCGCGGATCTCGACGGCGATGGTCTGGTCCTCGCACTTGATGTCGACGCCAACGCCGGCGCCGCGCATCAGCAGGAAGCGCACATGCTCCTCGGCCTGGGCCTTCACCCGCTCGATCTCGTCGCCGACGACCGTGATGTCGGTGTGGCCGTCGAGGATGCGGACGGTGATGTCGGGGCGCTCAGTCATTGGGCATGCGTCCTTGGCTGCGCAGCACCCATTCGATCTGGAGCTCGTTGCGCAGGCGGGTGAGGTAGGCGAACACGCGGGCGTAGGTCCGCGCCCCGCCGCGGGTCTTGACGTGGACGTGGACGTTGCGGATGCCCTTGGCGAAGAGATCCATCAGGGCCTTCTCCGCGGTGATGACCGCGGTCCGCTCGGCGCCGGAGACCTTCAGGGCGCCGTTGGGTGTGGTGAGGACGACGTAGACGTCCTCGGGGAGCGCGAGGTCGCGGCTCATCGGGATGCCTCGGCGATGAACTCGCAGATCGCCCGTGCGGGATTCGGCAGCTCGGGCTGCATCAGAGCCTCGCGGGCCTGCTCCATCGCCGCATCGAACTCGGCGATTACATCCTCGGGGATGATGTCGTCGAACGCCTCGGCAACATCGAGCAGCGTCTGGAGCGTGCGCAGGTCGATGGTCACGGTGCCCGGCATGAGGCGCACGTAGTCGCTGCCGTCGAGACGCTGGATCGTCTGAGCGATCTGACCGCCCGGAGCATCAGTCTGCTCGATGATGCGCTCGCCCGGCAGCATGCGGGTGATGGTGTCTTGGTTCTGCATGTCTCTGCTCGCTGTGTGCTCTGCGATGATTTGACTATCGCAGAGCAAATTCGGCATGTCGGCTGGAACGACTAGGCGGCGTTCGTGCGGTAGTCTTTGACGACTTCCACGACGACGCTGGATTCTGGGGCGCTCGCGGCGATCGTGACGGTCGTCAGGCCCCAGGCGGTGCTGTCCATCGACATCCAGCTGTTCTGCTCGGCAGTCTTGTTGGGGCTGAACTCGCTGTGGACATGCACGGCGTTGTTCGGCTCGGCGAGGAATGCAGCGGCGATACGCTCGGCTTCCTCGGAGATCTGGGCGCGCAGGGTCGGCTCGGCGCAGGCGGCGTCTCGCATCTGCTCCTCGCAGTCGAAGACGATCTTCATGGACGCACGGAACTGCTCTACGGCTTCGGCAGCGGTCTCGAACACGAGGACTGCGGTGATGTCCGGGCCGCAATCGGTGTAGGCGAACAGGGTCTTGCCCTGGCTCGCGGCGATCAGCGCGTGCGAGTGCTTGTCGGTCTCGTATTCGTAGTGGGTGTCCGGCAGGTCGGCATCGTCTGGCGCTGTGTCGCAGGTCAGGACCGGGCCGTTGTTGCTCTCGATCAGCGTCACGACGACGTGATCGTAGTCGATGGTCGAGGCGTCGCTGTGGCTGGTGATGTGTTGGATGGTCATCGCGTGCTCTCGCTAAGTCGTTGCTGACATTGCGTTTATAGCAATGTCAGCGCTGTCTGTGCGCGGGGTCTCTAGGCGGCGAGACGGTTCTCGTCGTGCCACTCGCGCTGCGCGACGCCGAGGTAGAGAACGGCCTTCCGGCAGAGCGGCGAGGCCGCCTGGCAGCTCCGGACGTGGCGCGCGGCGTCGTCGTCGGAGAGGAAGATCGGCAGGTCGTCCCAGCGCTGAATGATCGGGCCACTCTCCATTGTCTCGAACACGCCCCAGCCGCGCGCCAGCGCCGTCTCCTGGTCCTCGTTGGTCCAGGTGGGCATCACGTCGTCGATGGGCGTGTCGCCGATCCGCAGCGTGCCGGGGACCACGCAGTCGGCAGGGTTGCCGCTCTCGATCAGCGGTAGGACCACGGCGACCGCTCGGCTGGCCGGCGCTGGGGAAGTCGCGCCGTTCCTAAACGGGTCGCTGACCTGACCCTCGTAGTCGCGATCGTCCTCGAACGGAGAGATGCTCATCTTAAGTCACCCGTGACTTACTTGTTTCGACAAAACTATATTTACGATTACTTGTCGGTTAGTCGGGTGGGGCTGTGTGGCCCCACCCTGGCGATGCTAGTCCCAGCGGTCGATCCGGTGGATGGACGAGCCGACGTTCGTCGTCACCCGGATCAGCGGCGACGGATGATTGTCGCCCACCCGCACGCCGTTGGCGCTCTGGTCGTCCTGGTTCTCCAGCGAGCCGTCATTGGAGAACGCCTCGATCGTCGAGCGGATCTCGTGCAGGTCCCCGTGCAGGCACGAGGGGAACAGGGCGAGGCCGGAGCTCTTGGAATCGACCGCGCCGCGCAGCAGGAAGATCGCGGTCTTGCTATACTGCGGGTAGGCGTCCTCGCCCGCATACATGGGCGGCAGCAGGCTGATCCCCGGAACCTCGACCCAGGCGCCGACCGGCAGATTCCAGAACTCGGTGGCCTTGCCCCGCGGGTAGACATACCAGGCGATCGGGTTGCGGGCCTCCTCGCGGTCCCAGAGCAGGATGGGCGGACTGTCGGGCTCGACGGCCGCGGTCAGCCCGATCATCTTCATCATGGTCGCCGTGAGGACCTCGATCTTGAGGGCGTCGGGCAGCACGGTCCGGGCGAACTTCGACCAAGTGATCGGCGCCGGCGCGCGGGCGACCACATCGAGCGAGGCCATGCGCTGCGTGCCCTTGGCCTTGAGATGCCCGAACACGCCGCCCGCGGCCGGCGCCACCCGCACGGCCTTCGGCTGCCAGAGCAGCGTCAGATCCTCGATCCGGGCGTGACGCCGCTTGAGCGAGGGAGCCAGGCCGAGCCGCTCGATCTTCTTCTCCGCGACCGCGATGTTGCCGGTCGTCGGCGCCACCTGGGCGCGCTGGTAGCGCAGCGGGGCGACCTTGGCGCCGAACTCCCGCTTGAGCTGCTCCACGTCCTTGCCGATCTTGAGGGCATCGAGCAGCGTGCCGAGCATCGTCGAGCGCGGCTTCGCCCAGCCGGCCGGGGCCATCGCGACCGCCTTCCAGACCACGTTGTTCGCTGCCGCGCCGCGCTTGCCCGCACGGGTCGAGTGGAGCTCGTGCAGGAACTGGGCGGCGTCCACGAACTTCTCGGACGAGGCGAGCACGTCGGCCTTCAGGAGATTGAGCGCCTGGGCCACGACGTCGGCCTTGTAGTCGATCAGCCCGTGCGAGAGCGTGCCGTAGTCCTGGCGCTTCTCGGCCATCGCCTCGAACGCCGACTTCGCCCGGTCCATGAAGACCTGCTCGCGATGCGGCTGGATGGCGAAGTGGGTGAATCCGCCCGCTTCCGGCGTGCCCCACATGCGCTCCTTGGACAGGAACACGCCCGTCACCCGCGCCTCGCGGACCAGGACCCGCATGTGATCAACCGCGGCGAGATAGGTCTCGGGGGCCTGCTGGCTGCCCCAGATCGCCGGGAACTGCCGGCCGTCGTCGGCGATATAGACCAGCCCGCCGAAGTTGCGGATGAAGGTCTTGCAGCAGTTGCAGGTGTGATACTGCCGCTGCCCGGCCGGCACCTTGGACAGGTAGGTCTCGTAGAGCGCGTCCGTGTCGACGTCGGTCGTGAACAGGTGCCGCCCGTGCTCCGTGAAGCCGGCGAGGAAATGCTTCTGGAGCGCTCGGACCATCGGGTCGAAGTCTTCGCCCGTGATGTGCGTGTGATGCTCGTCGGTTCCCGTGATCGTCATGTGTAAGTCACCTGTGACTGACTGTTGTTGACAAGATTATATTGACGAAATCGCGTCGGCTTATCTTCTGGAAGCTTTCGGGCGACGACGGCGAGATCTGTCGCGCTGGGTCCAATCCTTGTCCCGGACCCAGTGCTTGCGCGGCCGGGCGCCGACGAAGATCGGCAGGTAGAGCGGCTCGATCGGGTTGACCAGGCGGATCACGTTGCGGAAGCTGCGAGCCCAGCCCGCCCGGTTGCGGTCGAGGCTCATCTGGGGAAGGGCGGCTTGTCGTTCGGGTCCGTGACCTCGACGCAGATCACCTTGCCCTCGTCGCGCTGGGACCAGCGGTTGATCTCCCGAGCGCACGTCCCGCAGTAGTAGGCGCGGGTCGACGTGTTGAACCAGTTCTCGCCCTTGATGACCCGCTGGCATCGGGTGACGTTGCAGTTGCCGTCGAAGATGCCCTTGAGGATCGCCTTCTCGCGAGCCTCGGCGCCCTCACGAATCATGCTGACGGCCGCGGGCGGCAGCGGGTTGCGCAGACGGCGCTGCAGGTTCTTGGCGTAAGCGCCCATCAGTCCCTCTCGTGTGGCTGGAGTTCGTCGTAGAGGTCGCACCAGTCCTGCCCGTTGGGGCCACGGGTGCCGCGGGTGTTCTGCATGACCTCGCTCTGATGCAGCGCGAGATCAGCGACGCTGCGAAAGCGGCGCGCGTGACGCCGATCCCGATCGTGAATGACATGCGCTGCGGCGAAGGTGATGACGGCGCCGGCCAGGGCGCCGAGCACGCCGCCGAGGGTGAGCCAGTAGGTCTCCATCACTCGTCCTCGAACAGATCGGCATCGGTCACGAGGCAGTCGGTGCCGCTGCCGATCGCGAAGAGGCCGTCGGACGCCTCCTTCAGCAGGTGGCGCTTGCGCGCGTCGGGCTCGGTCGCGACCATCTTCGCGATGGTGTCGCCCGCGAGGGTCGCCGCTTCCGCCGCAATGACGGCGAGCGAGGGCGTGTAGTAGGAGCGGCTCATTGATGCGCGTCCTTCTCGTCGATGAAGCGGCAGATCTCTTTGCGAGCGGCCTCGCACATGGTCTCTTCGAGATCCGAGCGGTCGAACCAGTCTTCGATCTCCTCCTTGGAGGGCTGATTGTCCCAGCCGTCCGTCATGGTCGCGATCTCTTCCACGTCGTAGATCGCGACCGCAGCCCCGCGCCGGCGCATCTCCTCCAGGCATCGCGTGAGCTGGATGTCGGTGAGCTTGCTGGCATCGAAGGGCTCGGCGAGGATCTCCCAGCGGTCCACGCCGATCACAAGGATCAGCGAGCGGCCGGTGTCCCACTTCACGCCGATCTGCCGGACGGTCTCATTGACGAAGGAGACGATGCCCTCGGTGCCGGCCGGGATCGGGCACGGGTCGTTCGGCATCTCGATCAGGCGAATGCGGTCGCCGATCTTGGGGAGCGATTGCTCAGTCATTCGTGACTTACCCTCTTGCGTGTCGATTTCTGATGCTCTGACAATACGTTAGAGCAGTCGGCAACGCTTGCGGTGTGTGCTGGTAAGTCAGCTCTGACTGATTCGAGGCGCATGCGCAAGTGGCAAGAAAGTCACTGGTGACTGACTGCCCCTTGAAATCGCCCATGGATGCGCGATTATTTGGGAGTGGACCGGACGGTGAACCGCCCGGCCCTTCTAGCGAGTGGCTACCCGAGCTTGCAGCGGAGGATCAGGGACCAGCTGGTCCTCCGCACTCGTTTCCACTTCACCAGAATGCTGATGCGTGGCTTGAACCACATCATCGGCTACTCCTTTTCGTGACCGAGCGATGCCGTCGCCCGCAGGCACCCAGCGGCTCACTGGGCACGGGGCGTCTGGTCGCCCTGGCGTTCTCGCTCGATCACAAGCTCACTCTCGCACGCGTGCGCGAGGCTCTCAACTGGAGCCATGCGGCGGCACGCTGCCATGGGTGACGCCTGAAACGAGAAAAGGGGCCCGAAGGCCCCTTCCCTACTCCTCGAACACCATCACGCGCCCTTCAGACCCAGCCAGCCGGAGAGCCAGGCGCTCGGCCTTCTTCCGTGTTCGCTTGTGGGCGACGACAGCGGGCACCATGAACGCTCGCCCGTTCGAGTGCTCCACCGTCACCGTCCAGCCCCGCTGGGTCTTCAGGATGCCGTAGAAGGTCATGACTCGATCCGCTCGATGGTCTTGGCGACGTTCTCGGGGTCGGCGGCGATGAGCGCGGCCTTAATCGCGCGCATCATGATGGCCTGGTCGTCGGGGCTGTATTCCTCCAGGGGACGAACGGGGCATTCGCCCCGCTCGCTCCCGTAGCGACGCATCCAGAGGCGCCGCAGGGTCAGCATCCAGGCTCTCGTGGCAAAGAGAACCTGATCCGACGTGGGCTCGACGGCCATCAGGCCGCGAGCTGATCCGCGCGGCCGACCACACCGTTCTCGGACGGCGGGTTGATGCGCACGTCGTAGCGGACGCCGGCCTCGACCAGCGTGCCGGTCTCCGCAGGGGTCAGATCGAAGAACACGTTCTTCTCCACGATCCGGGTGTGGAGCTTCACGAGCAGCGCATCGACCGCGGCCAGCCTGTCGGCGTAGCGATCGGCGTCGGCGCTGTCGTCGTTCGCGACGGTCTTGAGAGCGGCGAGCTCCTGCTCGACCATCGCCTTCTCCTCGCGCAGCTCGCCGATGACCTCGGCCTGCTGCTTGACCGTCTCGTCGAGCTCCTCGATCGTCGCCGTCTGGCTCTCGATCGCCAGGTTGCGGGACTGAAGCACGTCCATCAGGTGCCCGTGCTTCATCTGGCGATCTTCGATCTCGCCTTCGAGCAGAGCGGCGTGCTCCTGGAGCCCCTCGACTTCGCCGGTGAGCTTCTCGATCACGCGGGCGATGATGCCCTTCTCGTTCTCCTCGCCGCCGTAGGTGCCGACGAAGCCCGACGCGATGATCGCCTCGAAGATGGTCTCGATGACCTCGGCCGGGTCGTAGCCGTTCTCCGGCAGCTGCGGGTAGATCTTGCGGAGCGCGAGGTCGATCTCGGCGAAGGTCTCCTCGTCGAGCGCGAGCTCCGTGTTCTTCTCGCGGATCACCTGGCCGAGGTGGTTGATGGTCTCGGCCCCCTTGGCGAGCGTGCCGGCCGCGGCGTTCATGAGGAGCGCGCTGGTCTGCTCCTGCTCCAGCTTCTTCAGGAGCTCGTTGCGGTAGTGGTCGATGACGTCGTTCAGCTCGCGGATCGTGACGTCGCGGTCGGCGATCATCTGGAACTGGTCGGACTTGAGCAGGCTGCCCAGGTGCGAGGCGACGTTGACGGTGCGCTCGTTGGTCTCGGTCTCGGCAGCGCGGGCGCGACGGAAGGCGCGGATCGAGAAGCCACTCAGAAGGCCGGACAGGCCGAGCGAGGCAGCGGCGACGAGATTGGTGGTGCTGAGGATGTCCATGTCGATCTTTCTCTGTGTGCGCTCACTCAGCGCTGACTGACTATAGCGCTCGCGTGTCGGCGTTTCAGAAGAGAAAACGCACGAGCGCGAGGCAGATGACGACGGCGATGAGCGGGACGGCCGCAACACCCACCTTCGGCGCACCGGGGACCGCGATCGGTGCGGCCCCGGATTGGAGATCGTCCTCCCAGCTCTCGCCGAGCTGAAGGTGCTGCGTGTCGGTCGCGGCAACCTGGATGAGGACGGGAAGCTTGGAGATCGCGACCCCGAAGCCCCAGAACTGGCCGGGGTTGAGGGTGCGCAGGCCGAGTGCCTCGTCGCTTTTCAGCGGGAAGCCCAGGTTGTTCGCCGCGGCGTTGCGGTCGAGCACCTGCCCCACCCGGCCGATCAGCCAGGTGTTGCACTCGGACACGGCGCTCTTGGAGATCTTGGCGAGGCGCTGGGTCGCGAGGATACCCGTGAAGCCCCGCTTGCGCCCCTGGCTCATCAGGGTGTGGATCGAGGCGCGCGAGGCCGCCCCGCCGTCCTGGGGCGCGTAGCGGTGCGCCTCGTCGAGCACGATGAACACGGGCTGCCACAGCGCGCGCGGCGCGGCCATCAGGGCGTCGATCAGGCCGGCGATGATGCGGCGCTGGATCTCCAGATGCTGCGCGTCCTCGAACTGCAGGACGACGGACATCTGCCCCTTGAGGATGTCGTGGGCGAGGTTGGCGACGTTCTTGGGCGTCACCTTCATCTTCGAGCGCGGCCCGCCCACGATCACGTAGGGGTGAGCCTGGCGCAGGGTGTGGAACTCACCCTCGGGGTCGATGACGATGTGGAGCGCGGCGCCCCAGGTCTGCTCCAGGACCTTCCGGACGGTGTAGGTCTTGCCGCTGCCGGTGTTGCCGACGATCGCCAGGTGGGTGCCGATCAGCTTGCCCGCGTCGATGGCTATGTCGTTGCCGTCGTGCGTTGTCCCGATCATCGCTAAGTCGCTCTCGCGCTGTTTCGCTGTTGAGCTACACAATGCGCGAGAGCAGTCGGCTGCGCTACTGGCGCAGCGTGGCGTCAGCTTTCACCAAGCTCGGCCTTGAGACGGGCCAATTGCGCCCGCTTGTCGGCCTCGGCTGCCGCGCGAGCCGCTTCCTTGCGCTGCGCGATGGCCGCACCGAGCCGTTCGCGCGTCTCGACCAATGCCGTCTCCAGCGCCGGGATCACGGTCTCGAAGCCGTGACTTTCGGACGGCAGTTCGGGCACAGCCTCATACTCACGCCGCAGCTCGATCCGGTAAGTCCCGATCTCGATGTAGGTGAGACCATTCGCCGGCGAACGGGCGATCTTGCCCGCGAAGTCCGTATAGCAACGATGCCTGTCAAGGTTGTCATACTTGAACCGTTCGAGATAGTGCGGTTCCGGCAAGTGCAGACGATCCCAGGCGTCCTTACTGCCCTTGGCCCAACCCAACACATGCTCGACCGCGAGAGCGCGGAGCTTCTCGGCCAGCTCCGGCAGCGTGACCGCAACCAGCTCGCCCGTGTCATGCTTCTTCGTGTAGGCGTAGTCCCCGTATTCGTCCGAGACGATCTTGTAGGGGAGAACATGGACGGGATGCAGCTCCTCGCCCTCGTGATCGGTCTGCATGGTTTGATCCTCCTTCCTGGTCAGTCGACCGTGTAGCCCTCGACGCTCACGCCCTCGGCATCCGTGGCGTCACCCGTCGGCATCCAGCCCTTCTGCACCGCCCCTGCTGCGGCGCCTGCGGCTGCTCCGACGAGGGCGCCGGTGACGGGGCTCGAAGAGGTCGAGCGGCTCGTCGTGGTCGCTGGCCGTGCCGGAACCGCGGGCCGCGCGATCGACGGCGCCCGCACCGAAATCGTCGGCGCCCGCACCGAGACCGTCGCCGGGAACGCCTCCCGCGAGGTCAGCATCAGCGTGGCGCCCGCGCACTGGATCACCAGGGCCGCGGTCAGCAGAGTAGACCATCCGTTCCTCATCTTACTCTCCCTCGAAGGGACGGCTCTCGCCGTCCTCGATGATGGTTCCGTCGTCGGTGACGATGCGGCTCATGCGGCGAAGTCCCGCCAGTTGCCGGCGTAGTCGGTCGGCAGCGGCGCCGGGCCGTCCACGAGATCGGTCGAGCACAGGCCCTCGTCGATCTTGTGCTGATGGCGCTCCCGGAAATGCTCGATGGGCTTGGAGAGCACGCGCGCGACCTCGGTGGCCTCGCACTCGTCGGCCGACAGCTCGGCCGCGCCGCAATAGGCGAGGATCGCGATGCCGATTCCACCGACCTCCTGGGCCGGGTCGCCGGGCGGCCGGGCGTAGACCTTGGCAGCCAGGCGCTCGATGCGCCCGAGCGGGTAGCCCTCGGCCTGGGCCAGCTCGATCGCCTCCTCCAGGACCCGCTCGACGCGGACCTTGCGGGTGACGGGGCCGAAGGCGGCCTTGCACCAGGAGAACGTGATGGCCTGGCGCCGATCGCGCCCGAGGCCGGTGAAGAAGTTGATGACCTTGCTCATGTCCCTCTCGTGTGTGGTCAGTCAGTCGTGACTGATGCGCGTGCATATAGCGATCCGGACGCGGCGCTTGCGTCGGGATCGCGTGGGCTCAGTTCGTGCGGCCGAGATCGACCGGATTCTCGCCGACGACGCGGGGATCGCGGCTCATGGTGATGAGGGTCTCCATGATCGTCGGATTCTTGAGCGCGACGGCCAGCGCCATCAGGAGCGTGCCCTGCTTCTGCTGCGCCTCGGTCAGACCGTCAGCGCCGAGCTTCGCGGTCGAGAACACCTTAAAGGTGCCGTCCTCCTTGAGGATCACGCCCGCGTCACCCTCCTCGATCGGGGCGGAAACGAAATCGTCAGCGGTCAAGAGGGCCTTGGTCACAAAGTTGCTCCTTCTGTGGAAAAGTCGGTTTTCATGCACATCAATCCACAGCCTCGGGCTCGCGGATAGGCTTGCATTCCTGTCTCGGGTGCGGAACAAACAGGGAACGGAACGGAGTCGATTCGCCGCAATTAACCCACCAGAAAGTCAGAAGCCCCGGAGCGGGGCGTCCGGGGCTTCCTGCGGTAGATCTTCTTGCTCGAAACCACCTTTGGGCGGAAAGGGCCCTTGGTCAGAGCTTGAGCATACGGGTTTCGTTTCTTGAGCTTGTCACTCATGTTCCTATCTCGTCATCTGCACTCAATCTGTGTAGCACGCTGAACGCGGCGCTACACAAAAATGACACGGCAAGAGCTTGGCCGTGAGGGTGCGACACTCTGTCAGGGCGCCGTCGCAGTGAATGCCCGATTACAGGGCTGCCGCTGTCCAAAATTCGGACACGGTTCATGTGGAAACGAACACAGAACCGTGACCCGGAGCACACACCTGGGCACGTATGGGGATTGGTCTCGATGGCTGAAGTGGGTCACATTGAGTTCGAGGCCGCTGTCGATCGGATGAAGCTCAGGTTGAACCTGGCTGCCGCCGACGTCGTGCGGGAGATGGGTGGACAGTTCAATCCGGACGCCATGGTGCGGCAGGCTTCCCAAAGCCTCGACGAGGCCGCGCGCGAGCTTCTCATGTTCGGCGGCGACCTCTGGCCCTACGGCGAGGAGTCCCCTCCCCCGCTCTCCTATGCGGACAACATCATCCCTTTCGCCAAACGCTCCGCGCGATCCGCCCTAACTAGGACCCGCGCGGCTGCCGGCGCCGTGGCCCGCAGCGTCGTGGTGATCGCCGGCATCCTCGTGCTGGCCGCGGCGACGACGGACAAGGTGAATCTGCCCGGCATGCCGGCAGTGGCCGCCTACATCTACTCCAAGAACCCCGATCCGCAGCTCGTCCGCTACGTCGAGCACAAGGGCAAGTTCATGCGGGTCGAGGCGCGCCGCGTGCCCGGCGAGCCCTTCGACGTTCTCCACATCACCGACATTCGCCCGAGCGAGGAAGCGGTCGCCCTCGACCTCGTGGCCGACCCGTTCGAGACCGACACCACGGTCGCGGGCGGCGACGTTCCGGGTTTCGACGGCAAAGGGCGTCGGCTCGCGCCCGACGCCCTAACCGCGAACCAGAGCTAGAACATGCCCCACATATCCGCCCAGTCCGGGTCCTTGGCCTGCTTGTAGGCCGCGGCTCCACTGGGCGCAGGTGTCTCGGGCGCCGCAGGTTTCTGCGCTTCGCCCTTTCGCCCGTTCGCTGCTTCGACCAGACGCTCCACGTAGCCGGCGAGCGCCTTGCGGGCCCGACGATACTGAGGCGGGGTCATGCGGTCGTCGTAGAGCGGGAGCTTGGCGTTGATGTCGGCAAGGAAGCCGGCGTCCGGACCGTCGCCGAACCCCTCCCCTGCCAGGCGTTTGATCGCCCGCTTCACCGCCTCGTCGTTGCGCTCCAGGAGCGCGAGGATCGTCTCCGACGTGTGCATCAGCGGCCCTCCCACATCGCCTTGAGTTTCGCCACGCCGGCCTTGGCTTCGTCGTGGTCGTATTTCGGGTGGCGCTTCCAGAACTCCAGCTTCTTCTCGCACATGGTCAGCTCGACCCGTGCGCGCCGCTGCTCCTCACGGTCCTTGGTCGACTTCGCGATGAAGTCGAGCATGAGGTAGTTCTCGTAGTGGCGCAGATAGGCTTTGGTGCCGTTCATGCGCCACACGTCAATCTTGACGCCTTCGCCGCTCTTGTTGTCGGCGTAGAAGATCGCAGCCATTGCTGTTCTCTCGTCTTGTTTCGACTGAGAGAAGATCGCACGCAGAACTCGGCGTGTCGGTTGGCGCGTCTAGGAGGATGTGAAGCCCGCGTGTCGGAAGGCCGGGTGTTCCATGCCGGTCGTAGCTGTGGCGTGGTGAACCTGCTCGACGCTCTCGATCTTCGGGCAGCCATGCATGGTCGAGGCGGCCCGCTGGACGTTCGTGCCGGCGACCTCGGCCGACGGCGCCTCGACCACGACGACGTGCGTGTGGCCAAGGCGCGAAAGGGTGACGCGGTAGCGCATGATTCCCTCCTACTCGTCGTAGAGCTCGACCGCGAACACCGCGTCCAGGTCGATGAAGGTGCGCTGCGGCTCGGTCGTGGCCCGGCCGCTGGTGTCGGACGGCTCCTCGATCACGAGCACCGGACCGGCCTGGGTCGCGATCAGCCGATGGGCGCCGGCGTGCTTACCGGCCAGCGTCGTGACCTCGATGTGGTAGCCCTCGCCCTCCTGGCGCTTCTCGATCTCGGCGATGATCGCCTTGAATTTGACCGCGTGCATGTCGCCCTCTCGCTCGGTAGCGATTTCGCTACCCTCACAAAAGGACGGGCGCCCAAGCCGTTAAGCCTGGGCGCCCGCGAAAGGTATGAGAGACAGGTGGTGTCCCGATTTCGACTCAGCGCCCTCGGGACCACGGACGGAGCGTCTGGTGCTGCCCTTCCCTCCCCTTGACGTGGGCGATCTCCGGCTGGGTTAAGGTCGTCAGCATCGACCCGCTGTTCAGCGATTCTTGGCGCAATCTCTGCCGGCCCCTCACGGGGATTCACGTTGGCGATCGCGTTGCCTGGCCCTGTGCTCGGGCCCTGTGCCTCCGTTCGAGGCGGGCTGTCGATTTCGTGCGGCAGGCTCACCGAGGCTGCAATGTCCTCGTCTCTCGCCTTGTGGGGCCGCTATCGTAACTGGGTGATGCCGTCAGGCGCTGGTCAGAACTTCATGACGATCTCCTTTGCGTCTCGTGTTGTCGCGCTACACGTCACTGCCGAAGCTCAGTGTGTCTCTTGCGCGCTCGCTGTCGCTGTTGACTTAGACAAGATGCACTGACGAACGAGGGTAAGCTACTCGCTCATCAATGGTATCTCGCGTTCGCTAAACCGCCCTTCCGCTGTTAGGCGGCGACGGGCATCGGGACCGACGTCGGGGCGGCGTAGGGCACGCTCACCGAGACGAAGGTGTAGAGGGTGCGCGGATCGACGGCCTTCGCCTTGTCCGCGGCCTTGGCCTGGCGCGCTTCGAGCGCGTCGACCACGGTGCGCAGATCGGCGGGGCGGCCGACGTTGGCGACGAAGGCGCCCGGCTGGCCGGCGAGGAACTGACCGAGGAAGCCGATCTGCACGCTCTGCACGGTGCCCTTGACCTCGCCGTCGGTGCAGCTGACGGTCACGTCCTCGTTCTGACGGACGTTCACGAAGGCTTCGGTGCCGAGGAGCAGGTCGTAGAGGCCCATGCCGTTGGTGACGGAAGCCTTGGGCGCGTTCACGGTGATGTTCATGTGGTCTTTCGCTTTCAGAGGGAGGCGGTGCGCATGATCTTGCGACCATACGCAGTGCAGGACGGGCGAGCGCCGATCCCGCGGTTATACAGGGAGACACCAGCGCAGCCGGCCCCTCCCCGATTGATGGCCGCGCGCAGGTAGCGCATCGCGCCCCTGATGTTGTCGCGGCAGTTGAAGACGTTCCGCACGCCCATCGCCCGAGCGGTGCCACGGGTGAGCTGGCCGGCGCCCGAGGCCGACGAGTGCGGATTCTTGGCGCGGCAGTTGTAGCCGCTCTCGATCTTGATGACGGCGTGGGCGAGCCGGTTGGGGACGCCGGCCGCGGCCGCTTCCTGGCTGACGATCTGCTGGACCGAACCGCCCTCGGCCTGGCCGGTGAGACGGTTGAGGCGGGTGTTGATCCCGTGAACCGGCGCTTCCACACGACCGAGCAGGCGGTCGAAGAAGCTGTCCTGGGCCTGGGCCCCGGTGGCTGCGGTCAAGGTCGTCAATGCGACCAGGGCCGCGCTCATCGTAAGGCGCATGGCCTTCTCCTTGTTGCTCTCCAGTGCGCTCAGTAAGTCAGCGCTGACTGATTATAGCAGTGCGCGCTTGGCGTTTTCAAAGCGATCGACACAGACCGGACTCAGAGGCGGCGTGGAATGCGCGACGTTGCTCTGTGAGACGCGCGAACGCTTTCGAGCATCGCTGATGCGTCGCGAGCGAACCGACGCTGTGCGAGCTTCTGAGAGCGTCGCAGATCGCGTCCTAGCGAGAGAGCGAAGTCGCTGTTTCGCGAAACGCAAAAGCCCCGCACGAGGGCGGGGCTTAGGGTCGTCAGCAGGGGAGGGCGCTAGGTGATTCCGAGCGCCCGATTGGCGTAGCTCAGGATGCGAGCCTGCCGGTCGGCGTCGGGCGGGTTCTTGGCCTCGTAGCGGATGACTTCGAGGACCTGGCGCACATCGTCGAGCGGGATCGGGTCGGTGCTCGGACCCTCGACCTCGATCATCTCCTCAAACAGACCTTCCGACAGCATGCGAACCACGCCGAGCAGCCGGCGCCAGTTGGGGTTCTGATCCATCCAGCGCTCCGGGGAGGGGCCCTTCTCCTCCAGCTCGATCGCCCGCGTCACGAGCCGCGCCAGCGAACCCAGGCCCGAGGAATCGTCCTTGTAGCCCTCATGCCGGAACTGCGGCCCGCCGACGTAGCGGAAGCGCTCGGCCTTGCCGTCCTCACCGACGAGATCGAGGAAGCCGGGCCACTGGTTCTCGGGGCTGAACGCCAGCGAGCGAATCCAAGCATCGTCGCCCTCACCCACGAACGGCTGGTAGACCACGAGCGGCTCCAGGGTCTCGCTGTGTCGGCCGACGGTCAGCACGGTGTAGAGATCGCCCGTCCTGAAATGCTGCCAGATCGAACCGTTGCCGGGCGCGTGGTCTGGAATGGGCGGAAGCTGCTTGACCGACAAGAGATTTCTCCTTTCGCTAAGTCGCTGGGTGGCTATTTCGTGAAGACCAGGGTCCGGAAGACCTCGATCTCGGCGATGGCCGCTTCCATCCGCATCTTTGCCTCGGAGGAGAGGTCATTCATCTCCTGCGGGTCTTCCTCGTCGGTGAGGCTGCGCAGGGAAAGGATGGCGTTGTTGCACTGCCGGATGGCAGCGAGCCGGCGCTTCTCGCGCTCCTTCTGAGCGTCTGTCACTCCGGCCGCTCCCAGTGCTTGATCGCCGCGTCGCCGATCAGCAGCGCGACCGAGCCGACCAGAACGTCGGACATGGCGACGAGGCCGTTGGGCTGTCGCGTCACAAGGCCGGACCGGAGCATCGCCGAGGCCCAGAGCTTCGTGGCGATCATGTTGACCGGCCGACCCTCGACCTTGCCGTCCTCGTTGCAGAAGCAGCGGCAGGCCTGCGGCTCGGTGATGATCGGCTGCGGCATCAGCTTCCGGACGCTCGCCTCGTCGGCGTAGGTCAGAAGCGCGATGTCCAGCTCGATCGTGTCGAAGCTGGCGACCGGCTCGATGTAGCCGTCGACCGCCTTCTGAAGCTGGCCGAGATAGGGCTCGCCGTCGAGCGTGTCCTCGACCGTCACGCGGTTGTCGGGGTGGATGATGATGACGTGGCCGCTGGGCATCTTGCTTCGCTCCTTCGCTTTTAGGCTGTTTCGCTAAATCGCGGCGTCGCTACTCTGCGAGGATCGCGGCGATGCGCTTGAACTTGTCGAGCGACACCGAGCCGATGCGCTCGACGTGAACGGTCCGGTTCGGCTGGATGCGGCCGTTGATGCCGTGCCCGTGCAGCCGGAGCTCCTCGTCGTCGGAGCTGCGCTCTGTGCGGAAGCCGAGGGCTTGAAGCTCGGGCTCCTGCGCCACAATCCAGGACTTCTGCTCCAGGTGGGCGGCGTAGTGCTCGCGTCGGTTCGCGAGAGCCCCGACCGACGCATCGAGAATCCGCTTCTGGACCTCGCGCACGATACGCTCGACGGGTCGGGTGATGTCGAATTTGCCGTGGGCGCACCGATACTCGTCGCCCATCGGCATGTAGGGGTAGTAGGGAATCTCGTCCGGGAAGACGCCGATCTGAACGCGGCTCCCGCAGTTCCCGCAGTTCGTCTGCTCGGCGACCCGCACGCGATCCTTCCCGATCAGGAAGGACATGCTCCAATGATGACCGAAACCCTCGTCCTTCCGGAGATCGGTGCCGCCCAGGTCGATACAGAGCGCAGCGACGAACTCCATGAACTGCTTCTCTTCCATCGCTCTTTCGCTCCTTCGCTGTGTGGCTGTTTCGCGATGTAGCGAAGGCGGGGATTGCTCCCCGCCCTCGTGACTTAGAGGCTCATGAGGATCTTGAGCGCCGCGGCGAGCACGCTCTTGTCGTGGAGCTTGATCTTGTTGCCCGAGCGCACCGCGATCTTGAGCGCGGGGAACAGCGCCATCATCTGCCCCGACTGCGAGCGCGCGGTGCCCTCGCCGAGCCCCGTCGCCTTGAGGGCGTTCGTGAGCTCCACGCCCGTCATCTCGCCGCCCGGAGCGGCAGCCAGGGCCCGGAAGGCGATCTGCGTGTAGGTCGAGGGCAGACGCTCGTTGGCGACGCTCACGAGGAGATTCTCGAACTTCTCGCGGACCTTCTTCTGCGCGGGGCAGGCGGCGATCACGGCGGCCTTGTGGGCGGCGAGATCGGCCGGCGCCTCGCCGTCGGTGAGGACGAAGATCTCGGCCGGCAGGTCGTTGAGGCCCTGGCGCACGCGGCCGGTGCCGGCGCTCGTCTTCTTGACCGCCTTCGCGGGCTTGGCAGCCGCGGCAGTCGCAGCGGCATCGGCGTCGAGGCTGGTGTCGTCGGCCGGCTGCTCGGCGTAGATCGCGTCGCGCTGCTCCTCGACCTCGATCTCCGCGCCGATCGCGTCGGCCAGGTCCTCGGTCACTTCGGTCTCCGGCGTGTCGGTGCCGCTCGCGACGATCGCCTCGTCGTCGCCGCCCTCGATCTCGGTCGCTTCCATCGAGACGGTCTCGGTGTCGGCCGCAGCCTCACCGGCCTCGATCATCTCCTCGACGGGCTCCTCGACGACCGGCTCCTCTCGGACCTCGGTCTGCTCGGGCGCGGCGTCGGCGACGGCCTCGATCTCCTGGATGTCGCCCTCGTCGATGTCGAGGTCGGCGAGGAGCAGGTCGATGTCGGCGTTCTGATCGACGTTGAGCGCGGCAGTGTTCGTGTTGACGTCCATTGTATGTCTTCCCTCTGTGTGAGCGCTGTGTGCTGCGCTGTGCTGTTGACTATTACGTTATAGCTTCAGCAACTCGGCGTGTCGGCTGGAACACAATGGAAGACCAGCGGCTTTCGTGCTTCGCTAAACCGCTGGATCGCGACTAGGCGACGACGCGCAGGTAGGGCGCGTGCTTCGGCTTCACCTTCGACGGCGGACGGTAGCCGGCGCCGACCGGGGCAGGGCGGTTCTCGGGGCACCAGGGATGGGGCATCGCCGCGGTCGGGAAGACCATGCGCTGGCGCTCCATCTTGTCGTGGAGCTTGGTCTCGCCGGCCCGCAGCAGCTCGAAATCGCCGGCCTTGCCGTCGAGCTGGTAGAAGGTGATGCGGCTCGCATCGAACTCGGCTCGGCTGACGCCCGGCTCCTCGTTCGCGTTGAACTGCGCGAGGGTCAGATTGTCGTTCACACCCACGAACATGCTAACTCACCACTGACTGATTGTTGGAGGGACGGGTCTGCGGGCGCAGGTTGCCCAGAAGACCCATGACGACGACGCCGAGCTGCGCCACGATCCACATCGGGATGCCGATCACGATGAAGCCGGCGATGAAGCAGAGCACCAGGAAGGCGAATCCGAACAGGCGCAGAAACTCGGCCGGGGCGTTCCAGACGCCGCGCTCGAAGCCGAGCCAGACCGAGTTCAGGTAGCTCGGGTTGGGAGCGCCTTCGAGGCCGCGCAGCGCGCGGGTCTTGAACTTACGCGGCTGCCGCAAGGTCGATCTCCGTCGTGTCGAAGGGGAGGGTGAAGCTCTGCCAGCGAACGCCCTTGAAGAAGCAGGCCATCATGACCTCGACGTCGTAGTCGGCCGCGTGAGCGGCGCCGGTGCTGTAGGGGACGTCGAAGGCCGCGCAGAGCTTGCCGAGGTTCGGGACCGAACCCTCGGGCGTCGCGCAGCGGCCCTCAAGCATGGTGTCGAACCAGGGCGTCTTGATCTCGGTGAGGCCGATCCGCTTCAGCTCGTAGTTGGTGAAGGGCGCATCGAAGCCATCGCCGTTGTGGGCGACGATCAGATCGGCGTCGGAGAGGCGCTTGTGAACCTCGGGCGCGACGTCCTTCCAGACCGGGCAGCCGGCAAGATCCGAGATCGAGATCTTGTGGACCTTCTGCGCTGCCGCGTCGATCGCGCGCTGCGGATTGATCCGCTGCACGTAGCGGTCGATCAGCTTCTCGGTGCGCAGATCGTAGGTCAGCAGCGCGACCTCGATGATGCGGTGATCGCCGGGCGCGAGGCCCGTCGTCTCGGTGTCGTAGCCGACGACCTTCATCACGCGGCGCTCCGGATGCTGTAGTCGCGGTGGCCGCGCCAGGCGTGCATCAGCTGCGCCATCGTCTCCTCGAAATCGTGGTTCTCGTGCTGGATCGCGATGCCGCCCATCGCCGTCCAGGCGTCGCAGTTGCGGTCCCAGTCGTCGATCAGGATGTCGCCGGGCGCGTGCATGAACAGCGGCTTGTTCTTGCCGCCCATGACCGGCAGGACCGTCACGTTGGCGCCCAGGTGCTCCCGGACCCACTCGCGCTTCTGGAGCGCGACGCGCTGGTAGTCGGAGCGCGGGCAGGCCGTCAGGATGATCGGCTCCATGTCGGCGATCTGCCGGTAGAACTCCAGCGCGCCGGGGCAGACCGGCATGTCGCGGAAATAGGTCCCGTGACCCGTGATCTTGGCCCACATATCGTTGTCGAGCATCGACTTGTGGTCGACGCCGAACAGCGCCGGGAAATGCGCGTCGAAATCGGCCATCACGCCGTCGAGATCGAGGTAGAGGCGGCGGGTCGTCATTGCGGTGCGTGCTCCTTCAGTTCCTGACGGGCGCGGTAGATGAGCTGGGCGATGTCCCAGTCCACGAGCCCGGACACGGTGTCGTAGATGCCGTCCACGATGCACCAGAGCTCCCGCCCGGTGATCTGGCCGTCCGAGAATCGCAGCTGGGCGTCGGCGAGTGTGCCTAAAGCCTTGCGCGTGATCTCGTCTTTCATTGTCGCCCATTCGCTTTTCAGCGGCTTCGCGGGTTCGCGCTTGGGCGATCTGAGTTTCGTGGCGAGCTCCCGGAGCAGCCCCGAGGCGGGGTTGTCGGGCCTCAGTCGGTCCAGGGCCTTCGCCCCGGCCTCACAAGCGATTGCGTGACGCTCGCTCATTCATCCTCTCAATGTGCAAACGCTCTCGCGTCACTCTGTTATAGCGACGCGAGAGCGGCAGTTCAGTCAGTGCTGACTGGTTTCTTTAGGCAGCCTTCAGGTGCTTCGAGAGGGCCTTGCGGCACATCTTGAGCTCCTTCTCGATCTCCCGCAGCGACTTGCCGGCCTTGTGGAGCTCGGTCGCCTTGAGGAGCTTCTCGGCGTAGGTGAGCACCGTGCTGACCTCGGCCGGGGCAGGGGCCTTCTGGGCGAACGCCGGCTTGGCGACCTTCTTCGGCTTCGACTTGCGCTTGGGCGCGTTGACGATCTCCTTCACCAGGCTGTTGGTGATGGCGAAGTCGCCGAACTTCTTGGTGCGCAGCACCAGGCGCCCGGTCTTGCCGTCGTCACGGGTGGCCGCGACCTCGTAGTCGCCGTCGTCCAGCTTCTTCGAGCCCCTGATCCGCACCCAGTTGCCGGGGATCGCACGATCCCAGGCCGTCTGCGCCTTGGGCTTCTCGGGCACCACCGGCGCCGGGGCAGGGGAGGGCGCAGCCTCGGTGCCCTTCAGCTCCTCGCCGAGCTTGGCCTTGACCGCCTTGGCGTCGATCTTGGGCCGCTCCTCGATCTTGCGAACCGGGTTGAGCGCGGCCGGCAGACCAGGAGCGGCGCCGGTCTGAGTGACGGTGAGCGCGGTCTCCTTGTCCTTCACGAAGGAGCCGCCCACGACGACCTCTTCGAGCACACCGACGTGATTGCCGGCGACGACGTTGGCGACGATGCCCCGCGCCTCCTTGGCAGTCAGCGCTGACTTATACTCCGAGACAGCCTTGTGAGCGGAGCCGTCGAGCAGCGCGACCAGGTGGTAGGCCGAGCAGCGCATCTTGCCGCCGTTGTAGTTCTCCGGGATCGCGATGACGTCGGCGGGATCGACCTTCACCAAGAAGACGGAATCGCCATACTGGCCGTAGCTCGCCGAGCAGACGTGCAGGCCGGAGCCGCACTGCGCACGGTCGACGCGGATCTTGTCGAGCGGCATCGAGACGCGCGAGCCGAGACGCTGCATAACCCGGCCGGTGTGATGGTCGGCGAAGGTGTCGGGGCCCTTCTTGTCGAGGAACTTGTAGAGGACGATGCAGCCGTCGTCGGCGATCGGCAGATCCATCTTCTTCACGAAGGCGAGGAGCTCGTCCGCGGTGTGCTTGTGGTCGAGACGAGCGAAGCGCTCCAGGAACCGGGTGAGGCTGGTGCCGCCGTTCATCGCGGTGTCCTCGATCGCCTTCTCCAGCGCCGAAGCGTCCTCGATCTTGACGCCGGCAGCGGTCGAGATCGCGAGCTTGGAGACGCCGTTCTCGACCTTCTCCTCGACCGTGACCGCGCCGCCCGTGACCTCGGCGATGCGCTTGGCGAGGCTGAACTGGTCGAGGTCGATCTCGATGCAGGCGCTCAGATCACTGCCGGACGCAGCAGCTTCGGCCGTCGCCTTGGCGAGCGGCACGAGCACCGCGTCCAGAATCGCCGCAGTGCGCCAGCTCTCCTGGCCGAACACCTGGCTCTTGCCGTCGGACGTGAAGAGAGTCACGCCGTTCTTGGAGACGATCGCTCCGGAAACGCAGATCTTGTTGCTCACTTGCTGTTCTCCTTGCGGGAAATGTAACGCTGACCCAACTGTTCAGCGAAATCGAGGAAGTCTTCGCGCTGCGTCTGGGTCATCATGAGGAACTTCGACTTGTCGAAGACTTCCAGCAATCCCAGGTGCTCGACGCGGGTCTGAAGAGGCTCCCGTCCTTGAAGCCGGTGGCCTCAAGCTCGCAGACGATGTTGCGGTATTCCTCAACGAGCTTGAGGATCTCGGTGGACTCGGACTTGTCGAGATGGTCCGAGGAAGCCCAGCGCTGATGCAGGACGGTCTTCGCCATCAGCCACCAGGTCCAGGCGTCGTCGCGATCCGCGTCGTCGGTGTAGGGCTCACGCACAGCGGCGTGAGCGAAGCGACGCGAATGGGCGATCATCATGCCGGCGAGCTCCGAACCCATCTTGCTCGGGTTCGAGGCGAGCAGCGCCAGCTTCACGTAGAGGGCCTCGTAGGGCTTGTTCAGCGCGAGCCGGGCGCGGAGCTTCTCCAGGACCAGCGTTTCCAGACGCGGGATGTTCTGGCCCTGCAAAAAGTCCATGTCGGACCGCTTCCAAATCATTGCTACCTCGCCGATGTGCTTCTTGATGAGATCCAATACCAAATGCGCGTTGGGCGGCTGTCGGGTCAGGTAAAACGCGGGCTTGTAGTCGACAGATGTTGCCTTCACGCCGAAGTAGGCGGCCGGCATGAAGATGCGGGGAGAGACGTGGCACTCGCGGGTCGCGTAGAGCGTGATATCGTCCTTCGAGTAGGTCTCGCGGTCGCGATACTGGTCCCACGAAAGCTTGATGAAGCGAGGCGGGCAGGGCGGTCCGAACTGCTCCTTCGGCTTCTCGGCCTCGGGAATCACCTTCACAGCCGGCTTGAGGTCGATGACCTCGATGCCGAGCTTCTTCCCCTGCTCCAGAATGACCTTGCGCTGGCTCTCCTTGAGCTTGCCGATCAGGATGTAGCCGCGCTCGGCCTTCCTCGCCTCGATCTTGTTCTGGGCGAGGAAGATGCGGGGCTTCCGCCAGCGGCCGTGAAAGCTGTAGGTGCGGTCCCGGTCGGGCTTGTTGGCCGCAATGGGCTTCTCGCGCTGCGTCACCTTGATGTGCAGGAGCTTCAGCACGTCGGCCTTGGTCGCGAGCCGCGCCACCGAGCGCTTGGCGTATTCGGTGGCGTCCCGCTCGAACGAGAAGCCCCGGCCGTGCTTGTGGCTCGCGATCTGCCGCAGGCCCCTCCGGCGATGCTTCATCGTGCCGAGGAAGATCTTCGCCTGCTCGCGCTCGGAGAAGCCGCGATTCGACATCACGTAGAGGGCGTAGCCGCGCGCGATCGCCTCGATGCCGGTGAGGAGCTTCTCGTTCTCGTTCTGCGCCTCGATATAGACCTTCTCGGCCGGCAGCTTGTTGCGCTTGGCGTCCTTGTAGGCCTCCTTCAGGAAGCCCTTCAGGTAGTGGTTCACCCGACCCTGGCAGCGGCCGACGACGCCTGCCAGCACCTTCTTGAGCGTGCCGACCGTCTGATCGTTGTAGGACAACGCCTCGCGCGAGGGTGTGACCGAGATCGAGGACGGCGGGGCGTAGATGATGAAGGAGCGGTTGTTGAAGGTCATATCGCGCAGCCGCGAGATGTAGGCTTGAAGCTCCTCGTGCGTGTCCAGCGGGTAGAGAACGTTGGCGTAGAGGACCTGGACCTTCGCGATGTTGCGGCGCGACAGGTAGCCGAGGCCGAAGCCGTTGCGCTTGAGCTCCGTGTAGTCGGGCGCGCTGAGACGCTCGCCGTTGAGGTCGACGACCATGCCGCCTTCCTGAACGACCTGCTTGAGCGCGCTCTCGATCTTGTCGCGCATGCCGACGGCCAGCGGCACCGAGACCGTCAGGCCGGTCCCATCGGTGCGCGACTTCATCATGACCTTGGCGCCGGGCGTGCCGTTCGTGGTCGGGTCGCCGACGTGCATCGCGTAGAGGGTCGAGATGCCCTGGTGACGCGAGATCACGGTGAAGTGGTCGGAGATCGCGAACGGGGCCTTGGAGCCGAGGCCGAAGCCGCCCGTCTGGTTGTCCTGGCCCTCCTTCGTCGAGGCGAAGAGGGTGCAGTAGATGTCGGCGATGCGGTCGTCGGCGATGCCGGGGCCCTGGTCCTCGACGATCAGCTCGTCGTCCGAGAGCGTCACCTTGACCGGCTCGCTCTCCTTGCCGACCATCGCGTGCGCGTCGATGGCGTTGCAGACGATCTCTCGGACCGCGGCACGCTCCTTGTCGCGGTAGAGGCTGTCGGACATGATCTTGAAGGCCGCAGCAGACGCCTTCACCTGGAAGGCGTGCGTCTTGCCGCCTCCGATGATGACGTGGCTGTCCGGCTCAGTGACGTGGGTCACTTGCATGGGCGCGTCTCTCGCTCTCTGTGTGTGCGCTGCGCGTCTCAGTCAGCGCTGACTGACTTGTTATAGCGACAAAATCGCGGCGTTTCAGTCAGCGCTGAGTGATTTTTAATGGAGCGACAAGGACGCCTTCTCCTCGCCCCACTCCTTCATCGAGCGGACGATGACCTCGGTGCAGTCCTTGGCCCGGTCCTCCAGATCCGTCCGGAAGATGTGGGCCACGTTGGCGTGGTCGATCATCATCGCCAGGCCCTCGCAGACCATCTGGTGATGCCACTGGTAGCCGAGGTTCGCCGGCGCCTTGCCCTCGGCCTCCTCGTAGAAGGGGAGGGGACGCAGGATCAGCACCGTGTCGAAGAACTGGTCGGTCAGGTGGACGGCCCGATCGACGTAGGCCTTGACCCGCTCACCCAGCTCCGCGTGATCGTGCATGCGGATGTCGGCGAGCAGGTAGCCGGCGAGACACAGCGGCGTCCGGTCGGTGATCGCCGGCCGTGGCAGCTTGCGCATCATCTCCTCGTAGTGATCGAGGTAGGCCTCCTGCGCGTCGATGCGGACGGAGAAGGGGAGGGTGGGGTCGACGAGGTTGAAGCCCTTCTCCTTCATGATCTCGGCCGTGTTGAACGTGTGGTAGTGAAGGCTCAGGCCTTCCGAGAGCAGCCGGCAGAGCGTGGACTTGCCGGTGCGGCTCGCTCCTGCGAATCCGAACATGGTAAACCTTTGTATGGCTTGTAGAATTTCCCAAACCGCTTGGTTTGGATGAAGCGATTGACGGGCGTGAAGTCCTGCTCCCCGCCCGTCTTCGACGAGACGCGGGCGACCTCGACCTCGATCACACGCTGAAGACCGCACACCGTCTGTTTGCGGCGCACGGTCTCCAGTCGGTCGATGCGGACGAGCCGAAGCTCGTCCGTGTGACGTGGGTAGAGGTCGCGCCAGATCTGACCGACGCGAACCGGGGTCACGCGGCGTTACCCTTCACGATGGCCGCAGCGGCTTCCTCGGGCTCGGCTTCGAGCCACTTGGTCCCGAGGCCACCCGGCAACGCAACGAACTCAGCAGCGCGATTATCGCAGCGACGCGCGAGCATGCCGCCCGGTCGCATCTGCTCGCGGATCACGTCGCCGACGAGACCCCGCGACGCGCCGTCGGCAGCGCGAAGGATGCCGCCCGAGGCGAACCCGCCGACGCCGGTTGAACCGAACCCACCGGTGCCGCGCTCCGTCTCGTCGAGCTCCTCGACCTCATCGAAGATCGCGCGGTAGACAGGCACGATCACGCCCTGCGCGATGCGGTCGCCGGGCTTGACCACGAACTGCTGGTGCGTGGTGTTGTGGATCACGACACCGATGCCGCCGCGGTAGTCCGCGTCGATCACGCCCGGCCCGTTGTGGACGGTGATGCCGGACTTGGCCGACAGGCCGGAGCGCGGGCAGACCAGCAGCGCCAGGCTCGCCGGCAGGGCGATCGCGATGCCGGTCGGGAACAGCTTGTGCTCGCCGGGCGCCACGACGCTCGCATGCGGGATGTCGGCGTGCAGATCCATACCGGCCGCGAAGTCGGAGCCGTAGACGGGCAGGATCGCGGTCTCGGTGAGACGCTTCACCTGGAGACGGAAAGGGGCGACGGCGTTCAAGCGGCTTCTCCGACGATGATCTTGGCGCGCTGCTCGGCGGCCTTGAGGGCGAAATCACTGCCGGCGAGGACGGCTTCCTCGTCGGTGTCGAAGGGGCCGTGCAGGACCACCTTCATCTTGGTGCCGATGTCAGCGAGTGTGACCTCGGGCATGAAGAAGAAGTAGAAGCCCGCGGGCTGCTCCTCTCCTTGCGGGACCTCGGTGATCTGGACGGGGACACGGGCGAACGTCGCGCCCGTGCCCTCATCGACCAGCTCAACGAACTCGGTTCTCGTGCTCATTGAACCCTCGTTAGTCAGTAGTGACTGAAATTACTTCTCGGCGTTGGAGATCACCAGCGGCTCCACGCGCAGCCGGATCGGCTTGTCGCTGTAGAGATACTGGCCGGACCACTGCCGATACTCGTCGTTGACCGTCCGGTAGAAGATGTATTCTCCGGACGAGCCCCAGGTGCCCTCGTCGGAGGGCGTCTGGTCGAGCGTGTAGGCGTAGCTCGGGCCGGCGTCGTTGCGCTTGATCGCCGTCGGCTTGGTCAGGCGCTTCGAGCCGGACGTCACCTTACCCTTCACGACGTCGTAGGCGATCGGCTGACCCGCCTGGTTCATCAGCACGATGTAGCCGATGGCGCCGGGCTTCGAGGTCAGCTCGATGCGCCAGCGGATGTTGTCGATCTCGGCGTTCTCGGTGAACGAGATGGCGTTGGCCGCTTCCTGGGCCTTGCGGGACTGCTCGTTCTTGACGGTGTTGGTCTGGGACGTCGCCGGCATATTGCAGGCGCCGAGGGCGAGAGCGAGGCTGGCGAGCGCCAGGCCGGGGAAGAAGGAACGACGGAACGGCATGGACGGATCAGACCTCGCAAGCAGCGGCGTTGAGGGATTCGGGCGCGTCGGCGCGGAAGATGGCCTTGTTCATCTTCGAGGCGTCGGCGTTGTAGCGGGCGGCGATGTCCCGGCAGGACTGCTGCTGGCCGAAGAACTCGGTCCGCAGGTAGACCCGCTCCTTCGGGTCGGTCTCGGCGTCGAGCGCCTTCTTGTGCGCCCGGAGCTGGGCGACGCGGGCGTCGAAGACCTTGTTCAGGTCGCGGAACCGCTCGTAGGACGAGATGATGTTGTTGGTCTCCAGCGTCTTGCTGATGACCCGGCCGGGCGCCGTCGCGACGCTACCGATCGTGCCGACGGTCGAGGCGACGATGCCCAGACCGCCGAGAGCGACGATCCCGACGATGCAGTAGCCGAAAAGCTTGGTGGGGCTCACAGATTTCTCCTTCGCTAGATAGCGGTTAAGCGGCTTCGCGGACGTCGACGTTGCCGTCGTAGTCCTGATCGAAGACGGCCTCGTTCGCGAGAAGCTTGCGGTGCTGAATCCAGCCGCGCAGGTTCCCGTGAAGGTGCGGGTTCTTCCAGGGCCGCTTCGTGAGGCCGGTGGAAATGTCGGGCGTCGCCTGGTGCTCGGCCGGCGAGGCGTGAACGGGCTTCGAGACGACGAGACGCTCGTAGCGGGCGAGCTCGGCCTTGAAGTCGCCGTTGCCGTCGAACGGCTCGATCGTGAGCCGCGCGCAGCGGGCGGTGGAGAGGACCAGGAGCTCCTGCACCGTGAGCGTGCCGCGCTCGTTCTCGGAGCAGTAGGGCAGGTGCCACTGACCGTTCTGGAGCAGGCGCGGGCTCGACAGCGCCATCGCGGCGTCAATCTGGCCCGCAAGCACCTGGATCTCGGGCTGGGCGCCGGCATCGAGACGCAGGGCGAAGAAATTCTCCCAGTCGGTCGAGGTCACGAGGACGTCGATCGAGCCGAACCATTCGAGCGGCCGGTTGGCCCACTGCTTATGCAGGCCGACGCCGGTCAGGATGCGCACGCCGAGCTTGGTCATGTGGGCCATGCCGAGCCAAGTCGCCTGGGCGACGAACTTGCGCCAGCCGGTCATCTTCTCGACCGAAGCCATGCCCGGACGGTTCATCTCGTAGCCGAGCGGCTGGACGATCGACTCCTGCAAGAGCCGCTTGACGGGCACCGCGCGCGAGGAGCGGCCGTTCCGCGAGAAGACGCGGTGGGTCATGAACTCGGCGTGGATGAAGCGCGGGTAGCGCAGGTGAAGCGTGGTCAGACGAACGCCGTCGGGCGACAGGCTGTCCTCGATCACGCGAGCAAAGATCGTGTTCACGTTGATGTCCTCTATGTGCGGGAAGGGGAGGAGCGTTGGGCCGAGGGCGCACCTGCAAACCCTCGCTCCTCCCCGGTGCCTGTTCCCAGGCAGCGCTGCGTGTCTCAGTCAGCGCTGACTGATTTGTTATAGCGAGCGAGACGCGGCGTTTCGCTCGAAAAAGTGCGGAAGCTTACGCTGCCGCCTTCTCGTCCTCGTCGCCCTCGCGGAAGTCGATCGGGCAGGCGCCGGCCCCGCAATCGACGTGCTCGAAGCCGATCTCCTCCTTGACCGCGTTGTCGTTCGCGATCTCAGCGGCGATCTTCTCGAACTCCAGCTTCGTGACCGGCTGCTCGGGCTGATACTCGTAGGCCGTGGTGTCGGACTGCGGCATCACCGAGCAGCAACGGATCGAGAACTGGCCCTCGATCAGCGTGGTCAGGAACTGGTCGAAGCTGACGGTCTTCGGGTCATACTTCAACGTGTAGCTGATCTGGTTCCCGGACTCCTCCAGCGGGGTCTCGCCGTCATCGTCCACGCCCGTGAGCCAATACTTCTCCAGCAGGCGCAGGAACTGATACTGCTCCTCCGGGGTCGCCTCGGCCGCGGTCACGACCCATTCCCCACCGTCCAGTTCGCAGATCGTGGGCTTGGTCGGGAAGCCGACGATCGTGGTGCCGGAGTAGGACTTGAGCTCGCGAACCGGGTAGCCCTTCTCGCGATAGACCTGGATCAGCGGGTCATCGTGACGGAACTGCACCCAGCGCAGGAACTCGCGCATCGACGGCAGGTGCGCGCCCTCGGTCAGGCCGAACAGCTTCGACGTGGTGCCGGCCGGCTTGAACGTCGTGTTCGTGTGCGGCACGACCACGCCGAGCTCCTCGGCATACTCCTCGGCCTCCTCGACGATCGCCCGCTTGAAGCGCGAGACGGTCTGCCAGAGCTCCTGCGACTTCTCCTCGTCGATCAGGTCGTGCCAGGTGAAGCCGAAGCGAGCGTAGGCCCACTCGTGGAAGCCCGTCATGCCGACGCCGATGCGGTTCGTGCGCTTGACCTCGCGGCCGTAGAGGCAGTCCATCAGGTTCGTGCGCATCAGCATGCGAACGGCCGTCCGGAAGGCGTCCTCGGCGTCGTCGTCCCAGGCCCAGAGCCGCTGATCGGCCGAGAGATCCTGGTCGTTGCGCCAGAGCGTCCCGGCGTGGAACGGAACGACGTCCGCGATCACGCAGTAGGCGCCGAGCATCAGCAGGCAGATCTCGCCGCAGGGGTTCGTAATCATCGGCCAACCCATGCGGGCGCAGGCCATGACCAGATCCTTCATGAGCGGCAGGGTCTCGGGGTCGAGCTGGAACTTGGCGCTCTCGGCGACGAGACCGTCGAGGTAGCTGTCGAGCCCGTCCATCTTCCGGGTCAGCTTGTCCTGGTTGATGAAGCCCGGCTCGCCCGTGCCGTCGTGATAGGCGGCATGCGCAGCCGCACGCAGCACGCGGTAGGCGTGAGCCTCGTCCTCGGTGATGCGGGCGAAGAAGCCGAACGCCCGGCCCTTACGCAGAGCCTGGAGACGCGCTTCGAGGATCGGGCCGTCGGCGTAGCCGGCGCACATCGCATGGACCTTGCGGACCGCGGTCCGGAACTCCTCGTCGATCGTGACCGAGTTGTTCGAGCTCCAGAGGAAGCCGCCCCGCTTGATCGAGATGAAGTCGAGGACGGAGCGATCCTTCCAGAACTTCGTCGCCATGCGAGCAGCGCGACGGGCACCGCCCACGAGCACGCACTCGGCCGCGTAGTGGTCGGCGTAGAGAGCGGCCAGCCACGGGGCCATGCCGGCGTCACGGACGGCCGCGATCGACTTCACCGCACCCATCAGCGGGCCCGGACCCGACGCGGGGCGCCCCTGCATACCCATGATCGGGGCGCCGTTCGGACGGACATCCGAGAAGTCGAGGATCAGGACCTCCTCGCGGCGACGCTCGAAGGCGAAGCGCTCGATGATCTCGATGGCCTTGGCCCAGCCCTCGCGGCTGTCGGGCACCTTGAACGTCGTGATCTTGCGGCCCTGGTAGAGATGACGCGCGTCACGCTCGGTCAGGAAGCCGGTGATCTTGCCCGAGGCTACGTCGTCGTGACCCCAGCCGATGACCGGGACGACGATCGGCATCTGGTTGAGATCGGCGCGGATCATCGCGTCGGAGTAGTCGCGGCCGACGCCCGAGCCGTTCAGCAGCAGGTAGAACAGCAGGAAGGTGGTCGCCGAGGTCGAGCAGTTGGTGAAGACCTCCATGTTGCGCGTGCGCTGGGTCTCGTCGCCGTGCTGCAGGTGCCGGCCGGACATGAGCAGCGAGGCCTGGCGCAGGTGATGATGCGAGCGGTCGAACTCGCGCGCCCAGGCGGGCGGGTTGCTCGTCCATTCCTCGTTGGTGCTGGTCGCCTCGGGGTCGAAGTCGGGCGACAGCATCGCGTTGCCGATCGCGACGCGGCGCGCCACGTCGGCCCATTCCTCCATCTCGATCTTCTCGTGCGGGATGAACCAGCCCTGCACGCGCTCGCCGTCGCCCGAGTCCACGAAATACTCGGTCGGCGTGCCGTAGCCCTGCGCCTTGGCGAAGCGGGCGATCTGGCTGTCGAGGGAGGTCTTGTCGTCGCGCGGGATGTCGAAGGTGACGACGGTCTCGGCCGAGACGGGCTTCTTGATCTTGCGGTTCACGGTCCGGTCGGCGACCGCCTGCCCCATGCCGGGGAAGTAGGAGCGCGCTTCGGGAATGAGGGTGTTGGTGGACGTCATCGTGTTGCTTCTTGCTCTCGGTTCAGAGGGGCACGCATCGTAAATAAGTCAGTGATGACTGACCATTCTTGACACGCGAAAAACGGCCTACGCTGCCATGCGGAATGAGCCGCGCATCATGGCGAGCGAACGCCGAAACTCGTCGGTGAGGACACCGGCTTCCGCCACGGCGATGGCGTCGGCCAGGTGCTCGTTGTCGGCGATCAGCGGACCGGTCGCCTTGCCGCGGGCCCGCAGCCAGTCGGCGTGAGGATACTTGGCGACCATCGCCTCGATCATCTCACCCTTGCTCGCGTAGGGCTTCACGACGGCCTTGGTCTCCAACGGCATGATCTGTGTCACCGGAATCGGCGACGAGGCCAGGATGCCGACGACGATGCCGAAGGCGCGGCTCGACTTCGCGTCCTGGGCGCCCGAGGGGACCTCGGTGAAGATCGCGCTGACACCGGCCGCTTCCTGAAGGAAGGCCGTGGACAGCTTCTGCGACCGCACGAGGTCGTCGGCCGTAACGCGGACGGTCTTGTTCGGGTTCTTCTTGGTCACGATCAGCCGCAGCCCGGTGAGTTCGAGCTCCAGGGTGTCGAGATCGAGCAGCATCCGAGCCATTCCCCAGTGGGTGAAGCTCGGATCGTTCGCAAGGATGGGGATCTTCATGCGTATGCGCCCCAGTTTTCGGGGACGTCCTCTGGTTCGGGAGCCGGCAGCGGCGCCGGGTCCATGGGAAAATTGGGATACCGACGAATGGCCGGCGTCAAATCGGTCATGAACTCCCTGGAGTAGACTTCCAGGGTCATCGAGGCCGGACGGGTCACGACGCGATGAGGGGTCGCGTCGCCGCACTCCTCGAACCGCATCGTCTCAGCCGCACGCATCTCGCAGTTGCCGAGCTGGCCCTTGAAGACCGTGCCGTCGTCGAAGGTGATGGTGACGTTGGAGCCGGGGCGCATCAGAACATGCCCCAGCTGGCGTTGTCCTCGCCGAGATCCTCACGGGTCACGACGATGGCTTCGAGCTCCTTGCGCTCGGCCTCCTGCGCCAGCCGGATCTGCTCGCGCTTGAACTCGACCCGCTGTCGGGCCTCCTCCTGAAGCCGCGGCTTGATCCGCTGCGCTAGGTCGGCGACCAGCATGTCGTATTCGTTCCGCCCGATGTAGTCGTTGCGGTCGCGCGCCTTCCACGGCTGGCTCGGGTTGAGCCTCTGATGCTGGTAGGCGGGGCCGGCATCGTCTCCCGTCCGCAGCCGGATGTAGATGACGTCCACCCAGAGATCCTGGATGTCGATGAAGTTGCCGTTCCCGACGATCATCACGCCGCTGGTGTCGGTGCTCGCCTTGGCGATCTCGTGCTCGGGCGTGTAGTGGACGTCGGACACTGCCATCAGCGGACCTCTGCGGCCCTCGATCGCGCCCGTCGTGACCTCGAAGGGCATCCCGTTGATACGAAACACCCGGCCGTTCTCGTAGACGCCCTGAAGGAGCGCCTCTTGCCCGATGAGGCCCTGGAACTCCTCGGCGAAGGGCATTAGAACATGCCCCAGGCGTCGTTGTCCGCGTAGCGCTCCGACTGCTCGACCAGAGCCTCGGCCTCGCGCTCCGTCTCCTCGCGCTTGAGGCGGTCGAGGGTCTGAACGGCCAGGTAGTCGACGTAGGAGGAGAGCTGCCAGCCGGCCGTGTCGGCGTCCTCGAACCCACCGGCCTTGGCGCAGACCTGGCTCAGGCTGACGGCGAGCTTGGGCAGGAACCGATCCACGTTCTTCAACGGGATGTCGATCACCGGCCACTCGTCCGAGTCCATCAGCTCGAATTCGAGGATGTAGGGGTCACGCTTGCCGCGGCGCGCGCTCTTGAACAGCAGGTCGGTCCCGCCGTTGAAGGGCACGGTCTTGCCGCTCTTGGTCGAGCCCTCGCCGAAGTGAGCGTAGAGCTTGGTCGGGCCCGGCAGCATGTGAGCTTCGCCGGTCGCCGCCTTCTGCAGGATGGCGAGAACCTCGTCCGCCGCCTGCTCCTCGATCTCTGTCATCTCCGTTCCTCAGTCAGTGCTGACTTACTAGATATAGCGTCAATGAAGCGGCTTTTCACATCGCTTCAGTTGGGCTTTCACGTTGGCGAGGTTCCGGTGATCGGAAGGGGTCGCCGACGTGATGATGAAGCAGCCCGTCAGGACGTAGGTCCAGCGCAGGTGGTTCTTCTTCGTCTTCTCGATGGTCCAGCCCTCGCGCTTCTTCTGGCGCGCGAGAGCGTTCATGTCGCCCTTGAGGCTCATGGCGTCACCTGCAAGCCGTAGCCCGCAAGGGCGGCGTCGATCTCCTTGATCTGGCGCTCGAAGTAGGTGCGCATCAGCGTGCGCAGAACATCGAGTTCCGGCTCCCCGTCGAGGACGATCATGTCGGCCTCGTCGCCCGGACGCTTGCGCGTGGCATAGTCGCGCATCGGGTATTCCAGCTGCACCCGCACGAACTCGGGTCGATCCCGACGGTTGAGAATGCCGAGCTGCGTCGCGTAGTCCTTGCGACGCCGCGTCATGGACGCGATGGCTTCGAGATCCCGGCTGCTGACGGACTTCATGCGGCGTCCTCGATCTCGACGCCCATCTCCGCGAGCTCGTGCTCCGTGCGGTCAATGACCAGCTCGAAGTGACGCTCCATCGTGCGCAGCAACGCGAAGCCAAGGTCGGTGTTGAAGCGAGCCTCCTCGACGAACGCCTTGCGAGCCGCCGGCGAGAAGATCACCTTGGCATGAGCAAACTCTTTGGTCTGACCGCGCAGCTCTGCGGGGAGCCGTTCCTTGGCGTGCTTACGCTCGCTCGTTTTAACAGCGATCTTCTGGATCTGGTCAGTGGTGAGCTTCACGCTGCGATCTCCTCGATAACGCTGTCGCCGCGTGCCTTCTTGCGGACGACGATGGTGTTGCGGACCCAATCCTTGAGATCGGAGTGGCTGATGATGAAGACGGTCCCGCGCTCGCGAGCCTTCTCCTCCAGGATCATCGTCAGACGCTCGATGCCGGCCGGACACAGGGCGTTGTCGATCTCGTCGCCGATGAAGAGGTCGATCGGCTTCGTGGCGCGCGAGGCGACGAGATCCTGAAGGGCCATCGCCGCAGCGATTCGGACCTTGCGCTTCTCGCCGCCCGAGATGGCCGCGAACTCGTCGCCGCCCTGGTCGTGGGTGACGTCGATGGCGAACCGCTCCTTCAGGTTGCCCTTGGCGTCCTTGGTCAGGGTCGACCAGGTGGCGTGGCAGTTGCCGTCGGAGAGGGCGCCGAGATACTTGGCCGTCTGCGAGTTCAGGAACGGCGTGATCTCGTCCAGGAGCTCGGCGCGGGCGCCGGCCGGGGCGAACACCTTGGCAACCGCCTCGGCGACTTCGAGCGCCACGGTCGCCTTGCCGACGTGCTCGATCGCGTCCTTGACCTCCTGCTCCAGCTGCAAGACCTTGGCCTCGGAGCGCTCCTTGGCCGCGAGATGCGGATTGACCTCGGCCTTGAGCCGGTCGATTCCCTCCTTGATCGTGCGCGCCTCGTGCGACTTGGCCCGGATGTCCGCCTGGAGCCGGTCGTCGTCGCGCAGGGATGCTCTCAGAGCGTCGCACAGCGCGTTGGTCGCGCTGACGTCAGTCATTGATGCGCGATACGCTTCCAAGCGCTCAGTGACGCTCTGATGCGATTTCAGCGCTGTTTCATGCGCTGCTTTCGCGTCGCGCAGAGCGCGCAGCGCGTCGTTCAGAAGCCCCTGCTGCTTGGTCTGGGCCGGGGCGATGTCCTCGGCCGAGAACGGGCGGTCGCACGAGCGGCACGGGCAGCCGACCTGATGCGCCAGGCTGTCGAGGATCTCCTTCTCGCGCTTGGCGTCGCGGGCGAGCTGCCGGGCGTTGGTGTCGGTGCGGGCAGCCGCGATCGACGCCGCCTGCTCCTCCTCGATCAGCTCCCGCTCGCGCTTGCGCTCGATCTCGACCGCGGCGATCTGGGCCTCGGCCTCGTGGAGCTGCTTCTCGACGGCCGGACGGTCGATGGTCGCGCGTCCCTTGAGCGCCTTGACCTCGCCCACGAGGACACGGACCCGCGCGGTCTGGCCCTCGATGTGGTCCTTGCGCTTCTGCTCCCAGCGCTCGATGTCCGAGGTCAGGTCGAAGGCGATCCGGTCCTTCTCGTTCTCCAGGGCCTGCTGACGCAGCGCGAGCGTGTGTCCGGCCGCGGCGAGGTCCGCCTTGGCCTTCTGCACGTCGCCGAGCGCGATCCGGTAGCCCTTCTCCAGCACCGTCGCGCCGGCCGCTTCCTCGACCACGACCTTGAGATTCTTGTCGGTCATGCCCGGCAGGTCGGGCATCTGGTCCTGGCCGGCGTAGATCGCGCCGACGAAGACCTCCCAGGTGCAGCCGAGAATCTGGTTCACGATCTCCTGGGTGAGCTTGTCGGTGCCCTTGGTCAGATCCGTGACCGTGCCGGCCTTGTCCGTGTGGACGACGGTGACGCGGTTCTTGCCGGCCTTGTGCTTGCGATGCCGGGCGATCAGGTAGCTGTCATCGCCATCGAGCACGGTCGCGGCGACGCGGCACTGCTTGCCGACCTGGTTGTTGATGACGGCATCGCCTTCGACGCCCCGCGCCGTGGTGCCGTAGAAGCACCAAGCGAGCGCATCCGGCAGGGTCGACTTGCCCGAGCCGTTGGAATCGGCGGACGTGTCGACCTCGTTGACGCCTTGGATCAGCACGAGGCCGCGGTCGGCGAGCGCGAGGCTCGCCTTCCGGATCGTGCCGAAGTTCTCGATCTCGATCTTGGGAAACTTCACGGCTTGTCCTCGATCAGCTTAGGCGTGCCGGCGATGGTTCGCCCGATCACTTCCTCACTCAGCTCCGTCGAACCGACGGTCTCGCCTTCCTGGGCGAGTTCCGCGGCATCCTCGGGTGTGTCGGCGTCGACCTCGTAGAGACAGCGAACGCCGCGGGTCTCGAAGACCTCGATCTGGTAGCGAGCCATCAGGCAGCGGCTCCCTTCGCGACCATCTTGTTCACGAGATCGGCGTAGTCGCCGCCGATGACGCCGGCCGGGGCAGGGGAGGGCGCCGCATCGTCCTTGATCGGCTTCTTCGAGCCGGGGAACGGATCGCGACGCTGCGCGGACCCCTTGCGCTCGCTGCCGGACGTGACGCGGGTGCGCGCCTTGGAATCGTAGCCGGCGTAGTCGTAGTCCCGCTCGATCACGGCGTCGGGCGCGAGCTTCTTGTAGGCGAGGCAGGTCGACATCGGCAGGCCGCCGTGGCTCTGCTCGATGAAGTTCTCCACCTGGCGCGTCGTCTGCTTCTTGCCCTTCCCCTCGACGATGGAGACGAACTGCTTGGTCTTGAACGTGACGCGATAGTAATCGGGCACTCTGCTCTCCTGAAAGTCAGTGATGACTTAATAGAATTTACGCGACAGAACGCGGGTAGTCTGCGCGATTACTCGGTGGCTGCGCGGGCGTCTGTGATGATCTGCGCGGCACGGGCGGCGATGGCTGCCTCGTGGGGCGAGCCCATGCGCTTGATGAACCCGTTGACCGAGGTTTCGAGCGTGACACCCTTGGCCGCCGTCGTGCCGGTGCGGGCGCTCGCGACCTTGCGCTCCACCTGGAAGGTGATGCCGGCCGCGCCCATCCCTTCGAGCCCGCGCCGGAAGGCGTTGGTCTCAGCGTCGTCGAAGGCGAAGCCCCGGACCCGGACGTGGTTGTCCGCGACGATCAGCGGGATCTCCTCGCTCGGCGTGTCAGGCGTGACCTCGACGAAGGACGGGGCGCGCGAGGCGCGGTAGTTCACCCGCTTGTCATCGACGAGCAGGAACCCGGCCTTGGTGCCGATGTCCGAGAAGGTCTGGTGCGTCGTGGCGCCGATCGACCACACCTTGCCCGCCTCGAACGCGCAGTGGTGATGGTAGTGGCCGGCGAACACGCGCCGGAAGCCGAGCCCTGCCAAATAGGAAGGGGTGAGCCCGTGACCCGGCACGCCCGAGAGCACACCGTCGATGCCGGCATGGATCACGAGATCGGTCTCGGAGCAGTCGAAGCCCTTGCCGGGGACCTTGATCGTGCTCGCCAGCGCTTCGAGCGCCGCCTTGAGGTCGTCGAGCTTCGGAATCCACGGCACCATCGCCAGGCCGAGCGAAGCCAAGTGCATCGGCTCGGTGATGACGGTGAAGCCCTTGAGGCTCGACAGCGACTGAATGGCGTTGCCGAGCACCGTCGTCTCGTTGGACTTCAGGTCGTGGTTGCCGGGGATCGCCACGATGTTGAAGCCGTCCCAGGTGAGACCCTTGATCGTCTCCGAGACCGGGTTGAAGACCTCGGGGTCGATCGAGCCGCGCGAGTGGAACAGGTCGCCGGCGAAGACGATGGTGTCGCCGCCCGCCGCGCGCAGCTCCTGGGCGCCGCGCTTGAGCTCCGTCAGCATGTGGTCGAGGCGGGAGTTCAGCCCGCTCGGCAGCTTGGTGGAGTAGGCGCTCCAGTTGTGCGCGTGCTGGTCCGAGAAGAGAGCGTAGACCATCAGCCGCGGCCTCCGGCGATCAGGCGCAGGCCCTGCTGCTGCTCCTGGGCGACCGACGAGAGCAGGTCGCGGTAGCCGTTGAGTGCCTTCGTGTTCTCGCCCACGAGCGAAATCATCTGCTGGAAGATGGTCGTGAACTGGTCGATGCGACCCAGCGCGGTGCCGAGCGCTTCCTCCATGCGCTCCACGCGGTCGAACAGCTCGGTCGCGGTGCGCTTGGGCACCGCAACGGTCTCCTCGACGGGCTCCTCGATCACAGCCGGCGTCTCGGTGATGACCGGGGCAGGGGAGGGCGCGAGATCGGGGACCGGCAGGGTCTGGCGCCAGAGCGCGATGACGCCGCGAATCTCCATGCGCATGCGGTCGAGCTCGGCGTCGGTCAGGTGGATCGAGTGACCGAAGGCAGCGGTAGCCTCGTTCAGCCGGTCGGCCTCGGCCGAGACGAACATGACGGCGCGACCGCCCCGGCCCGGCTGCCAGGCCGAGAGCGTGTCGGAGAAGCCGGCGTTGCGCAGGCAGCGGCCGGCGTTCATGTGGTGCTGGAGCTCGGGCCGGACGATCTCGTAGACGCCCTTCGCCTTCACGTAGAAGCGGCCGTCGAGCTCCACCGCAATCTGCTCGGCCGACGTGCCGCCGATCCGGAAGGTGATCGCCTTGAGCGGCTGATCGGTGCCTTCGAGGCGCATGCCGTCGAACGGGATGTAGACCGGCAGCGCGATCGGCGAGGGCGTCGGGGTCGGCGTCATGGTCTTCTCCTCGCGTTCCCGCACGAGCCTGCGGTTCTTGGCGATCGACTTGTTGCGGGTGAGATCCTTGCGGGCCTGCTCGATGAAGGCCTTGTCACGCACGACGCCGAGCATCGCGTCGGCCTTGTCCTCGTGCAGGTAGTAGCCCCAGGGGTGGACGGCGTTCTTCTTGACCAGGGCCCAGTGCCGGCCGGGGACGCGGTTGCGCGTCTCTGCGGCGATGGCTTGGCCCAGTTCCTCGTCGCCGATCACAGCGTCGGCAAGGGCGCGCCCCAGGTCGCACATGCGGACCGAGGGGACATAGGTGCCGTTCTTGTCGAGCAGGCCAACGCGGTTGTTACCCTTGACGCTCGGTAGCGGCTGGAAGCTCTCCATCTTCACTCTCGTCGTGCTCCGTGTGCTCAGTCATCGCTGACTGACTCGTTATAGCAGCGCACGATCGGCGTTTCAGTCGGCTAGAGCTTCAGGACGCCTGGCTTGTGAAGGAAGTGGTCGAGGGGCAGGAAGCGCTGGAGCGAGCCGCCCCGGCCGCGGCCCGTGTAGTTCAGGACCTTCGCCTTGTCCCGGTCGAAGAAATTCTCGATCCGGGTCAGGTAGTAGCCCTTGTCGTCGTCCTTGAGCTTCACGCCCACGAACTTGATGCAGCGGGCGCGCATCTGGATCAGCGTGCCGTCGTCGATCGCCCAGCAGGCGGTTCCCGATCGCACCGCGTCCGAGATGCAGGCCTCGCCCGACCGGTAGATCTCCTTGCGGCTCCGGTAGGCGAGGTAGACGCGCTCCCCGTTCGGATATTGGTAAATGCCGCCGTAGAGACGGTTGCCCTTCTTGACCTTCTCAAGCAGCGTAACGAAGGTCTTTTTCGAGGATGCCATTGGGGTCCCACTTCCAAATACCCTGGGCACCACGCACCGGCACGGGCTCGATAAGCGGACGATGATCGCGCAGACGCCAAGCGAAGCGACCGACTTCCCACCAGCCGTAGAGCTGCTCCTCCTCCGTGACGTCCTCGAAGTCCTCCTCGGTGATCTGGTCACACGAATGGAGGAGCGCGGTGCCCAGGAGATAGCCGTTCGGCATATCGTCCAGGTGCCGCGGGAGGTTGGTCTCGAAGTAGTAGCGGGCGAAGGTCGGGTTCGCGAACGCCGCCCGCTGCTCTGCCTTGATGGTCTTGGTCGAGGCGATCCCGATGCGCTTGCCGATTAGGCGCTCCGGCGCGGGCCAGCCGCGGGTCTCGTTGAGCTTGAACCCGTGCGCGGCGAGCAGCGCATACGGGTTCCAGATTGAAATGACGTCCATAGCTATCCCTCTGTATCACAGAGAGATAGCGGGTTTCGCGAAGCCGCTCTAGGGCGGCTTCGCTGTTTTGGCGCTACGCAGCGTCCGAAAGAAGCAGGGCGTTGTCGGCCTCGGTCTCGCCGGTCAGCTCGGCCGCGTCGACTTCCTCGGGCTCGTAGTTCTTCGGCAGCAGGTCGTGGAGCTTGGACAGCTCGCCGGCCTTCTCGATGTGCCGAGCCAGCTGCTCCTTGTGCCAGCTCTTGCCCTCGAACTCGACGTAGCCCGGCCGAGCCGTCTTGAGGAGCTTCTCGCCTTCGAGGAACTCGATCAGGCTCCGCTCGATGTCGAACTTGCCGGTGCCGTCGGGCTGGAACATGAAGCGCCAGGACGCCTTCTGGAACGGCCGGACGACCTTGTTCTTGGCCGTGGTCGCCGAGATCTCCATGCCGAGGATCTCGGCGTTCTCGCCCTTGCCCTTCGTGATCTTGGCCGCGGCGCCGAGCATCAGCTTCACGGTGTCGTAGTAGAGCGGCGCCTCGCCACCCGGCGTCTTGCGCGGGTCGCCGTAGACCACGCCGATCTTCATGCGGATCTGGTTCAGGAAGATGCCGCAGACGCCGAGCTCCTCCAGGTAGAGCGCGAAGGCCGGGAAGTGGGCCGAGGTCGCGCGGGCGAGCGCGGTGTTGTCGTTCATGTTGCGGTCGCCCATCGCCTTGTCCTTGCCCGTCTTCATGTCGAGCAGCGCGGACTGGGGCACCATCGAGGCGAGCGAATCGAACACCCAGCAGATCGGGGCCGACGGCGAGATCAGCTTCTTGTCGCGGATCAGCGTCGCGGTCTCGACGCAGGCGGTCAGGCTGTCCTCGAAGGTGCGCGGCTTCTTGTAGACGAAGGTGCCGGGCTTGGTGGACAGGCCGATCCGCTCGCCCAGCGGCATCGAGTAGGCGCGCTCGTGGTCGGACAGGCCGGCGAACCCGCCCGCCTTCTGGGCGGCGATCATCGCGCGCGTGGCGATGGCCGTCTTGCCGGCAGCCGACGGGCCGGCGATCTCGACCATGCGGGCGACGGGGAAGCCGCCGTCCCAGCGGCCGGACAGGGCGTAGTTGAGCGGCGCGTAGCCGGTGTCGAGGAAGCCGGTGACGGTGGATTCGGGGTCGCTCTGACCGAGCGCGCCGAGAGCCTTCGCGATTTCAGCAGCAGATGCCATGTGTCTTGATCCTTATTCGTCAACAAAACCGACGCCATCGTCCAGATCAGCCGAAGCTGCGGGCGAGACGTCATCGTCCTCGTCGTCGATGAAATCGACGCCGTTGATGGTGGGAGCGGGCGCAGGACTGCTCTGCTGCCGCTCGAATTCGTCGCGCGCGTCCTTGCACATGCGCCCGCCGATCTCCGCGACGGTCAGACCGGAGCGGGTGGGCGCGCGGGAGCCGGGCTGCGGCACCTGGGTGAAGGCCGTGGCGCGGGCGCCGGCCGGGTAGGTCGGCACGCGATCGGGCAGGGGCGCCGGCGTGAGCAGGCCGGTGGGCAGCTCCATGTCGAGCTTGAAGCCCGTGGCCGGCGCCTGGGCGGCCGCGACGGCGTTCAGCCGGGCCGCCTGCAAGCGCAGGGCGACGTAGGTGAAGGCCTTCTCGACCTGCTCAACGCTCGCGCCGGCCTTGGTGAGCGACTTGTTGAGGGTGTCGCCCACCTTCGCCGCGCGGGTCACAGCACCTTCGATCGTCTCGGTGCTCATGCTGCCTCCTTGTTGCAGTCAGTGCTGACTGACGTTTCGGGGTAAAAGGGCTCGACCCAGCGGTCGATGTCCTTCGTGATGGAGTTGAAGACCCGCTCCTTGCAGAACTCCTCGAAGGCTTCGAGATCGAACTGCCCCTTGTTGAGGCGCGGGCGCTCGGGCTGGGGAATGTCCGGATGGTTGAGGTCCATCAGACGCAGGTTGCGGTAGAACCGATCCCGCTTCTCCGGCTCCGAGCAGAAGTCGGCGAGCTTCTTGGGGACCTTGACCTTCTGGATCTCGACCGCCTCGAAGAAGCCCTTCACGTCGCCGAACTGGATGACCAGCTCGATCGCGCCCTTCTCGCCGACGCCGCCGACGCCGGGGATGTTGTCGCCGGCATCACCCTGGAGCGCCTTGCATTCGAGGAAGGCGCGCGGGGAGGGGACGCCTCGCCACTCGACGTCCTCGATCAGGTCCGGCAGGCCGGCGCCCTGCTTGACCTTCTGGGTCTTCATGTAGCCGATCTTCTCGGAGAAGGTCGCCGACGTGATGCGCTTGTCCTGGATCGGGTCCCACCAGTTCACGCCCGGCTGGACGAGCTGGAGCCAGTCCTTGTCGCCGGAGCAGAGCACGACGCGCTGGCCCAGGGCCCGATAGCGACGCACCAGGATGCCGGCCCAGTCGTCGGCTTCGAGGTTGGCCGCGGTGAGCTGGGGCACGCCGAGCAGCGAGAGCGCCTTGCCGAGCACGGGCTTCTGCTTGCGCCAGCTCTCGCGCACAGCCATCTGCGCGATCTCGTAGGGCTTGACCGAACCGGACTTGTCCCGGTTCTCCTTGTATTCCTCGAAGGCGTCCTTGCGCCACGTCGCACCGTCCCACAGGACGATGGGCTTGAGCATGGGGTAGCGTGCCAGCGCCACGCGGATCATCCGCAGGCCACCGAACACGCCCTGAACCTCGACGTCGCCCACGGTGAGCTTCGTGGTCGAGGTCGCCGCGAACCCGATGTTGTTCGCGTCGATGAGCAGATAGCCGATCTTTTCCATTTCTGAGCCTCCTGACGGGCAAAGGGCGTCAGCCGCTGCCGACTGACGCCCCATGTGAAGACGGGCGCTGACGCCCGTCCCGTGTGCCCTGGATCAGGCGTCGAGGTCGTTGAGCAGGTCGGCGAGCTCGGAATCCTCGTCGACAGCGGCCGGGGCGGGCTTGGCAGCCGCCTTGGTCGGGGTCTTCTTGGGCTCCTCCTCGATCACCGCGTCCTCGACGTCGGGCTCCTCCTCGACCACGGTGCGGGTCGGGGCGGCACGACGCGGGGCCGGACGCTCCTCCTCGACCTCGGCATCGGCCACCTTCGCCGAGCTGCCGGTCAGGAGACCAGCGGCGCGGGCCGGGGCCGCGAGGGCGAGCGAGATGCCGGTGATGCCGGAGATGGCATTCAGCGCCTTGTTCTCCTCGCCGCGGAAGAACTCCTTCTCGATGAAGGCATCGAGATCGAGCTCCTTGGCCTTGGTCATCTGGTCCTTGGTCACGCGCTCGGAGCCGCGGAGCTTCGGCATCACCTTGTATTCGGTGTCCTTGCCCTTGCCGGAGCGGGTGATGATGAAGTCCAGACCCTCCTCCGCGTCGAACGGGTCGACCTCGGAGCCGTATTCCTCGGCCATCGTCATCAGCGACCCGAAGGTCGTCGGGGTCAGTTCGAGGATCTGCGGGTCGGGCGAGCCGTCGGCGCCATCACGGATGATCGCCTTCACCAGGACCGACTTGCGGGTCTTCATCTCGGCGACCAGCTTGAGGGTCTGGTCGTCGCCGACGTGCTTGGCCGCCTTCTCGATCGCGGCGTCGATGGGGCACGGCTTGTCGTAGACGACATCCGAGCAGCCGACGACCGCGAGCACCTTGCCGGCCTCGTCCTTGATCCAGTGAACGCCGAGGTCGCGCCAGAACTTGCCCTCGGTCTGGATGATGCGGACGGTGGTCCGGCCTTCCTTGATCTTGATCGTCTTACCCGAACCGCGGGAGTAGCGGTTCTTGGCGCCCTTGATGAGCGCCATCATTTCGGGGGACATACCAGCCATTTTCGTCACACTTTCTGCTTGCTAGGTGGGCCGAAGCCCTTGGTGCTGCTTGGATTGCTTGCTTTCGCTAAGTCGCTGTTTAGCGTTCGCTCTTGCTATATAGCGACTTCGCGTCGGCGTTTTCGTGTCTTGCGACAGGAAACATCAGCGCTTGCTGATCCGGTGATACCCGCGCCATCCGCCGAAGCGGGGACGGTTGCGGGTGAGGTAGCCCCAGGTGCCGAACCAGCAGCACCCGAGGATGAGAGCGATGACGTCGGAGCTCATGCGGCCTCCGCGTCGGTGGAGCCGGCCCGGCGAGCCTCGAAGCGGGACCGCTGGCGCTCGGCCGCGGACTGCATCTCGGCCTCGGCCGCCTGGCGCCGGGAGATCGAGACCTCGCCCTTCATCTCCTCGCGGGAGATCAGGCCCATCTGCACCAGCATGTCGCGCCGGTGCCGGAAGGCTTCGAGCGCGGCCTTCGCCACGTTCTCGACCTGCTTGGCCTCGTTGAGCGCCCGCTTGGTGACGATGACCTGCCGCTCGCGCGCGACGCGACCGGCGATCGAGGCCTCGGTGAACTTCTCCCCGAGGTTGGTGAGGCGGTCGCGAATCTCGCGGCCGGCGCGGGCCTCCTGGTTCTCCAGGAGGAGCTTGAGGTCGTCGACCTGCTTCGAGGCGAGGGACGCCTGGATGCCGTAGTGGACGAACAGTGAGGACTGCTCGACCATGCCGGACGTCAGGTCCGAGGGCGAGAAGCGGATGTCCCGCTTCAGCTCCTCGGCGTTGACGAACATCTTGACCTTGGGGACGGTGACGGTCGGTTCGTCCGACATCACACGCGCTCCGGCCAGTGCCAGGTGCCCTCTTCGCCCGGCGCGCCCTCGCGGATCGCGTCGATGGTCGGATAGGGCGTCGCACCGGGCGGGAAGATCGTCAGGGCGCAGACGGTGCCGACGCCCTGCTTCTTCTCCGCGTCGTTGGGTTCGTAGACCGCGGTAATCATCGCGGCCCAGCGGACGCCGGCCTTCGTGCGACCGCACTCCCGCGTCGTGTAGTGGACCATGCGCCCGACGCTCGGGCGCTGCTTCTGAGCCATGTCTGCCTGTGCTCCTACTCAGTCAGTGCTGACTGATTTGTTATAGCGAAAAGAGAGCGGCGCTTCACTCGGTAAGCGACGCGGCGACAGCGAAGACCTCATCGAGCTTGGCCTGCTTGGCGGGCTCGAAGAAGATCTCACCCGGAGCGAACCCGATCACGAGGTTGGCGTCGAGAGCCTTGGAATAGACGACCTCACCCGCGAACTCGGACGCCTTGCCCTTGAAGTCGGGGATGAAGTGCCGGACGGTCGAGGAGCCGAGCAGCACGATGCAGGGCGGCTTCAGGATCTCGATCTCCTTCATCAGGTAGGGCGAGTAGGCGGTGATCTCCTTCGGGGAGACCTGCTTGCCCTCCTTGGGCCGCTTGATGAGGGCGGTCCAATAGGCGTCCTGCCGCTGAAGATCGGCTGCATCGAGCGCGGCCTTGATCCACTCGTTCATCGTGCCGCCCGTCTTCGAGCCGAGGAACGACATGAAGCCGCTCTCGTCCTCGCCCTTGGCCGGGCAGTCGGTGATGACCATGAACCGGGCCTTGCGGCCGATCGTGGGCTTAACGGGCATGCCGTCGTCATGGTGCCCGTCGCAGTAATCCGCGACCAGCGTGATGATCTTAGCCTTCTCGAAGGAGCCGATGTCCATCTCGCGCGCGATCGGGACGTGCGCCGTGATGAGGCCGGGGAGCAGCTCGCGCTGATCCTTGACCCGGCTGTCGTGCTTGGCCGGCAGCTGACCAGGCTCGATGCGCGCGAAGGCGCCCACCTTGTTCAGCGTCTCGACGTGCCGGACGTTGCAGCGACGCCGCTCCACCCGGTCGGTCAGGTCCTGCATCGACTTGAACGGCCCGGCCGCGCGCGCCTTCAGAATCGCGTCCGTCGTGTTGGCCGAGATCCCCTTGATCCGGTTGAAGGGCATGCAGAGCCGGGCATCGGTCACGATCTCGAACTGGCCCGTCGAGTGGTTGATGTCGGGCAGGTCGACCTCGATCCCCATCCGCTCGGCGTCCTTCATCAGGCCGGGCAGCTTGTCCTGACCCATCTGCGACAGCGCAGCCGCGAAGAACTCCACCGCGTAGTAGGTCTTCAGATACATGGCCTGATAGGAGATCAGGGTGTATTCGACCGAGTGCGACTTGTTGAAGCCGTAGCCGGCGAAGCCCTCGATCTTGTCGAACAGCGCGCCCGCCCAGTTGGCATCCTGCTTGACCGTATCCACGCAGCCCTGGACGAACTTGCCGCGCTCCTTCGCCATCTCCTCGGGCAGCTTCTTGCCCATGATCTTGCGCAGCTTGTCGGCCTGGGGACCCGTGTAGCCGGCGATCACCTGGGAGATCTGCATGACCTGCTCCTGGTAGACCATCACGCCGAAGGTCGGCTTGAGGATCGGCTCCATGAGCGGGTGGTCGTATTCGACCTCCTCGATCCCCTGCTTGCGCTTCCAGTAGCTGTCCATCATGCCCGATTCCATCGGACCCGGACGGTAGAGCGCGGTCGCGGCCGTGATGTCGTCGAAGCAGATCGTGCCGTCCTTGCCGAGCTCCTTCAGCAGGCGCCGCATGCCGCCGCCCTCGAACTGGAAGATGCCTGTCGAGATCGCCTTGGCGAAATTCTCCAGCACCTTCGGATCGTCGAGCGGGATGCGCAGCAGGTCGACCGTCTTGCCGCGGCGCTTGCGGATGTAGTCGCGCGTGGCCTCGATCAGGTCGAGCGTGTTCAGGCCCAGGATGTCCATCTTGACCAGGCCCTGGTCCTCGACGATGCGCTTGTCCCAGCAGACGACCGGCAGCTCCGGAACCTCTTCCTCGCCCTCCTTGGGCTTGGCCGGGGCCTTGCGACGCTCGATCACCGCCCGCTCGACCAGATCGCAGCCGGCCACGACGACGCCGGCCGCGTGCTGACCCAGCGCCGACATGCAGCCTTCGAGCTCGCCGGCCGTCTTGGCGAGGAACGGGTTCTTGCTCGCCCAGTCGGCGATCTCCGGGACCTCCTTGATCGCCTCGACGAGCTTGACGGGCTGGCCGTGCTTCTTGGGCACGAACTTCGAGCAGCGGTAGTCGTCCTCGGGCAGGCGGAAGGACTTCGACACGCCGCGGATGGCCGACGAGGCGCCGAGCTTGAGGAAGTTCGACACGCCCGCGACGCGCTTGGCGCCATACTTGTTGATGAGGTAGGTGAAGACCTCGTGGCGCCGCGCCGACATGAAGTCGAGGTCGGCGTCGGGAAGGTCGAGACGCTCGGGGTTGATGAAGCGCTCGAACAGGAGACCGAAGCGGATCGGATCGCAGTCGGTGATCCCCATCAGGTAGGCGATCAGCGAGCCACCCACGGAGCCGCGGCCGGGCCCGACGGCGATGCCGGCGCCCTTGGCGAACTGCACCACGTCCTGCACGAGCAGGAAGTAGCCGCAGAACTTGAGGTTCTTGAGCACGGACAGCTCATACTTGAGCCGCGGCGTGTAGACCTCCTTGAGCTCGTCCAGGCTCGGCCGGTGCCCGAAGACCTGCGCGCCGAACCGCTTCGACCAGCCCTTCTTGCACTCGGTCACGACAGCCGCGAACTCGTCGGGCGCCATCACCGGCAGCGAGGGCGCGAACTTCTGCCACTCGTATGTGACCTTGGAGACCAGCGTCTCGGTGTTCTTGAGGCCCTGGAGGAAGGCCCCGCCCGCGCCCTTCACGCCGCGGAACTCCACGAGCCGGCGCTGGCTCTCCTTGCAGAGCTCCACGAGACCCTTGAGCGAGCGCGGGTGCATGTCGCGCGCCGCGTTGATGTAGGCCCAGGGCTCGTCCATCTTCACGTTGCGGCGGATTGCGTTCATGACGTCGGTCGCGTCGGCCCCGCCCTCGGGATAGAGGCTCGGGATCGTCGTGAGCAGCGGCAGGCCCAGCGTGTTCGCCAGCTCGATCGCGCGCGTGTTCACCGTGTCCCAGTAGGGCGTGTGAATGGGCGTGAGCGTGAGGAACACGTTCTCGCGCGTCACAGCGTCAGCGATGCGCTGCAAGATGCTCTGCGCGTCAGCATGCGTTCCGACGCTGTATGCGTCGCTAGACGCGATTGCGACGTCATCCGCAGTGAGCGTGTCGAGCACTGAATAGAGATCAGCGAACGACAGCTTGGCGTTGTTGTAGAAATGGTCCTCGTCGTTGGCGAGCGACAGAAGCTTGTAGAGCCCCATCAGGCCCGCGCCCGAGAGCACGTAGTAGGTGACGAAGAACTCGGCCGGAGCCTTCTTGTCGTCCTTCGTCTTGCGCCAGGTGATGTCGTCGACCAGGCGCAGGCGGGCGCCGATGATCGGCTTGATCCCGGCCGCCTTCGCCTTCGTCGTCAGCTCGGGCAAACCCGTGACGGACATGGTGTCGGTCAGCGCGATGGCCTTGGAGCCGAGCTCCGCGGCCTGCTTCACGAGCTTGCCGATGTCGTTGATGGATTCGCCGATCGAGAAGTTGGACCGGGCGGCCAGGATCGCGTGCATTAGCTTCGGGGTCTCCGATTTTGAGCCTGCTGCACGGGCGTCGCCCAGCGGCAGTTGTCAGGCTCGTAGTTTCCGTTGGTATCCTCGCGGTCGAGGGTCTTGTTGGGCGGTCGCTCGCCCATGTCCGCGAGGAAGTTCTCGAAGCTGTCCCAGCGGGCGCAAATCGTGATGCCGCGTCCGCCGTAGTAGCTGTAATTCTCGGCGTCCGGATTCAGGCAGCGATTACGCATCATCTGCCAGGACGTATAGGTTCGATCGTGCGTCTTACCGTGAGTGCGGCGCTTCTCGCTGCGGAGCTCAATGGAGATGCAGCCACAAGACTGCACCTTTCCCCTGCGAAGACGATTGCCCGTCGTCGTGAGCTCCGACCCGCAGTCGCACCGGCACTTCCAGGCGGCTGCGGGTCCGATGTTACCGTCGCGCTCGATCACGGTGAGCTTGCCGAAGCGCTCACCACTCATGTCGGGAGCGACGTAAGCCACTAATCCTCCAGGCTCATCCAGTTGACGACGGTCACGTTCTTGAACTCGCCGCTCTGCTCGATCAGGGCGACGGCGTTCATGATCTCGACCGCGGTGCGCAGCGTCGTGAGGCCGGACAGGATCTTCCAGCCCATGCGCAGGTCGCCGGCCTCGTCGACGTGGCTGAAGACGAGGTAGACCTTGGCGAGGGGCGGCTTGCGCTCCTCGGGCTTCTTCGCGTCCTTGGCCGCGGCGCGGGCAGCCGCGCGACGCTGGGCCCGGTTCGGGATCGGTCCCTCGGCCGGGGCTTCTTCGGTGCCAGTGGTCATCAGTTCCTCATGAGTGTCAGGCGGCCATTGCTGTTGGATGCTGCACCCAGGGCCTCAAGCGCCTGGAATGCCTGGGTCGCGTGGGCGGCCGCCGTGCCCTCGGACCAATTCAGCTTCTGCTGGAATGCCTTGATGAGGAGAGCGCGCTCGACGCCCTGGTCGAGCTTCATCATCAGGTGGCAGGCCACAGCGAGAAATCCGATCTTCGTGCCGGCGAAGGGGTTGCGCCCCTCGGCCAGCGCTTCCGTCACCTTGATCCCCATGCGCTCGATGCGCGCCAGGAGCTCGGCGACCTTCTTGGGCATCTCGGACGTCAGAGCGCCCGGAGCCGCGGTCGCGGCAGCGACGGGAGCGGGAGCAGGGGAGGGCGTGCGGGTCCGCTTGACCGGCGCCACGATCCCCAGCTCCGCGCGTCGGCGTGCCAGCTGCTCCGCACCGATCGCCTGACACCGGCCGGCGAACGGGCAGGTGCTGCACTCGGGCGAGCCCTCCTTGAACGAGAGCGCGAAGCCGTAGCAGCCAGGTGCGAGAGCAATGTCAGTCATTACTGATTGATTTCCGTTTGCAGCACAACGGAGACCTCCTTGATCTCCGCGTAGATCCGATTGCGGCCCGCCTGCCCGATCCCCATGAAATCGAGGATCAGGTTGCCGGTGATCGCCTTGGGCGCCGATGAGGCGATGCCCCGCTCGCGCGCCGTCTTGGCCCGGCATTGGATCGCCTGCAGCTCCTCGAACAGGAAGGCAGGCGGGTTGTTCAGCAGCTTGACGAAGGTCGCCGCCTCGATCGAGAGCTCCGATAGGGCGCGCTCGAAGGAGTGCTTCTCCTCCAGGAGCTCGTCCGGCCGGGCGCTGTCGTCCGAGACCAGCCACTCGTGCGCCTCGGAACCCTCCTCGCTGTCGCCGCCCGCATCGAGCGACATGGCGTAGGCCGAGTGCCCGATCTGGTCGTCGATCCAGCGGTTGACGTGGTTCATCAGACCGCGGGCGAGGTAGGCGCGCCAGGGCACGCCCAGGCTCGCGTCGAATTTCTGGCTGGCGATCGTCCAGGCGAGCGACATCTCGCCTACGACGTCCTCCAGGCCGACGCTGCGGGCGCCGGCCGCGTGAGCGCGCCGCAGGTAGCGGGGCGCCCACTTCTTCAGGGTGGGGTAGTCGTCCTCGAAGCGCATCAGCCGAAGATCCGCTGCGCGAACTCCTGCGCAGCCTTCTTGTCGATGCGGGTCATGCGGTTGATGAAGGCCAGCTGCATGCCGGCGCCGTAGTCGGAGCCCTTCATGATGCCGATCTTGCCGGCCGAGATCAGCTCGCGGGGCGAGATCGTGGTCGAGACCTTGCCGGCCTTGAACGCTTCGCGCCACTCGCCGGCGAACTTCACGATCTTGGCCGCGTCCTCCTTCTTGAGGCCCGCCTGGGACGCGACGATCGCCGTCTCGACCTTGGCTTCCATATACTCGACCTCGATCGTGATGCCGAAGCGCGAGTAGTTTGCGGCGTTCTGGATCTGCGTGCCCTGGTAGAGGCCCGTCTCGTCGCCCGAGCCGTTCGTGTTGCCGGTGCCGCAGATGCGGAAGTCCTTGTGGGGACGGATCACGCGATACTCGGGCGGCGCGTCCTTGACGACGAGCGGCTTACCTTCGAGCACCGGCTGGTAGACCGAGAGCACGGACGGCATGGCGAAGTCATACTCGTCGGCGCAGTAGACGTAGCCGTTGAGCATCGCGTCCATCAGCGGGCCGGGCTGCCAGATGGTCGCGCCGTTCTGCACGACGAACTGGCCGACGATGTGGCTCTCCTCGGTGTTCGCGGTGTGCTGGATGCGCAGGAACGGGCGGTTCGTGCGGGCGCAGACCTGCTCGAACAGCGACGTCTTGCCGGTGCCGTGAAAGCCCCAGGCGTAGACGTTGATCCGCATCTCGAAGCCCATGAGCACGTTCTTCACGAGCTCCAGGTCGAAGATGTAGTTCTTGTCCACGTCGGGCACGAGGAGCAGGCCGTCGCCGGTCGGCTGGCCCACGCTGACCTGGATCGGCTGGCCGCGCTTGTTCAGGACGGCCGGCGCGCTCGGGTCGATGCCGAAGACCTCGTGCATCGGCTTGCGCTCGTAGACCATCTCGGCGCTCTTGGCGGACGTGATCGGCACGACCTTCTGCGCCTCCTCGGCGCGCTTCTGCATGGCGATCATCTCGGCGTAGGGCGAGAGCGTCTTGGCGCCGGGGAACTCGGCTTTGTAGCGGTCGAGCGACCAGTCGGGGTGGTTGTTCGCCAGGTGCGTCTTGATGACGTGGACCATCGCGCCGTCGACCAGGCACTCGATCTTGTCGGCCTTGGTCGGGACAGCGGCTTGCTGAACTGCGGTGGCAGCGGACATGCGTGTGTGGCTCCGTCTGTGTGCTGTGTGGGCGTGTGTGCGTCGTTGCGCTGTGCGCTGTTTGTAGAGTCAGTTATCACTGACTAAGCGCGGGAAAGCAAGTCACCACTGACTGACCTTCTCGCGCATGCGATCGTTTCGGATCGGGTGTGTCACCCTAGTAGTCGTGCCCGTCGTGACAGAGCGGCGGGAACCAAACGAGGCCTGCGCGCGAAAACGCGAGCCCCATCAGCTCCATTTCCAAATGATACGCGACAATCTCGAAGTCGCGCCAAACACGATGAAATTCGTCTGGCTCGTCGGGGCCGGGGCCTCCCGGAATTGGATCGACGATCGGCACCTTCCGGTAGTCAAACGCCTTCATCACAGCGCTCCCAAAGTAAGACCAACGGCGATGCCGATCCCAAGCCAGGTGGCGCCGGTGAACACCTGGGTCGGCGAGCGCCAGTAAGCAGCCTCGGTGATGACGTTGGGCGTGTAGCGGTCGAGGATGCGCGCCATCCCGGCCCGCATCATCTTCTCGCCCTGGCGCGTCCGGTAGGGGTAGCGCCACTGGTCGTCGAGGAGCTCGGTGAGCACCTGAGCGACCTCGGGGTCCTTCGCGTGGATCATGAACGGATCTCCTCGATCTTGTAGCTGCCCTTGTCCGCGAGGGCGTAGGCGAAATCCTCGGCCCACGTCCGCGCACTGATCGGCCCGACGACGAAGCCGTTCGTCGTGACCTCGCGAGGCGTGTCACCGAACTCGCGCTCGATGGTGATGTCCTCGCGGGTCTCGGGATCGGCGTAGGTGATGCGGAAGCGCTTCATGCCGACAGAATCCTCTTGAGTTCGTTCATCACGAGGCCGGGCAGCTGCTCGACCTTGTTGAGGATGAAATGCTTCGGGTAGAAATGCTTCGGCGCGTCCGAGAGGATGCCGATGCCGATGATCTCGACGCCCATCTTGGTCCCCGTCTCGATGACGCGGTGAAGGTGGGCGATCTGCTGATACATATCGCCGTCGGCCGCGGGCTGACCGTCGGAGAACACCATCAGCACCTTGCGCTTCTCGGGCCGCTTGAGCAGACGGGCGAGCGCATATTCGAGGCTCTCCGAATCCGCGTTGGCGTTCATGAAGTGCTGATAGGGCGCGCCCGCGAACCGCGTCTTGATCTCCGGGCCCATCCGCTCGTCGAAGCCCTTGTAGATGGGCATGTAGATCGGAGAGATGCGGCTATACTTGACGCCGACCCGCTTCGCTTCCTCCTGCGCCTCCTTCATCACCTTGTTGTCGTATTTCGTGGTGAAGCCCAGGACCTCGTGCTTGATCTGGACGCGCTCCAGAGTCGAGGACAGGGCGTAGGCGCCCGTCATCGCGACCTTCATCTTCTGCCCGTGCATCGAGCCCGAGTTGTCGCAGAGCAGGCTGACAGCCGTGTCCTTCGACTTGTTCTCGTGCTTGCGACGGAACACGCGATCGTCGCCGGCCACGACGCGGTGCAGAGCCGACGAGTGCAGCTTGCCCGTCCGGAAGCCGGGGATGCGCATGACCTGGCTGCGCGAGGCCATCATGCGGTCGATGTCCTTCTGCATGACGCCGACCATGCCGCGGGTCTCGTCTTCGAGCTGGGTCAGGTAGCTGTCCTGCCAGCGCTTGTTCTTCCGCGCGTCCTCGCCCGTGTCGATCTTGAGCGGCTCGATCACGTCGAAGTCGCGGGAGTAGATGATGTAGTCCGCATCCTTGGCGCAGGCCTTGGCGTCCTCGGAGATCTTCTGGGCAAGCGCCTCGTCGAACTCCGGCAGGCTCATCTCGACTTCGCCGGTCTCGCCGGCATTGTCCGAGCCCTGGTCGGCCGGCTCGTCGCCCTCGCCGTCCTCGTCCTCGATCGGCTCGTCGTCCTCGCCCGGCTCGTCGGAGCGGTTGGGCTTCTCCGGCTCGTCGTCGCTCTCCTCGTCGTTCTTGCTGCCGGCGCTCGGGGCGTCGTCATCGCCCTCCTCGTCGCCGTCGTCGGAATCCTCGTCGTCCTCATCCTCGGGCGGCTTGGAGGAGCCGGAGCTGTCCTCGTCGTCCTCCTCGGAATCCTCGCCCTCGGTCTCCTCGTCGTCGAACCAGTCGTCGAGCTCGCCGCCGTCACCCTCGCCCTTCGAGTTCTCGGCGAAGGTCTTGTAGCTGTTCCAGAGATGCTGGTCCTGGACTTCGATCGCGATCGACATTAGGCGGCCTCCCCGAATCCAGTCTTGAGCTTCTGCATGGCGCGGTCGTAGATCTGCTCGACCTCATCGGCCGAGAGCTTCGCCTTGCGCGCGATGTCGTCCCAGGTCTTCTTGCGGTCGATGCGCGCGGTGAGCACGCGCCGCTCCAGCTTCGACAGCGGGTCCTTGTCGGAATCGCCCTTCTTGTCGAAGCGGCCATCCTCGTCGTCGTCACCGCTCGAACCCTTCTCGTCCGGGTCGTCGAGCTTCTCGGGCGGCGTGTCGTCCTCGGCCGGGCCCTCGCCCTCATCCTCGGGCGTGTTGCCCTTGCCGCCGTTGGGCTCGCCGGCCTCGTCGTCCGGCTCCTCCTCGGGCTCCGGTTCGGGCTCGGGCGGCTTAGGCGCGGGCGGCGCCTTCAAGAGCTCGGCGAGCTCGTGGGCGAGATCGTAGCAGTCCTTGCTCGACGCGAGCCCGGCGACCTTCGCCTCGATCGGCCGGATGCGGTCGATCTTGCCCTTGAGGGCAGGGTGGCTCCAGATGCCCTTGGCGTCGAGATAGTCCTTGAACACCGTCTGCCCGGACCAGGCGCGCGCGATCGGCACCATCATGATGCCGAACATGGTCGCCGCGTCGCCCTTGGCCTCGGCCATCTTGAACGCGGGCTCGGTGATCTCGGCGACGAAGAATTCGTGGAGCTTCTTGAGGTTCCAGCCGGAGCCCTTGAAGGTCTCTATCTGCTTCCGCTCGATGAAGGTGTCCTCGAAGATGTTCCAGTAGGAACGCATCTTCTCGCCCTCGTCCTGGGCCTTCTTGTTCCACTTGAAGTCGGTGTGGAGAATGTGCCCGACCTCGTGGTCGATGAAGCCTTGGATCGCGAGGATCAGGCCTTCGGTCGCGTTGTCGGGGATGTAGGGGATGTTCACGCGCTCGGGCTTGAGCGTCTTGGGGTTCGTCGCGACGTAGGCGCGCGAGCCGCGCTGCGTGACTTGCAGCCTCTTGCCCGCGAGGAGCTGAGTGACAGTCACTACAGCTTCTCGCAGGATCGCGATTTCTTGGTTCATCTTGTGCGTGCCTTCAGTCAGTGATGACTGACAATAGATAACAAAATAAAAGCGGTTACTGAACTGGAATGATGACGGAATCGCTGCTGGACGTGATGAGAATGATGACACGCCCGAGCGTCGGGTGGACGCCGGAATACTGCTCGATGCTTCCCATGATATTGAAGCGCTTGTCGGCCAGAACCATCGTCGCCTCCAGCGCCTCTTCCTGAGTGACGTGATGGATCTTCGGGTCGAAGGCCGGCATCGGGGCGCTGATCGCGGCAGGCGTGGGGACGAGACGAAGGGAGTTGTTCGACACGTTCGGTTCCTCGGGTGTGCGGGGTGTATTAGTCAGCAGTGACTGACCATTTCAAGGCAGAAAAAGGGCCGCATTCGGATGTGCGACCCTATGGCAACACCAGCTGGCGCGCGACCGCGCCGGCTGCCTTCGACTTCAGGAGTTCGCCGCCTTCTTGGGCTCGGCCATAAGCTCCTGGAGAAAGGCGGTCAGCCTCTTGCGCTGCTCGACGGACAACTTGACATCGGCGCTGCCGACGATCTCGCGCCAGGGATCGAGCACCGAGAGCTTCTCGTTCTCCGTGGTCATCCGATCGGTGAGCTTCTGGACCGTCTGGGTATCGAAGCCACCCGGCTGATCCAGCTGCAGGCGCAGCAGGAAGACCGGATCGACTTCTAGGGCCGCGGCGATGGCCGGCACCTTATCGAAGGGGACCTTCGTGTCTCCATACTTGAACATGGAGAAAATGTTCGGTCGTTCGTAGCCCGCCTGCGCAGCGATCTCACGCTGGGACTTGCGGTTGGCAAGTTCTTCGATCCGCTTGCGGAGGAACTCTGCCATCCGGGTGTTCTCGAACGGCTTTGTTGGGGCGTTGAGCGACACGTTATCTACTCCTAGACTGCTATGTAGATTGTTGATGTCATGCGTTGGCTCATCTCTCTACATTCTTGTTAGTTTCGTCTTCGTTGAGACAGTGAGCATATAGCAGTTAGTTCTCGGGTCTTCGTATGCGTGCGACGCGCTTCCAGATGATGCCAGAGAATGCTCGCGCCGAATGATAAGTCAATGGTGACTTGTTATAAAAAAAATTCCCTTCATCCGGAAACGAGTGCGTGGGCGCCACAGCACGATTCGGATTTGAGCCATAAACACAACGACTTGCTAACCCGACTGTGTTCGCATTGAACCCCATTGCAACGCTTGCGCATACCGCGCAGGAGCCGTTGTGACGCAGTAGGAGAGGTTGTATTGCTCGCCGGGAGCCAAATTAGGATGGCGAGAGCGGCCCTGAGATGGTCTTTGGCAAAACTTGCGATTGAGTCCGGCATATCTGAAAAGACCATTCGTAGATGCGAGGCTCACGATGGTCGTCCACCCGCGACGGATGAAACGCTCGCCACGCTACGCGCCTGCTTCGAGCGGAACGGTGTGATCTTCTTGTGCCCACCCGAGACGTTGGGCCCGGGCGCCTTCATTAACTGGGATCTAACGACCAAGGGTCGGCGCACCTGACAACGCTAGTTCAGGATTTGGATCCTATCAGCGTCGAGATCTGGTATTATGGAACCAAAATGCGGGCCGCTTGCGGCCCATTTTGCGTTGTGGCACCGTTACTTAGTGGGAAACGGGCTCAGGTTCCATAATCAAACTTATGCGAACAAGATCGCGGATATGACAAAGGCCCGCGCCGGGGTCTCCGAGGCGAGCCTTCCAAGGGTCGAGAGCACAGATAGGCCTGTGAATCCGGGCTGTCCACACGGAACCGCTCTCGCGTCACTCGTAGCCTGGCGCCCCTTAACGAACTCCTATTGCCCCGCTCATCCGAATCGGCCCACATGGGCTGTCACGTAGGATGAATCGGATGGGCGATTCTCGGATGAAATCGGCAGAGGAACGTCTCCAGGAGCTCACGGCCGGTGATCGTCGTCGGCAAGCGCGTCGCCGCGAGGCGCTGCGCGAGAAAGGCATGAAGACGCAAAGCGTCTGGCTCATGCCCGAGGTCCGGGCTCTGCTCGACCAGGAGATCGAGGCGGGGCGGTTCAAGAACCGCTCCGAGGCGATCAACCACGCCCTGACGACGCTCTACGGCGGCAAGGAGAGATCAATGTCGTAGCGGCAAAGCA